CCAGCGAACGCTCGGCCTCCGAGGTCGCGGGGGGCGAAGGCACAGGGGAGGCGGCAGCTTCGTCGGGCTCAAGGTCACGCGGCCAGGATCCATCGTCGGGGGAATCGGTGGGGTCAGTCGGGGCAGCTTTCCTAAGCCGCGGGCGCAGAAGATTGCGGGCGATGCGCCACGCCGTCTCGGTCGGCCGATAGGTCGAGCTGTAGGCCTCCGGGTGCACCGTGCGGTTCACGGCATCCCGGGTCAGGCCGACATCGGCATCACGCGGCGGACGGTTGTTGCCGACGCGCGATGCGAAGAAGTCCATCCGGTGGGCGTAGTTCTGCGCCGTCTCGTTCGGCGGCAGGCGCAGTCGCCCGCGCAGGACAGACTCCCTTCGCCCCTGATCGACCGCGTGGATCGCCATGCGGTGCGAGTCGGCCATCTGCAGGTCGGCGCGAGAGAGGGGGCGCTCGTTCGGGTGGGAATGGGTCAGGAACAGCGGGCGCTTGCCGGTACGGTGCCGCTCCTCGATCGGATTGTAGGCCACCATGTTCTGGCTGCCGCCGATGGCAAGGAACTGCCGCTCCCCAGGGAACACAACCGCCCCATGCTCGCGCGCCGGATCAAGGCGGGCCATCTGCCGGGTGTACTTCCAGGCATCCCGGTTGCCGCCCGGTAGCCACTTCCGCTCGTCCGGGGCCAGCACCTTCCCTTCCCACCGGGCCCGGGCCGCCTCGCGCCGCTGGCGCAGCTGCGCCTCGGACAGGCCAGCGTGGCGGGGGTCGTTCTTGGCGAGCTTCCCAAGCGGCCTGAGGTAGATGCGCTGCACCGGGGTGCTCGGGTCGGTGCGATATGTCCGGTTCCGCATCCGGACTGGTGGTGAAGGCGCCATCTCGACACGATCCACGCGCCATTTTCCCGGCGGCAGCACGACCTCGTCCTCATGCCCATGCAGGCGCTTGTTCTGCTTGATGGCGCCGCGAAGTCGTGCGCCGCGCGCCCCCTGGAACACGAGCACCTGTTCGTCGGGGCGGGCGTTGATGAACTGCGAGGTCGTCGAGGGGCGGCGGCTGGTGCTGAGGACGTGTTTCGTCTCGTAGGTCGCGCCAGGGGTGGTCGGGACCTTGTTCTTCGGCACGGCATGGTAGGGGATGCCGCGGAAAAGCGCGCGGAACGGCTTGGCCCGCTGTTCGGCGAAGGCGCGAAGGTTATCGGCCGCGGCGGCTTCGCGCGCGTCAAGCGCAGCGCCGGCCGCGCGCTTGACGTTTGCGTCCCAAGTGAGGCCCGGCGTCGCGCCGCCATACTGCCGCGCCGCCCAGTCGGGCCTCATCGTCGCCGCCGTCGTTTCCAGTGTTCTCTTGAAGCCGGGCTGACCCGAGCGATGACCAGCCGCTCGCATGGCTGCTCGGAGAGTTCGCCAGGTCGCAGCCTTGGCGAGCCGCCACCGCTTGAACAGGTGCACCCGCCCCATCGGGATCTCGGGCGCCTGGCGCACCCACGGGATCGGCGAGGTGCGGCCGCGGCGCAGCCCGCGGGGCAGGAACTGGCGGCGGGGCCCGGCGCCGTCGGCGGCGTGCATGGCGTCGCGAATGGTGGCCACGCGCGCGGCCAGCAGGGCCGGGTTCTGCTCCGGCGCCTCGCCCAGGGTCTTCTCGCCGAGCATGCGGAAGCGCGCCCGCAGGGCCTTCTTCTGCTCAGGCGACTTGAAGGCAGTGGCGATGGTCTGGTTGAGCACGCCCTTCTGCGTGCCGCTCAGGGTGACGTTCCAGGGGATGAAGCCGCGCCGCTGCGCCCAGCGCGCGCCGGCCGTCGTCAGCCCCAGCTTGCCCTTCGGCATGGCCTTCGTGAGGCCCCAGCCCAGCCCCGCCAGCGCCCCGCCAGCGGCGGCCACAGCCATGGCGCGGCGGCCCACCTTCGGGATCCGGCGCATCCAGCGCTGCGCGCCGCGCACGCCCTCCGCCGCGGCTTCCCCTGCCCGCTTGGCGCCCTTCTCGCGCGTCGCCGCATCGAAGTGGCGGCGCCGCACATCGACGGAATCGCGCACCTCCCGCCGCATCTCCCGGAGGTCATCCCCGGTCGGGAAGACCAGCGGCTGCCGCGCACCGAGGTGGCGGGGCTCGACCCAACCCTGCGCCAGGCGTTCGTCCATCGAGCCCTGCAGGCGGGCCGGGATCGCGGTCCGCTTGCCGTCGCGGCGCCGGCGCTGGCCGGCCACGTAGAAGCCGCCCTCCGCCCGCCCCGTGTCGCGAACTGGCCGCGGCATCGAGGCGGCCGCCATGCGGTTGTTGAGCCGCATCCGCTCCGCTGTCAGGGCCTTCACGTCCTCAGGCGTGACAAGGCCTTCCATGCGGCGGCTGGCATCCTGGTCGAACAGGCGGCTTTCCCGCCCGAGGTGCCGCCGCCAGACGGGCAGCGGCCAGTCGGAACGCACCTGGCGCTCCACGCGGGCCGCGGCGCGCGCGTGGCGCGCGATCTTCGCCTCGGCCTTCTGGCGCGCGGCGGCGGCCTTGGTCTTTCCCTGCTCGAGCGCGCGGGCGGCCAGCGCCCGGCGGCCGACATTCATGCTCTGGGCGGCGATCACCGCGGTGGCGGCGCCGGCGGCGGCGGCCTCCGCGTGGCCCATCCAGCGCGCACGCGCCGCCTCGACCCGCTGGCGATGCTCGGCGGGGGTCAGCTCGCGCTTCTGGTCCATGCTCAGCCCGTGCGGGTCTGCTGCTCGTGGCGGCGGCGGGCGATTCCTTCGGTGATGCGCGCCGCGCCGTAGCCGGCGAGACCTGCACCGACGAAGCTCGCGACACCGATGGCGGCGCGGCCGCGCGGCGTGCGCCACCAGTGCGAGGAGCCGGCGCCGGCGCGCTTCGCTGCGGAGGCGCGACCGGCCTCAACCCGCTGGCGGCGCTCCGCCTCGGAGAGGTCGCCGCGCGTTGCCTTGGCGTCGCGGTCCCACATGCCGAGCTCGGCGTCAGCGGCCTGCTCCGTGGGGGGCTTCTGGCCGATCGGCGTGTAGAGCTGCTCGAGGCGGCGGCGATTGGCCATCCTGGTGTCCGCGTCGGGCGTCCAGGCATCCACCTTGGTGCGCCGGGTCGCGGCCTCCTCGGAGAACTCGGCCATCCGACGCTCCCAGGCGGCCTTGAACTCGGGGTCGCGGGCCATGCGATCGATCCTGGCCTGAGCACGCTTCGAGCGGCGCACGGGGATCGCCTTCGCCAGCGTGGTCGTCCCGTAGAGGCTCTGGCGCTTCTTGCGGTTGGCCTCGTCGGCCGAGGCCTTCGCGCGGCCGATCAGCGCGGCGGTCCCGGCGACGCTTGCCGCCCCAAGGGCGAGGCCCGCGGCGCGGCGACGCGCGATGGTGCCGCGATAGGTGGCCGGGAAGGAATCCTTGCCACCCCTCACGACCACATGGCCATCCTGCACCGCGAGCTGGGGGGCAGAACCAATCCGCGCCCGGTGCGCCTGGCGGTACTCCCGCATCTGCGGCGTCCAGGCCCGCCCCTTGGCGCGGGCGAAGGTCGAGGTCTGCTCGAAGGAGGCGACGGCTCCGGCCGGGGTGTCACGCAGCGCGGCCGGCGCGCGCGCCACGCGGCGCACGTTCGCCCGCCCGGTCACCAGCCCCAGCGCCTCGTCGGCGCCGTCGCGCGGCGCGTAGCGGCGCCCGGCCAGGCCGATGGCGCGGCGCCCGGCATGGTTCACGGCGCTCCCCGCGGCGCGCGCGCGGGCGGCATAGGGCGCGGCCTTGTGGCCAGCCCAGGCCAGCCCGCGGCCGATCAGGCCGCCCCAGGCCTTCACCAGGGTGTGGTGCTCGTAGCGGTAGAAGCGGCGCTTCTCGTCCCCGGCGCGGTGGCCGTGGGTGTCCTTCGCGTAGAACTTCGCGGGCTTGAACGGCTTGCCGAACTCGTTGCGGAACGGCGCCCAGAGGCCCGGGCCGCGGTGCGCCTCGTTCGCCTCGCGATCGCCGGCCCGGAGATCCTGCAGGCGGCGCCGGGCATAGACCATGAAGGGCACCAGCGGCTTGAGCTTCGCCTTGCCCTCCTCCGTCATCCCGAACTTGAGCTCGAACAGGCCGAAGTCGTGCAGGGCGACGTTCGCCGCGTGGTTGTAGGCGGCGCGGACGGTCTTCTCGTCGGTGCCGGCGGGGATGTAGCGGGCGCCCTTCTCGGTGATGTCGGCGCGCAGGTCGCGGGTCTGCTTCCAGGCCCAGCGGCCGATGTCCTTCCACTTCTCCTCGCCGATTGCCTTGGGCACCTGGGGGCGGCGCTCGAGGGTGGCGTAGATCCCGCTCTCCGGAAGGTCCTTCGGCGGCGCCAGGGCGGCGCGCGGTGCGGCCTTCGGCGCCTCCGGCGGCGCGCGGTCGAGATCCTCGCGGTAGCGCTGGTAGGCCTGGCGCAGCGCGTAGGGCATGCGCTCGACCTCCTTCTTGCGGCCGACGGCACGCGCCGGGTCGTAGGCGGGCTGGTCCTCACGGTCCTCCCAAGGCTTGCCGCGGCTGTAGATGGAGGCGACGTGGCGCGGGCGCGGCGCGCCGGCGGCCATGCGTGACGTGCCCTTGGGGGCGAACTGGCCGTCGTCGTCGCGGCGGACCTTGCTCTCGTCGAAGAACTTGGCGAGGCCCCAGGCCCCGATGCCCTTCACGTAGGGCTGCAGTTCGGCCGGCGCGGCGGGTGGGCGCGGCGGCTTCGTCCACGACGAGCCGCCCATGCCGAACAGCCCGCTCTTCTTCCAGCGCCGCTGCGCCGTGCGCCAGCGATCCATGCGCGCCTGGTAGGGCTGCGCACGCATCTTCCGGGCCCGGTCCCACCGCGGGTCCTGCGCCTGCGACGAGAAGGTCGTCAGCGCGCCGGTCGGCGCCGTGGGGGCGGTCCCGCTCATCGTCTCAGCGCCGCCCGCTCAGGCGCCGCTCGAACGAGCGCACCGTCGCGCTCGCCTTCGGGTGCCCGGGGAGGCGGCTCAGCATCGCCGCGAGGGAGACGGGCGGGGAGGGCTGCACGGCCATGGCGGTCTCCCCCGAGCCCGCCATGTCACCTCCCTCCCCGCCCTCCTCCGGCCCCCCGACCGGAGTGCCTGGGGGCGCCGGCAGCGCCGGTCGCGGCGGCGCCCCACCTGTCCCCTGAGCTCCGGGCGAGAGACCGAACTGCGCCATCAGGCCGGGATCGGCGCCGGCGAGCGGATCCGCTCCCGGCGGCATGCCCATGCCGTCCATCGGCATCGGCGCCTGCGGCATGTCGAGCCCCTGTTCGATCGCCTTCTTCACCGACTTCACGGACATGAAGCCCAGCGGCCCCACCCCCCAGAAGATCGGCTCGCTGAGGCCAACGGGCTCGTCGCCGCGCTCCGTCCGCACGTCATCCACGCTCTTCACGCCGCGCTGCATGTCGGCGTGATCCATCGAGTGCTTCTCGGTGGGATCGAGCTTGCGGATGTCGTCCCAGACCAGCTCGTAGCTGGCCTCGCCGCAGAAGTCGGCGATCTCCTCGTCCACCAGGTTCTTCAGCCAGTCGAGCATCGGCTCGAGGCCTTCCTCGAGCGCCGTGTCGTAGGCGCTCTCGGCGGTGGCGCGGTTCATCTGCCGCACGAAGGGCGTGGGCGGCAGGCTGAAGGCGTAGGCGATGATACGGGCCAGCCATTCGTCGAACTGGTCGATCAGCTGCGCGCCGCCCTCGCCATGCACCGGCCAGTAGCTCACGCCCGGCGGGACGAACTTCGCCCGGCGGCGGTGCGCCGGGTTCTCCATGATCCGGTCCCAGTACTCCTGGAGCATCGAGATCTGCTCGAGCGTCCAGCCCTCGGGGGTGGAGATCAGCGCCTCGGGGATGTTCCCTTCGGTGTAGTGGCTCAGCTGACCGGCCATGCGACGCAGGCCGATGTTGACGTAGGTGATGCACTGCTCGACGGGGCTGAGGCCGTAGACCTTGTTCGAGCGCGGGTTGCGCACCGAGTAGGTCAGCTCCTCGCAGGTGAAGTCGACCGCCGGCATGCCCTTCAGGACCTGCTGGTAGGCGGGGTTCGGCGGCAGCGGCCGGCGGCCCGTCTGGTCGATCAGGAGGCTGATCGTGGCCGGGTCGACGTACTCGATGGCGAAGGGGCTGCGGTCGAGGCGACGGCGGCGGTAGAGCGCCACGGCATCGAGCACGAGGGCGTCCTCGGCGATCGCGCGCACCCATTCCGTCCAGTTGTGGACCCCGTCCGGCCGGCGCCAGAACTTCTCAAGGTCGCGGCAGTTGTCGTCGGCTTTGGTCTTGTGGCGCTGCCCCGGCGGCTTCTTGGGCAGGATGGTCCACTTCACGCGGGCGAGCTGGTCCTTGCGGGTCTCGATCGCCAGCCGGATGAGGTCGTAGGACGCCAGTCCGCGCAGCGTGTCGAAGGAGATCCCCTCGAAGCGCCGCGGCGTGGTGCTGAGGTTGTAGCCGGCGGGGAAGTCGAACTGGCGGCCGGCCACGTCGGCGCGCGGCACGACGGGCTGCATCGCCTGGCCGGGGCCGAACCATCCGTCCTGCAGGTTGCCGGGCGTGATGGCCGGGCGGATCACCTCGGACGGGCCGACCGGGCGCTCGGATTCCTGGCCGCGCGGGGCCACGGCGCCGATCGACGGCTCGACGCGCCGCGCCATCTCGGCCTGGCGCATGCGCTCGGCCTCGGCGCCGAAGCCGATCATGCGGCGCACGAAGCCGGCGGCGCGCGAGATCATCCCGTCGTCGATCCGCGACATCCGTGCGCCTGGGATGGCGCCATGCGGATTCGCGCCCTGCTTGGGAAAGGGCTGATCGGCCACGGATGTCTTACCAGAGCGCGATCAGGCCGGACGCGGAGCCGCCGGCGCGCACGCGGCGCAGCCGAAGCGGGTAGATCTGCCCGGCCACGAGGCCGGTGAACTGGAGCTCGACGCCGTCGGGCATGGTGGCATTCAGGGTGCCGCCGGTACCGACGTAGACGGCGCGTGTGTCCTGGGCGAAGTCTTCGGCGCTGTTGGGCGTGATGGTGGCAGCGCGATGGTAGGCGTACTGGTGCAGCAGGCCGCCCTGGAAGATGTCATTGGCCATGGCAGTGCTCCTGGTTCGCGGCGCGGATCAGCCGACGGCTTCGTTGAGCGCGTTGATGACGCGGTTGAGTCGGGCGAGCGTCTCGTCGCTGTCGGCGAGCAGGTCCTCGACCTGGGCCAGCTTCGCGAGGGTCGCTGGGCGCACGCGGTTCTCGGCCGGCGCCGGGTCCAGCATGCGGCCGGCGATGGCGGTCACGAGCTCCTCGAGGCGAAGCACATGACCGACCAGGTCACCCTGCTGGTGCTTCATGGCTGAGATGGCGCGGTCGAGGCGGGAGCCGTCGCCGGGAGCCGTCGGCGTCATCCGATCGGCCTGGGGATCCGGTGACCAGCCCGCGGCCGGCCCCACGACGCTCCCGGTCACCACGCCCCCTTGCAGGGCAGGGTCGGCACGCCGGCGCGCGGCGAGGCGGATGCTCGAGACATCGCTCATGGGGGAGGTCCTTCAGCGGAGGATGGTGGCGCCGGCGGCGACGTGGGGCAGGTCGCGGTGGTGGCGGACCCAGAACTCGTAGTTCGCGCGGGCGAGCGTGCGGTCTTCGACCTGGGCGAGGTTCGCCAGCAGGAAGTCGCCGAGGACGTCGGCCGGCACGCTGAGCAGGACGTGCGCGATGTCGCGGTAGAGGTCGGCGGCGCGGACGTCGAAGGCCGCATGGGCGAGCGCGCGGCGAACGGGGGCCGGAAAACGATCGAAGGCTGCCATCTCGCGACGGCAGCCTTCGTTCGGGGGGGCTTCGGTCGCCGCTGCGCGCGGCGTGTGAAGCGGCGACGGCGCTACGAAAGCGCCACGGCGCCTCCGCGGTGCGCCGCCACGCGCGAGGCGGTGGCGGAGTGGCATACGACCTCTTCGAGGGGGACGGCGAGGAAGCCGTGAATGGGGTGATCGATCATGGCGAGCGGCCCACCGTCGGCCTCGACGCGACCGCGATACCGCACGACGGCTGGCTCGCCGGCCGCCGGGCTGTGGATGACGGTCGTCGCAAGCACGCCCTTGATCATTTCGGCCAGGTCCAACGGCTGGTGGGGGGATGGCGAGGTGTCAACCTAGGTGAACGGCGGCCGTCCATGAAGTTATCGTTACTTTAGCGTTCGATGATCCTGGAGTTTTCACGGGATTTTCACGGTCCCGTCAGCCGAGGGCGGCCTGCACCTGGCTCTGCATGAACTCGAAGAAGCCGAGGTTGCCGCCGTAGAGGGCGTTGAAGGCGCCGGCGGCCGCGTCGAGCTGGTCGTCGTGCGATCCGTTGGGGAAGGCGCAGAGCTCGTCGATGAACTCCTCGTTCCAGGAGCCGCGCACCAGGAAGACCTGGCCGGCCTGCATCATGGAGGCGAGGCCGCGGGCGCGGGTCGCCTTGTCGCCGGACTCCTTCTCGATCTTCACCGTGTAGGGGGCGAGGAAGCGCACCATGGCCTGGGCCTGTGCGACGCCGGCCTGGCCGGGGTCCTGCGGGATCCAGATCGGCACCGCCATGCCGTCGGCCTGGGCGGTGGCCTTGATGGCTGAATCCACCTGCGCCGGCGTGTCGCGCAGGCGCAGCGCGTGCTCGATATAGACGCGGCCGATCTTGTCCTTGGAGGCGCGGACGCCGGCGGTCCAGTCGGGGTCCTTGCCCGGCTCGGGGACGGTGGCGGCGAGGTCCCAGCGGCGCAGGCGCCCCATGGCGTCGGCCGGGACGGCATCGACGAACTGGAACCAGCCCCGCTTGAACAGGCCGCCATCGCGCGGGCCGGGGCGCTGCTGCAGCTGGCCGGCGACGGCGTATTGCCCGAGCGCACGCTCGAGGCTCTTGAGGGCGTCCTCGCTGATGCGGGTCTTGTGGAGGATCTCGCCCGGCTCGGTGCGAGGGTCCTTCGCGTGGCGGTCCGGATGATCCGGCTCGAACCGCATGGGCAGGACCACCTTGTGGTAGCCCCGCTTCATGCACCAGCCCGCGAGGTCCTCGGCGTGGACGCGCTGCTGGATGACCATCTTCACGCCGCGGTCGGGCTCGTTGAGGCGTGATGGAATGGCCTCGCCCCACCAGAGCAGCACGGAGTTGCGCTCGGCCTCGCTCTCCGCCTTCTGGGCGGGGTGGGGGTCGTCGACCATGACGTAGTCGCCGCCGTGGCCGGTGACGTTGCTGCCGGGGGTGCAGGCGAAGCGGTGACCGCCTGCGGTGGTCTCGTAGTAGGTCTTGTTGTCCTGGTCCTTGACGATGGTGACGCCTGGGTGGCGCATGCCATCGGACAGGATGGTCGCGGCGACGTAGGCGGAACCGGCGCCCCAGCGCTTCTGGTACCAGGTGCTCTTCACGAGCCGGCGGCACTTCACGGCGTCCCTGGTGGCCAGGGTCATTTCGTTGGAGCCGCAGAGGAACTTGGCGGAGGGGTGCCAGGTCCAGACCCAGGCCGGGAAGGCCACGGACATGATCTGGGACTTGAGGGAGCGCGGCGGGATGCAGAAGACCGCCTCGCGGTGCTGCCGGCGGGCGACGGCCTCCATTTCCTCGCAGAGGAGGTCGATGTGCCAGTTCCACAGCAGGTGGGCCGGGTCCATGAAGCGCCAGGCCATGCGCAGGAAGGCGCCGAAGCGGCGCGGGCCGAGGGTGGCCTCGAGGGCGATGCGCTCGGGGCTATCGAGGGAAGCCAGACGGCGCGTTCGCGGGGGAACGATCGCGGCGATCTGGTTCATCCGGAGTTTTTCGTACGCCCCCAGATGGCGTGGTGGGCGAGGGCGCCGAGGCCGAAGCCGCTGAGGAAGATCACCCCGGCGATCAGCGCGAGCTCCCAGAGCATGTCGGCAAGGATCGCGTTGGGCATCGCGTCGGAAGCTCCGGACGCAGAAGGGGCGGCCGGACAATCAAGTAGCCCGGCCGAACCCTGGGGGTCACATCACAACGATGTGAACGCCCTATTTCGATGTGGACCGCGAACGCAGAGCTGCCGCCGCCGCCTGCCCCGCCCCATAGACCATCGCCGCCGGCAGCATCACCACCAGGACGAAGCCGACGAAGGCCACGGTGAAGGCGGTCTCCGCCACGCGCTCGGCGGCCGACTGGCGAGGCGGCGGCTGCGTCATCGCCGCGCCCTCTTCTTCGCCGCCGGCTTCTTCCGTGCCCGGGGCTCTGCCGCCATGGCTAGGTCGTAGGCCGCCTGGGCCGCGGCCGCCATCGCGGGCGTGACACCGGAGATCTCCAGCGCCAGGCGGTCCTTCTCGACGAACGCGTCGAAGTCTTTCACCGCGAAGAGGAGGTTCTCCAGCACGACCTTCGCCCGCGGCTCGCCACGGCCGCGCGCGTCAATCGAGAACTCGATCGCGACCACGCCGCGCAGCGGCACCCAGCCGGCAGGCTCGCCGCACCAGACCAAGACGGCGCTGTTAAACGCAGCACGCCCCCCGACCACGCGGATGTCGCCCCGCTCGGGCGGCGGCGAGGGACGGGACGGGTCAAGGATGGTCGGGCTCATGGCTCAGCCCTCCGTCCGCGGGAACCACGGCGAGACCGGGTTCGCGATCGCGCGCACCAGGCGGATGGTGGCGTCCTCGTAGGCGGTGCGCGCCATGGCAAGGTCGCGGGCCTGCTGCGGGAAGAGATGCCCCACGGCGCGCAGGGCGGCTTCGACGCGCCCGTGCAGCTCCGCCGCCTTCGCCTCGAAGGCCTTGGCCTCGTTCATGAGTCGGCGGCAGAGCGCGTCGATCTCGGCCTGGGTCAGATCCCGGTAGCCGGTGATCTTGGTGTGCTGGTCCTTCACGCTCAGCCCTCCTTTGCCTTGGTGACGGCGACGGCCGCATCATCCACCGACACGACCCCCAGGTTTTTCGCCAGCCCACCCCGAATGGCGCGCGGCGTGTCGCGGCGGGGGCAGATGCCCTGCCGGCAGATAACCTCGTACCCGTCCGGGCACGCGCAGTTGCCCCCAACCCGCGATATGGCCTGGGCAGAAGGCGGGCGCAGCAGGGCGCCGACCTGGATCTCGTCCCGCATGAGCCAGATGGCGTCGGCGGCGTGCTTCAGCGCACGCGCCACGGCCTCGGCCCGGCGGCCGTTCTCACCGCGCAGGGGCCGAAGCGGCTGCAGATCAGCCCGGATGGCGTCGATCAGGTGGGCGGCGTCGCCGAGCGCACAGCGCATCGCCACGGGGTCGTGGCCGACCTTCTCGCGGTACGCCCGCATGGCGGCCAGCGCCTGCTGCTCACGCTGGCCCACTTGGCGCTCGGCGGGAATCGGATCGTTCGGGTCGTCGCTCATCGCACCCCGAACCTCTGCTTCGCCGCGGCGAGCACCCCGTCCCTGGACGACGCGACGGCGCGATCGATCGTCACCAGCGAGGCCGGACGACGCGCCCAGGCCGGCAGCCTGATCAGCACCGCGGTCTTGCCCTGCAGCTTCGTCTCCACGGCTTCGGCGGCCTTGGTCTGCGTCACCTCCATCCAGGGAAAGAGCGGCGTGACGAGCCGCGCCGCCGCGGTGTGCAGGACGTCGCGCAGCTTGCGCCCCTGCGCATCCATCTCCGTGGCGGCGCGGATCCGCAGCCAGCCCTCCTGCTCGCCCATGCCCTCCTCCACGACCACGCGCGTTTCGGCGGTCCAGCCGAGCGTGGTGAGGATCATCCCCGTGAACAGGATCGAGACGCCGAAGCCCTTGTCCTTCTTCACAATGGACAGGCGCACCTGGTCCTGCGCCCGCCCGGGCAGTGGGAACTCGATCGGCGCCCAGGTCATGCCACCACCGCCGCCGCATAGGTCGCCGGGGCCCGCTTATCCACCGCGAAGCCTCGCGCGCGCAGCCACTCGATGACGTCCTCCTCGCGGTCCGACGAGAGGCGGTCGAAGAGCGCCAGCACCTGACCCAGCCGGCGATGAACGGCCGGGTAGTTGATATCGACGGACTCCCGCAGGCGGATCAGCTGCAAGAGGCGGTCGGTTTCCTTCTGGCGGTCCTGCATGCCCCGGCGATAGCCATCGGCTTGGCCACGATAACGCCGGGCTTCGTTTTCGGCCGCCTCCAGCGCGGCCCGAAGATCGGCCACCAGCACCCCGAGCGCCGTGATCCGCTCCGCCGCCCAGGCGGCGGCCTCGATCACGTCGTCGGAACCGCTCGCGACCCGCCCAGCGTCACAGAGCAGTTCCATCCTCATGTCGTCGGTCATGTTCAGGATCCTCCTCGCTCGTTTCCTCTCCCGGCCCCGGCGCCTCGCCGAGGTCGAAGGTGATGGTCACCAGGACGCGGCGCCGCCAGCGCATGACGCCCGCCTGGCCGCCGCCGGCGACGACGTCGCCAAGGGTGCGCCAGCCGAGCGCCGGGCCGCACCAGACGTCGATGCCGGCGCCCAGGCCCTCGAGGTCGCCGCGGATGGTGCCCACGGGGCGCTCGACGTCCTCGCTGGGCGGCTGGAGCGGGGCGAACAGGTCATCGATCACTGCTCACCCCGCTCCCTGCCGGCGTTGCGGTGCCTTGCCCTGCGAAGCCCTGCCTTGCCTGCGATGCCTTGCGATGCCCAGCCTCGCCTCGCCTTGCCTTGCCTGCCCTGCCCGGCCACGCCAGACCCAGCCCCGCCAGGCCATGCCTGCCGTGCCCCGCCATGCCCGGCCACGCCGTGCGCCGCGGTGCCTCGCCTTGCCTGCGCTGCCATGCCCCGCCAAGCCCCGCCATGACTAGCCATGCCTGCGGTGCCCTGCCCCGCCACGCCAGACCCAGCGACGCCTTGCCTTGCCTGCCCTGCCCGGCCACGCCAGACCGTGCCGTGCCATGCCTTGCCTGCCATGCGGTGGCACGCCTCGCCTAGCCTCGCCTAGCCCGGCGCCGCCTGCGTCGGACCTTCCACCAGCGCCCCCATTGCCGCCTCGATGTGCGGCGCCAGGGACGCGTAGCGGCGGTACCGCTCGAGGACGCGATCGACATCGAGCCGCATCCGCCGCAGGAGCACCTCCATGTCATCCTCGTCCTGCAGGACGGCGGTGATGGTCCGGTAGGTGTTCCTGGCGACGGTCACGTAGGCGCGGACGGGCACCAACGCATCGTCCGGCCGCGGCAGCATCGTCACCGCGGCGCGGATCACCCGCCCGGCCTCGATCAGCAGCAGCTTCGCCTGCGCGTCGTCCGCATCCCAGGTGAAGGCCGCGTGGAGCGCCGTGTTGGAGCTCCGCGCGAAGTCGATCACAGCCTCCTTGGTGAGGACGCCGCCGTTCATCTGGCGGACGACCTCGAGCTCGGCGAGCTGCGACTGGGTCAGCATCCTGCTCACGGCCGCTCCTGGATCCGGAAGCTGCCCCAGCCGACGCCGGCGCTGTTCTTGCTGTCCGCCCGGCCCTCGCCGATGCCGACCTGCTCGCCCACCCGCGACATCAGGTTCGCGATGTCGGTGGCGGTGAACTGGTCGGCGTCGAAGCGGACCGTCACGTCCATCTCCCACTCGCGCCACATGGGCCGGGTGCGGATGTCGATGACCCCCGTCGCGTTGCGGGTGGGCAGGTCGCTGCGGATGGGCTCGGGGCCGAGGATGCGCACCAGCGGCGTGCCGTCGATCCGGTCGAAGCCGTGCGGCTCCACGAAGACCGACATCTTCGCCAGCGTCATCTTGAAGTTCACGAGCCGGCAGGCGGAGATCATGCCGCTGCGGAAGGCCCCGGCATGGACGCCGTCCCAGCCATCGGTGGAGATGTGCCGGGCCTCGTTGAAGGCGGCGTCGAAGTCCTTCGCGTCGCGCTTCTTCTTGCCGCGGGCGGTGGACCCGGCGGCCTGCTTCTCCATCATCGCCTGCATGGCCTTCGCGGGGAACCGCGAGATCACCAGCGGCGCGGTGCCGATGATGTGGAAGGTCACCATGCGCATGTTGGGCGCGGTGATGGTGATCGGCTGGGCGCCGTCGCCCAGCTCGTCGCCGCGCCCCTTGGCCGATCGCTTGGCCTTGGCGCCGGCAGTCATCCCATCCATGATGTCGATCCTTCGTTCAGAAGATCCCCGGGCGGCCAATCCGCCTGGGGTGGTACGGGGAGCGGGTTCCAGGCCCGCTCCCCGTTTTCGTGCCGGCCTCGACCGGCCTGGCCTTGCCTCGCCGAGCCGAGCGAAGCCCGACCGCGCCTAGCCACGCCTGCCGTGCCCGGCCGTGCCTTGCCAGTCCACGCCCTGCCTGCCGTGCCCGGCCGCGCCAGTCCTCGCCCTTCCAGTCCTAGCCAAGCCTGCCGCGCCATGCCGAGCCCCGCCTGTCCGTGACTAGCCATGCCTGCGGTGCCTCGCCACGCCCTGCCACGCCTAACCAGGCCTCTACACGCCTCGCCTGCCGTGCCACGCCCGGCCTAGCCCCGCGAAACGCAGCCAGGCCCCGACACGGCTCAATGAAAGACATTTCAATGTGATCCTGTCCAGCGGAAAAATACATCTAGATGTGTTTTTCACGCAGGGTCGATCGGATCCTCCGGCGGCGCCGGCACAGGCGGACGCTCCGTCCCGCCCTCCATGAACTCCACCAAGCGCTGGTACGCCTCCAGCTCCGCCGTCGGCATCTTCGCGAAGTCCAGCACCAGCTTCCGCTCCGTCTGGGTCACCTCGTGCTGGTGCTCGATCGGCGCCCCATCGACCCCCGACAGCTCCACCCGCTTCGGCCGATCCTCCATCCCCAGCGCCTTGCGCCGCTGCACCTGGATGCTCTCGGCCAGCCGCGTCAGCGCCGTGATCTTCGACGCGATCGCGTCCTTCCCATCCGCCAGCACCTCCAGCACCTCGAGGTCGGGGTCCTTGTGGTCGGTCATCACGAACAGGAGCTTCGTCACGTGCCGGTGCAGCTGGTCGAACGTCTCGGACAGCTGGTCGATCCGCCGGAGGTCGCGCAGCACCCCCACCTTCATCACCTCGGCCACCCGGTCGATCGTCAGCTCCCGCGCCTCGGCCACCAGCGAGGTGGGCTGATTATTTTCCTGATCTTCTGGGTCCGAGGGGTCCGAAAAATCGGACGAATGGTCCGAGCGCTCCTTGGGAGCCAGCTTTTCCCTGCGGTCCGAGGGGTCCGAGGGCTCGGACTTTGGGCGGCTGGCCTCGTCGTGTTCGAGGACGGCGCGGGCGACGGCGGCTGACTGTGCGGCGGCGAGGGCGGCGGGGGAACGGGCCCAGCCTTCGCTCACGGCGCGCTTGCGGATGGCCTTTTCGGAGACGTTGAACTTGGCGGCGAGAGCGAGGTTGGAGACTGTCCCCATCTCCCACTCGGCCCGGAGGGCGAGCCATTCCTCGGGGCTGAGGGCGGGCATGTGTCAGCCCTTCTGCGGGACGACCCGGATGGGCGCGACCTCGAACTGCATGCCGCAGTGCTCGCAGAGGGGGAAGCGGGCTTCGGCCAGCGCGACGTAGGCGCCGCTGCGGGCTTCGTGCCAGTCATCACATGCCAGGATGTGCGGGCGCTGGCAGCATGGGCAGAGCACCTCCATCTCGACGGGGCGCAGGGGCGAACGGGGCAGAGGGAGGGTGGTCATACCCCTCCTCCCCCGGCGAGGCCGCAGAACCCGCGCCGCGCCGCGCCGAGGGTCCGGCGCCAGACCCGGGATTGGCCGTCGGAGATCTCGTAGGACGGCACCCTGGCGAAGGGGCACCAGCGCTCGCGGGCGTCGGCTTCGGTGAGAGCGGTCATGCGTCGGTATCCTCGTCGACGGAGGCGGGCTTCTTCTGCGGCACCGGGCGCGCACGCCAGCCGGGGATCTCGGCGAAGCGCTCCTCCTGGCCGGGAACCGGCTCGATGGCGAAGGCCACCCCCGCGGCGAGTTGGACCTCGATGACGCGGCCGACGATCGCCTCAATGGTTTCTGAGACCGCGGTGATGGCACCCCCCACGGGCGGCGGGCCGAAGCGCGGCGGCATCATCCAGCGGATCTGCATGTCGCGGCGCAGATCGGCGGGCGGGATGCTGTGCGGCACCCAGCCCAGGTGGACATAGACGCGCCGCTCGGCGTCCCAGCGGTAGACGGGAAGCGTGGTGGTCATGCGTCGGTTTCCCCGAAGATCTGCTTCTTGAGCTGCGCGGCCAAATCCCGCTCGGCCCTTTCGTCGGCCACGCTGATCCGGGCCGCGACATGCGCGCGGATGATGGCGGCGTAGCACTCGCGCGCGCCGTCCTCTGCGGCGGTGCCGTGGAGCCGATCGCCGACCAGCTTCGCTATCTCCGCCGCCTCCCGCATCCCTTCGGCTCGCGCCGCCGCGATGCGCCCGGCCAGCGCAGACGCGCCCGCTGGCGGTGGCAGCGCCTCCAGCGGCAATTCCGGCCGCAGCGTGCAGCCGTCGCGCCGACCGCGCAATTCGGCGGCGGCCTCGCGCGCGGCGACCTCGTCGGGGATGGGGCATGGGCCGAGGTAACACCAGCCTGCCCGGTTCATGTCCTCGACGCTGCCGCGCTCCAGCCACGTCTTGGTGCGCGGGTTCCAAAGGCACGGGCGCACAAAGGCGCGCGGGCTTTTCAGCCAATGCCACCCATCCCGCTCCGGATTGAGCGGCACGCCGGGGCGCGCCGGATCGGGCCAGCCGCTCGGGTCGGCGCTCACGTCCGGCGCTCCCGCCCAGGCGGCGCCGGCGGCGCGGGATCGAACGGGCGCCTGGTCGCCCAGTCCGGCGGGACGTCGGTGCCGTAGGAGCCCAGGGCGCGGATGCAGGCGGCGAGGCTCGCAATCGCGGACGAGCTGCCCTGCAGGCTGACCATCCAGGGCAGCTCGTCGCCGGTGAGGAAGCCGATCTCCATGGCCAGCCCGCGCCGGAAGGCCGCCTCCCAGGAGGTCATGGTCTCGTCGTCGATCACCCACCGCAGCTCGGGGCCGTTGGGCTGCGCACGCGCGTGCCAGGAAGTCGCCCCGATGGCGATGCGGACCCGGATGTCAGCCCCGGCCGGCAGAGCCCAGCCGCGGCGGCTGAGCCGAACCCACAGGACGCGCTCGCCGGCATAGTGCTGGACCAGCACCATGCGCTGGGCAGGACCCGGCAGGGAGGTGCCCGCCGCACAGGTGCGCTGGCCGCGCTCGGTGGTGCCGCCGAAGACCTCCCAGGCGCCGGTGCGGCCCAGGCTGAAAAGCTCGGCACGCGCCGGGGCTGCAGAGCCGAACAGGAGAAGGATCGCGAGCACCAGGCCGCCCAGGGCCGCCCAGGCGAGCCAGCGGATACCACCCAGGCGGTGCAGGATGCGGTCGGAGAGACTCGGGCGCGCCCTGGCCCGCTCGAAGTCCAACATCGCAGCGCGCGCCAGCACCACCACGTCCTCGGTCACGACGGACGCCTCGCTCATCTTGGCAAGCATCTGCCGCTCGGCCCGCTCGCGCAGGCGATCTGTTGCTTTATGTTCAAGCATCTATGCGCCTCCCCTCATCTTGTCTGCCAGCACAGCGCCCGCCTCGGTGGCCGCATAGCGGGTGGTCTCGCCCGAGCGCCGCAGCAGGCCCGCGGCCACCAGGGCAACGATCGAAGGCATGTGCAGGTGCTGCGGCGCCGTCGTCGGCCGCGAGCTGGCGGCGAAGTAGAGCAGCGCCTCCCTCTGCCGCGGGGTGAGCTGGCGCGCGCTCACGCGACCACCTCGTAACCCAGGCGCTCGGCATAGGCGGCCGCCCGCTCGCGCGTCTGCGCCCCGCCGAGATAGCACGATTTTTCAGTTACTTGCAGCGTTTCGCTCCGACGATATGGCATGCAATACGCGCCTCGCAGCCCGCAGCCCGGGCGACACCGGATCGCCCACCAGGGCTCGCCATTCGGGATGAGCTCGATCGCCACGGTGCGACGCGCCGCCTCGCTCACGACGCCACCGCCCGCCACGCCTCGGCACGCAGCAGCGCCGCCACCAGGGCCGCCGCCGGCGCCCCCGCCCGCCCCGCGAACGCCCGCCCCTTGTAGGCCGGCGTCCAGCAGCACCCCTCGTAGCGCCGCGGCGCGCCGATCCCCTGCACCTTCACCGACGGCAGCCAGCCCAGCCGCTCGCACTCCGTCCAGGCGCGCCCGAGATCCTCGGCATAGCGCGGCGGCACATCGCCCGACGCCGTCCAACTCATGTCGCCGCGACGCCAGGCCACGCGCGCCTGCCAGACGAGCAGGCTCGTCTCGATCGGGCGCAGCTGGCTCTCCCAGCCCAGCGCCAGGGCGACGGCATCGCACAGCTGGTCGACATCAGCACCGTCGGCCTCGAGCTGCTTGGCCAGCCGGAGGAGGTCAGCAGAGCGCGCCTCGCTCATCACGCCACCACGCCGAACGAGACGCGGATCTCGCCGCGCTTGAAGACCAGGGTGTCGCCCGGCGCGATGGCGGGCAGGTTGAACAGCGGCACGGTCGACAGCAGCGGCGCGGTCCGCCCCTCGGCCAGGAAGGCCTCCATGGAGATCGGCACATGCGCGGCGCGGCAGAGCGGCGGCGCCGGCCACTCCACGATGGCAAGGTTCTCGAAGCCGCGCTCGGCCGGCCCGAAGGTCACGGCCTTGCGCTCGGCGTAGGGGACCAGGCCATCCGTCCCCGGCGGCACCCAGGCCGGCGCCAGCCAGAGGACGAACATCTCGCTCGCGGGCGGAAGATCGCTCATGCCCGCCCCACCGCCGCGCTCTCGGCCAGCTCGACGAGCTGCGCGGCTTCGATGAGGCGCGCGGCCACGGCGCGAGCCTCATGCGCGCCCAACGGCAGCGAGGTGGCCAGCGCGCCCATGACATTGATCGCGACGACCACCTGGTAGACCGGGTGCGCCTCGCTCCCGAAGCGCGCAGAGGCGATGCGGAGGACGAACGGACGGCCTTCGGTGAGAGGCCACGCCTCCGCGCCATCAGGCTCGCCACCCGGCTCGCGCACGTCCTCGCTCATAGGCCCTCCAGCCACCATATGCGGCTGGCAATCTACCACAGTTTTCTGTTATTCTGCCAAGCGCGATGTTGATACCGTTGCGAACACGCACCATATTACCTGGGACGCGCGCCTTGCCGGCCGCGTCATCCCCCAACATCGCCAAGGAAGACCGCCATGCCCTCCGGACATGACGCGCCCACGCACCCGAACTGCTGGGTCCTCATCGGACTCCCCGCATCGGGCAAGACCACCTGGCGGCGAGCCCAGATCGAGCGCCGCGCGCGCCTCGATCGCAGCCTGACCGTCATCAGCACCGACGACCTCATCGAGCAGATCGCCGGCGCCATCGGCGTCACCTACTCCGACGCCTTCCGCATGATCGAGCACCAGGCGCTTCTCGCTCACGTGAAGCGCCAGTTCCGCGACGCCGCCGACCGGCGCGATGACCTGATCATCGATCGGACCAACCTCTACCCGACCTCACGCGCCACCTGGCTCGGCCGGCTCGCCGGCTACCGCAAGATCGCCGTGGTGTTCGAGGTGAGCGAGGCCGAGCACACCGAACGCCTGGCCATGGCCGGCTGGAACGGGAAAGTCATCCCGCCCGCCGTGCTCGACGACATGCGCTCGAAGTTCGTCCGCCCCATGAAGGACGAAGGCTTCGACATGGTCTGGACCTACCGGGACGGGGTGCCCGTCACCCCCTCCCCCGTCGCCGTCGCCGCATGACCCCCGGCGCCTCCACCCGAGGCGCCGGCCCTCGCCCGCCACCCGGCGGGCCCGCTGAGCCCGGCCGGTCCGCCGGGCAGAAAGGGAACACTATGAGCCGCAGGCCCATCCCCGCCCGACACCCCGACCAGCACCTGGTCGTCGCCGGGTGGGATCCTCCGCTCAACACCTTTTTCGCCGTCGTCCAGTTGCGGGCCCACCTCCGCGACCCCGACGACGAGGAAGACGGCGTCATCCTCTCCCTCGGGGACGATGGCACCACCATCGACACCCCGAAGGACCTCGCCGAGCGCATCAAGGCCTACGCCGAGCTCGACGAGATGACCCTCCTCCGCCTCGCCGCGGACCGGGTCATCAACGACGGACGGACGCCGAACTACATCGCCGACGGCCGCGCCGCCCAGGCCTTCACCGCCCTGGGCTTCGAGACCGCCTACGAAGGCCTCATGAGCCAGCAGCCGGCGCCCCGGCACCAGCATCCGAGGATCGCCGAATTCGTGGCGAACCTGCGTGCTTCGCTGACCGATCCCTGACCCGAACGCCATCGGCGCCCCCGCGCGCCGATGCGCAAGCTGACCCGCCCGCTCCCCGGGCAGCCCGTCGTGGCCACAGGGAGCGATGGAATCCCACCATGCCGAAGATGAACCCCGCCGAACGCATCGCCATCCGCCTGGAGGTGCTCGAGGAGATCCTCTCGCTCGCCCAGGATGGCGAGAACCTCCGCTTCGTCGATGTCGCCCTCATCGAGGCGCGCATCAGCGCGCTGAAGATGGTCGCCTCCGACATCGCCGCCACCACGCGCGCCCCGAAGCGCGCCGACGGCGAGTATCCCCACCTGCCCGCCGCCAGGGCCGCGAAGGCGGCCAAGCGCGCCGGCAACGCCTGAGCCGAATGCCCGCCGCCAGCAACCCTTTAGCCCCGCTTAATGGTTGCTGGTGCGCATGCAGTACCGCCCGCCCCCGGGCTGCCCGCCGTGGCTGTAGGGGCGCATGGACACCACCCATGAACACCGACCCCGCGGCCCTGCGCGAGACCCTCGCGAAGTGCCGCGACATGATCGCGACGGAACTCGACGCGCTGCTCAACTGCTGCTGCGTGCTCGACTACCCGGACGGCAACGACGGCCAGCCCGTCCCGCGCCGAGACACCCTCGACGAGGGCGCCAAGCCCGAGGTCGAGGCCATGGAAGCCGTCCTGGCCGACATGCGCGCCATCGCCAGCTTCACCATCGGCGAGCGCGTCCAGCTGGCCCGCGACGTCGAGATCTTCGACCTCGGCGTCTGGCGCGCCGGCACCACCGGCACCGTCACCTGGGCCGCCCCGCCCACCGGCAAGCTCGATGACGGCCTCCTCGCCACCATCGAGCTCGACGGCGACCACCCCGCCCTGGCGGAGTGGGACGGCTGCCTGCAGGTGTACCTCAACGCGGACGACGACTGCCCCTGGTGGAAGTGGATGCCGGCCTCGGCCGCGCAGCCACACGCCTCGTACGATCTCGAGCCGCACAGCTGGGTCTGGTGCACCGTGGAGACGCCCAGCGTCTTCAAGGATCACCGCCTGCCCGACGACCCCAGCCGCAAGGCATGGACCGACGAGCACAAGGCCGCCTGGGCCGAACTCGAGGCGCTGGCCGAACAGCACGGCACCTCGATCCGGACATCATCATACCGCCGCGGCTGACCGCCGCATCGCGGGCCGCCGGGAACCTTCAAGCGAAACACGAAGGTTCCCGGCGCGCCAACGGATCGCCGCCGCCCTCCCGGCACCGTCCTTCGAGACGGAGGGCATAGGAGACACCGCATGGGCAACCGTGCACACGTCCAGTTCCAGACCAGGGAAGAGCGGGCGACAGCCCAGACCTACTTGCACTGGAATGGCTCCATTGACAGCGTGGCCGCCTTCATGGTCATCGCCACCGAGCTCGGCGGCCACCCGGCCCTGCCGAGCGCGTTCACCGCGCGCTTCATCGCCGCGGCGACGCTCTTCGCTGCCACCCGCGACCACCTCACGGTCTACGTGCAGGAGCCGGATCGGTACCCGATCAAGGGTCCGACCCAGCAATCCGACAACGGCCGGATGCACTGGACCTGGACCCGCCCGGAGATCCCGGGCGATGAGGAGGTCGTGATGGTGGACACGCCATCCGGTCCCTTGATCCACCCGAGCCATCAGCTGCGCGGGTTCGAGCTCACCTGGGACCACGACGGCAAGATCGATCGCCTCTCGTGGGCGCAGGTCTTGGACCTCGTGAAGGCGGACCGCTACTGGGCGCCGGACCGCCACATCCTGCCGACCGCCCGGAAGCTCTTCCACCCCGACGCGCTCTATCCGCCCCTGCCGGAACTGGCCTTCAGCCATCCGGCCGTGGCGTAGCGCGCCACCCCACCGCAAGCCGGCCGTCGCAAGGCGGCCGGTCTTGCCGGTCCTCAGCCCCCGGGCCCGGCCCGTCGCGAATGGGGGCAGGAGCATTCAAATGCCCGACGAATACATCGCGCAGGACCTCGACGCGCCGCCCTTCGTGCCTGGCAGCCCGGCCCACACGGTCGCGCTGGCGGGCGCGCTGGCGGCCGGACAGGCGGCCGGAGCCCTTCGCAAGTCCGGCCTCTACCTGCCCCACGCCAGCCCGCCCGGCATGCACGGAAACCCCGAGGATTTCGGGGCGTTCCAGTGGGCCGAGGCGGCCGGCTACGGGCACCCGAGCCTGCGCAGCGTGTTCACCCACGGCTTCCTGTCCATCTTGGGCAAGGAGTCCTGACCATGGCCGAGATCTTCTTCCTCGCCATGGATCTCGGCAACGACGCGTTCGGGCACCAGCCCGATCGCGCCGCGACCGCCGACGACATGCGGCCCGAAGTGGTGCGCATCCTGAAGAACCTGGCCGATCGCGTCGAAGCCGGCGGCCCCATCCAGACGGATGGGTCCTACCGGCTGATCGACAGCAACGGCAACACGGTCGGCTACGCCGGCGTGAAGGAGGACGGACCGCGGCGCTCCCCCCTCATTTGGGAGGGCCTCGCCCGCCTCGTCGACGGCGAATGAGCCTGCCGCCGCCAGGGCAACCTGGCGGCGCGCAAGCTGCGCCTCGCCCCCGGGCACAGCCCGTCGATCACAGGGGGCACGGAGACCGCAATGCGGGATTTCGTCGACATCGGGGGCACGCCTCATGACGAGGAGTGCGCCCAGATCGGGGACAGCTTTCCCCATGGCCAGGAGCTCAACAAGCTCGAGTGCCGCGCCTACATCCTTGCGCTGCGCCGCCACTACGGGCCCGAGCCCGACGGCGCCTCGCTGGTGATCAAGGCCAACCCCCACGACTTCGGGACCTGGCGGGAGGTGCGCTGCACCTTCGAGCGGGAGAACGAAGCCGCGCGCGAGTACGCCTACAAGGTCGAGAACGGACTGCGCTTCTGGGCGCACGGCTGCCTATCGGCCCCGGTGGTGTACGACGACAGGGGGCGACCGAAGACCATCCGCACCAAGGATGGCGACGTGCCCTTCACCGAGGACGCGATCGCCCAGGCGTCGGCCGATGCCTGCTGCTGGCCGGAGGAACAGCCATTACCAGCCCCGATCGCATGACCGCCCTGCCCGAGCTGCTCGGCCTCGCCGAGCACGCCCGCAAGAGCCACGCCTACTGGCTGCGCTGCGCCCGTGAGGGCGGCAACGGCCAGTACGGCCGGGCCTACTGCCTCGACGGCGCCGCAACGTGGCGCCGTCGCCTCGGCCAGCTGCTCGCAGAGATCCGCGCGCGGCCGGACGAGCTCGCCGCCCTGCGGCGCCGCCAGGCGCTCAAGGCCCAGCGGGACAAGCTGCACCAGCAGCAGGCCAAGCTCGCCAAGTCCTACGCGAGCCGGATGAAGAAGCTCGAGGGACGGCTCGTCGCCGTCGATCGCGAGCTCGGCAGGACCTGAGAGTCCGGCGCCCCTCCGGGGGCGCCGGCGCTAGTGGCACCACGCCCCCGGGTGCCGCCCTTCGAGGGAGGGGGCAGGAGCATTCACATGCCCGAGAAGACCGTCGAATTCAGCAAGGAGGGCCTCAAGCGCTCCGGCTTCGACGACGACGTGAAGGCCGCCCTGCAGCCGATCTGCGACGCCTATGGCGTCGAGGTCGAGCTGCGCGGCGGCATCATCGACCGCCCGGTCGCCTACACGATGAAGGTCCACTTCACGAAGGCCGACCCGGCCGCGGAGCGCACGGCCTTCGAGCGGTGGTGCCGCAGCTTCGGCGTCATGCCGGAGCAATACGGCCACCGCTTCACCAACGGCGGCGTGGAGTTCGAGCTCATCGGATTCGAGCCGGGCCGGCCCAAGTTCCCCCTCAAGGGACGGCGGGTCCAGGACGGCAAGGTCCTGCTCTTCACCAGGGCGTCGGCGAAGCACCTGACGCCCCCGCCCCAGGCCGCCGCGGCCTGAGCGAACGCCTGGCGCCCTGAAAGGGGCGCCAGTGCAAGCGGCGCCTACGCCCCCCGGGCTCCGCCCGTCGAGAATGGGGGGCAAGGAGACCATCACCATGGCCTTCGAATACGCGCTCGCCCGGCTCAAGCCGAGACCGAGCGCCTGGAACCTGTTCCATACCCGCGAGGAGGCGGAAGCCTCCCTGCCCGCGCTCAATGCCAGGCCCAAAGAGCCGGATGAGGATGCCTACCGGGTCATGACCCGGCAGGAATTCCAGACGGCCCAGGAGGCCTACTGGCTGGGCGACGGCGGGCTCACCGAGATCACGGCCGAGCGGTACGACGAGATGCTCAACGTCCTGCCGCCGGTCGCCTGGGAGCGCCAGGAGGGAGTGGAGCGGTTCCTGATGAGCGAGTTCACCATCGGCAACCTCACCGAGCAGTACGCCCAGGCCCATGGGCGCTTCTTCTGCCGGATCGTGAACGCGCACGACCGCTCGACCTGGATTACCGGCGCCGAGATCGCCCGGCACGTCCAGGCCGAGCAGACGGTGGGGGCATGACAGCCCTCCCCCGCTTCAAGATCGGCACGAACCGCGGCCGCCGGCGCATCTGGCTGGACGGCCGGCGGCTGGCCGATGCGGGCTTCGTAGGCGGCACCGTCTACGAGTGCCTGGTGCGCCGGGGGGAGATCGTCTGCACGATCCCCGAACCCGGCGACCGCGAGCCGATCGCGCCCCCGCCCGCGGGGGCGACGGTCGGCCAGCGGAAGGTGACCGGCCGGCCCGACGGCAAGCCGATCATCGACATCTCCGGGAAGGCGGTGGAGACCGCCTTCCCCGCCGCCGAGACGGTGAAGGTCCGGTTCGAACCGGGCCGCATTACCATCACGAGCGGCTGACCGAACGCCGCCGGCGCCCCCGCGCGCCGGCGCGCATGCATCCCTCCGCCCCCAGGGGATGCCCGTCGCGAACGGGGGCAAGGAGTTCCCATGGAACACGAGACCAAAGTGCCGCTCCCGCTCACCATCGGCGAAAGCTACATCGGTGACGGGGTCTATGCCCGGTTCGACGGATACCAGATCTGGATCCACGCCGATCGCGATGGCAGGCGGCACGAGATCGCCCTCGAGTGGCGCACGCTCGAGGGCCTTAACCACTATGCGGCCCGCCTGGCCGAAGCCCTGAAGACCCAGCATACGGCCGCGGCAAAGCCGCCGGCCTGATGACGCTCCAGGAGGTCAAGCGCCTGCTCCGCCATGGCCCATGGGCCTGGCCGGGCGGGTACCCGCTCTACCTGGTCTGCGACGATGGCGGAGCCCTGTGCTTCACCTGCGCCCGCAAGGAGTGGCGCCAGGTGGTCAGCGCGCACCTGCGCCCTTGGGCGCAGAATGCCGAGATCGACCAGTGGCGCATCGCTACCTACGACACGAACTGGGAAGACCCCGAGCTGCAGTGCGAGCACTGCGGCAAGCGGATCCAGAGCGCGTACGCCGAAGACGAGGCCGTCCAGGCCTCGTGACCCGACTGCCTGGCGCCCTCCGGGGCGCCAGCGCAAGCGACGCCTACGCCCCCGGGCTTCGCCCGTCGAGACAGGGGGCAAGGAGTTTCCTCTTGGAAAGCCCACCGAATTCCGACGACACCGTCGTCCAGCTCGCAATGGAGGCGGCCACCAACGCCGCCGCCAAGGTCGTCCAGGATCATCTCGGCGTCACCACCGGCGACTATGCCGCCCAGTGGTGGAGCGGCGCCGATGAACGCTATCCCGGCATCGAAAACCGCCATGGCTTCCTGGGCGCGCTGCGCGACTACCTGCGTGACCAGCGCGAGCGGGTCGAGGCGGACAACGATTCGGTCGAGGCCGCCCTGCAGTACGCGATCTACGTGCTGCGGGAGCAGACTGGACCGATCCCCGAGCGGGCCACCGCGGCCATCAAATGGCTCGAGGACATCCTGGCCCAGCGCGACTGCGCGAACTGGGGCTACGTCGACCTCCAGCCCGACGACAAGGGCGTCGTCCGGATCACGACCCGCGGTGAAGGCTGCGATCGGCTCACCAGCCTGATCAGCACCATCATCCGCGGCTGAGAAGGCCGGGCGACCGTCAAGGAGATTTTCCCGCCGAAAATCGCCCCAGCGGTCGCCCGCCACCAGCAATGCCTACGCCCCCGGGCCTTGCCCGTCGATCACAGGGGGCGGGAGAAAACCCGTGAAACAACACTCGCCTGTGATAGCGTCGAAGCCCCGTCCATGGAGGCCCTCGATGCGGATCCTGCCCCTCGCCACCCTTCTGGCGCTCGGCGCCTGCGCCCTCGAGACCACCTACGTGCCCGTCGGCCAGACCAATGGGCCGATGGAGCAGGCGCGGGCGCGCTGCCAGTTCCAGACCGCGAGCTCGCCCGCCCTCATCGTGAACGGCGGGCTCAGCACCTCGTTCTCCCTCATGGAGACGTGCATGCGCGGCGAGGGCTACGCGACGGTGGTGGTTCGCCGCTGAGCAAGCGGTTTCTGCCGCCGAAAATGGCGATCAAAACCCGATCAAGACGAAAAATGGCGGATTTCTGCCGTTTTTCTTCGTGTTTGGGGTTGTTTTCCTAGCCGCAATCACCATTTCTCTATCGTGACAGACAGGCATCCCGCCTGCTGCACGATGGAGAACGAACCCATGCTCAACCTGGCTTTCATCCCCATCCGCCTCGTCCCCTACCTCCTGGTGGGCGCCGGCGCCGTCATCGGCGTCGCCGGCACGCTGCTCACCGAACACCGTCTTTTGCCCTGGCTGGCCAAGGACGGTGACGAGAAGGGCAAGAAGGCGGAAGCCTGAGCCACAAAGCGAGCCCCCGGCGCCGAAACGCCGGGGGCCGCTGGAGCCTTGCAGTGCCGAGCCCAGCCAAGCCATGCGCTACCCCGCCTGGCCTGCCGCACCGGCCACGAGAATCACACAGAACTAGGTTCCTCTCAAGTCGAACGTGCATCCGCACCAACGGATCGCCGCCGCCTCCCCGGCACCGTCCTTCGAGACGGGAGGCATGGAGAACTGCCCTATGGCCGTCCCCCAGATCGTCATCGCCGCAGCCCCCTACGCGGGCGCGCTCGCCTTCACCACCCTGCGGCTCGCCGCCGCCGGGTTCGGCCTGGTCGCCGGCCTCTGGGCCGCCGACAAGGCCTTCGGCTTCAGCCGGAAGGCGGACGCCCAGCAGCAGGCGCTGCTCGACATGATCAACAAGCAGCCCACCGCGGAAGGCGGCGACCCCGTCGCCGCCCCGCCCCCGACGCCGAACGGCCTGGACCCCCACCCCGCGGGCCAGGCCTGACGGCCAGAAGCCCCCCGGTGCCCCCGCGCCGGGGGGCTTCGTCGTTCCTGCATCCCATTGAAATCTAGGAACAAATCCCCATGTAACTGGTACGCCGCGGCATCCCGCCCGGCGCCCCCCCCACATGGAGAACCACCATGCAGGAGCAGCTCGTCGAGCTGCCCCACAGCCCTTATGCGGCGCTGTGGGCGACGCTCGACAAGGACGCGCTCGCCATCGCCGAAACCAGAGGCTGGCATGAGCTCAAGCCCAACCAGGAACCGCCTTACGAGGAGTGGCTAGGCCACATCATCCTCGCCGGCGGTCACTTCATGCTCCGTCGCGACGCCTTCGAGCTCGCGACGTGGCTGGGCGACAACGAGCTCATGGGACGCCTCTTCGACGCCCTCCCATGGGCCGGTGACACCCTCGCCCCCCTCACGCTCGAGGAGGTCAAGGCAGACCTGCGCGCCTTCATCGCCCCCATCCAGGAGACCATCGCGGACGAGAACCAGTCCGAAATCCCCTGGCACGCGGCACAAGCCGCCTAGCCGATACGCCGCCGCCGGCCCCACGCCGGCGGCGCGCGCGCCGGCCCGCCCGCCCCTCGGGCCGCCCGTCGAGGCAAGCAGGGGCCATGGAGAACACCATGAAGACCTTCGCCGATCGCGCCCTCGAGGCGCTGATGGCGCCCGAGAACCAGGGCGTCATGCAGCGCTTCGAGCGCGCCTTCAACAATGCCGCCGTCGACGCGTTCGGCGACGGCACCGTGGTCCCGGCCGAACTCGTGACCGGCCTGGTCGCGGGTGTCATCGTGACGATGTGCCTGAACCTGGCTGCGGCGAACCCGCAGGAGGGTTGCACCGACACCGACACCGCGATCGCGTTCGCCCACGAGGTGGTCCTCGCCGCCGGCACGCTCCTGAACAATCGGGAGCGCCGCATGGAGGCGGCGCCCGCCACCGTCACCACCCACTGACCAACGCCCCCGGCCTCGCGCCGGGGGCGCTCGTCCCCACCCGCCGGATCGCCCGGCGGGTCCGTCGAGCCCGCCGGATCGCGGGCGAAGGGACACTCACCATGCACATCGCAGTCTTCATCAAAGAGGCGGGCTACGACACGGATGGGAACGAGGGCCCGGTAGATGGAGTGATTTCCTGTCTCGACCGGCGCGCGGCCGAAAGCCTCGCGGCGGGCGGACAGGCCTGGATCGCCCACAAGGACACGATCCTGCTCCCCATCACCGCCGCCCAGTACGACCGCATCCGTGTCGTAGCCGCGCGTGACAAGTCCGATCTCCTGTATTTGGACGAAGACGCGCCGAGCGACCTCAAAGACGAAATCTACGACCTGGTGGCCAACCACGAAGCCCGCGAGCTGATTGGCTGACCCCTGACCAAGCGCCCCCGGCTTCGGCCGGGGGCAGTCCCCACCCGCCGGATCGCCCGGCGGGTCCGTCGAGCCCGCCGGATCGCGGGCGAAGGGACACCCGATGAACACCACCATCACCGTCCTGCAGGCCCTCGGCACCGCCGGCGGCCTGCTCTTCCTGCTGAAGGTCGGCCTGGTCCTCGGAGAAGACATCTCCGAGTGGCTGCACCGCCGCCGCGCCGCCAGCCGCGCCATCATCACCTACGATTCCCGGAGGCGCTGATGGTCCTGGGCTGGCTCGCCAGCGTCGCGGGCGCCTGCGCCCGCATGACGCTCACCCGGCCGGATCAGTGGTACCACCCGAGCAACGAGCCGCCCGACACCTCGCGCGGCGTCTGGCTCCAGGGCCCCAGAGGGCTGTCCGCCTTCTGCCTGCCCGAGGACGCCTGCGCCTCGATCGTGTCGGTGGTCTCGCCCACCGGGTCCATGATCCACCAGGAACGGCACATCGCCGACCTGGCCAACCAGCAGACCTGACCGATGAGCCATGGCCCGCCCAGCGGGCCATGCGCTAACGGAACGCCGCACCCCGCCGGCACCGTCCTTCGAGACGCGGGGTCATGGAGACATCCCCCATGCCCAACCACGTCACCAGCAAGATCACCGTCTCCGGCCCCGCCGAGGACGTCGCCGCCTTCAAGGCGCTGATGATCCGCGAGGAGCCGACGCTCTACGGCCAGTTCCACGCTGATCCCGCGCTGCGGGGCCAGCCGACGGGCGAAACCGAGACGATCTTTGACTTCGGCCGCATCATCCCCCGCCCCGAGATTCTCGAGCGGACGGAGGAGAGCGGCGATTCCGCCCTCGGGCTCTTTGCCCTCGGCGTGGAGAATTCGGAGACCACTTTCGGCTTCCCCGCCCCGAATCCGCTCACCTATCCGTGGGTGAAGGATCTCGGCATCGAGACGCGCGAGCAGATGCTCGCATGGCTCGAGAAGGAGCGGCCCGAGGCCATCGCGGCGGCCAAGACCGCCATCGAGGCCAAGAAGCTGACGGGGCACACAAGCTGGTACCCCTGGTCCATCGCCAACTGGGGCACGAAGTGGAACGCCTACTCGTTCCAGCTTCACGAGGAAGCGCCGGGACGGCTCGTGTACACGCACGACACCGCCTGGTCCTTCCCCGAGCCCGTCTACGACGCGCTCTCCGAGCGCTTCCCCACCCTCCGGATCTGCATCGCGTGCTTCGACGAATGCAGCTGCTTTGCCGGCCGCGGGGCTTACAACGCCGGGCCCGACGACCAGCCCTTCGAAATCGTCGACGCGACGGACAGCATCTACGAGGAGGTCTATGGCCACCCGCCCGAGCGCTTCGACGACGAAGAGCCCGAGGCGGGGCCGGCCACCGCCTGACCTGCGCCCCCGGCTTCGGCCGGGGGCGTTCGTCCCTGTCGGCCCGTCCTGGGCCGGCCCGTCGAGCCCCGCCGGATCGCGGGGCGAAGGGACACCACATGCCCCGCTTCCACGTCACCATCGAGCGCAAGCGCGCCGAGTACCTGACCGTGCGCGTCACGGCCGAGAACGAGGAGGAGGCCCGCAACCTCGCGCTCAAGCGCGACGGCGAGGGCCGCTACGACCTCCGCGACTGGGACGCCGGCGACGTGATCGAGGATTCGTCCGTGGTCACGCACGTCGAGCTCCCGAACTACGAGGAGCTCGCCGTGGAACTCGGCTTCGTCCTCGTCCAGAGCGCTGACAAGCACGGCGACGAGGAGCACCTCTGGGAAAGCCCCAACGGGGTGGACCTCTATCGCACCGCCCGCGAGGCGGTGGAGAGCGCGAGCGCATGATCGGCTGGCACCCCTGCGAATGGATGCCCGCCATCGGGCGCTCCGCCAAGCGCCGCGCCATCGCCTGGTCCTGCCAGACCGATGCGCGGCTGCGGGTGCGCCACTGCGGCCATCCGACCGCGCTCCGCCCCTACTACGTCGAGATCGACGGGACGTCGCAGCTCCACGAGCTCGGCACCTTCCGCCTTCTCGACGAGGCCCAGGCCGCCGCCATGCGCGCGGTCGGCTGACCGAACCGCCCCGCTGGCTCCGGCCGGCGGGGCGTTTCTCGTGGCACCTTCATCGATTGCCCCGGCGCCTGACCCTCCGGGGTTCAGGAATTGTGCATCGGCCGAACCCGCCGCCTTGTTTATTCGTGATCCGTAACCATATAAGCTTCACGAGGGCAGCCCAGCCGGGCTGGTACCCTGCTCCCCCATTCAGCAACGTCAGTTTCGGGGGTGAGCAAAGGCCCGCCGCTTCTGCGCTGCGCCGTTTGGGCCGGCGCGCCGGCCGGGCAGTCCTCGAGGATCCATCCTTCATTCCCGCGTCCCCTCCTCGTGAGGGGCCAGACCGCGAAGACCAGCCGCGCCGGGAGGCGCGGGGGAACGGGATCCGGCACGCTGCCCGCACGGCAGCGCTGCCGCCGAGCCTGCCGCGAGTGATGCCGCGGCGGGAGGAATCGGCCCACGCATCCGACCATTCTCCCCGCTGCTTCAGAGCCATGGGGTCTGGCCTGCTACGATATTCCCGAACGCCGCCCTTCGAGACGGCGCCCCCGAGGCAAGCTCCGCCGATCGGCGCTGACCAGCGCCACCGGGCGGAAAGCGCCGGCACGGTATGCCGGCCGGCTCGCCCGACGGGGTATTGGACCTGGAGCCCCGGCCGCAAGGCCGGCCCCCTGCTGAAGCGCATGGGGGGCAGTAGGACCAATGGAACGCAAAGGTACCGCCGAACGACGCGCCTCCAGCGCGGCGGCCACCATGTGCAGAGAGAAACCCCCCACCGGCACGGTCCGGTGGGGGGTTTCGTCGTTTCAGGGCGTCATCGCCGGCATGAGCTGCAGCTGGTCGGCGAGCAGGTCGAGCGCCTTGGGCACGCCCGCGAAGCGCGCCCGCCACTCGGCCTGGCGCCGCGGCAGGTCGGCCTGCACCCGCGCGCAGTGCGCCCGCCAGGCGCGCAGGTCGCTCTCGTGCGCCTCGGCCAGCCGCGCCAGGCGCCGCCCATACTCCTCCGCGCTCTCGTCGTGCCGCTGCGGCGGCGGCTCGCGCTCCGGCGGCGCCGGCGGCAGGCCCGGATAGGGCGCCACCTCAAGCTCGAACAGCACCAAGTCCAGCAACACGCCCAGCACCGGCCAGCTCAGCCGCCCGGCCAGGAGCGTGATGACCCGCCGTGCGCGCGTCACCCGCGGCGGCTCGAGCGCCTCATGGTTCCGGCCCGGCGCGCCGACGTCGTAGCGCCCCGACCAGCGCCGCTGCACGCCCGCCCGGGTGGCGTACTCGCGCAGGTCCGCCGCGGCCTGCAGGCGCCGGCGCAGCACGTCGCCCGTGTCGCCGAGCGCGCCACCAATCAGCAGCACCTCGATCGGACCGGGCAGCGCGGCATAGGCGGGGCCGAGGAGGGCGTAGATCTTGTCGCGGGCCAGCTGCAGGCCGCCGCGCTGGCGTTGCCGCTCCGGGGTGCCGCGATCGGCGCCCCATTTCTGCAGGATCAGGCCGGTGTCACGGTCCCGGTAGACCTCGACCTGCTCGCGCCGCCGGGTCGCCTCATGGCGAGTTCCCTTGGCCAGCCGCTTGAACCTGGACTTCCACCGCTTCGCCAACCGCATCGCGCCTCCGCACAGGCGCCACACTTCTATGTGGTCCGGGCGAGGCTAGGCAAGGCTATACGTCGTCGGCCAGCAGCACCATGAGCGCGACCCGCCCGCGGATCTGGAAACTGTCGCCATCCACGCGCCAGACCTCGCCGCGATAGGGCCACGGCAGCTCGACCCGAACGCGCTGCATCGTGCCCGAATTGCGGAACACGAGAACCGCGCGCGCCGCCTCCCCCTCGCCCTCCACCGCCACGCTGCGGACGGTGACCTCATGGCGCCCCTCGCGGATCCGGTGCACGAGCACCAGGTCGCCATCGCGCAGCGGGCGGGTCATCGAAGCGAAGGCCTGCACGCCGATGTAGCTGCCGGCAGGGTAGATGGCGTTCGCATGGCCATCGAGCAGAACCGCCGCCTCGTCGGCCGCAAGGCCGGGCGGCAGCGCCAGGTGCTGCGGCGGGGCGATGTCGGCCTCATAGGTCGGCCGCCACATGCCGTCGGCCGCCGCAACCCGGACCGGCACGGTCGCCGCCTTCACGCCGGTCGCCGGCGTCTCGCCGATGATCTCGGTCACCGTGGCGCCGGGGATTGCGCGCGCCAGCCGCTCGAGCGTCTCCTGGCTCAGCGTCTTCGAGTGGCCGTTCATGAAGTTGTAGATGGCATTGGCCGAGCGCAGGCCGGCCGCGCGCGCCCAGTCCGCCGCACGGAGGTCGTGCCGCTGCATGAAGGCCTCGAGGGCGCCGCGGCGGCGTCGGTACAGCCGATCGCCGCCCCGAGGCCCGTCTAATGGCTGCGTCATCATAGGACTAGCATCACAGAGTGCTGTGGTTCATATTCCGCCCCATGAATGGCACCCGCATCGAGGCGCTGCTCGACGAGCTCGAGAAGGCAGCTCGCAAGAAGCGCCTGACGAAGAAGCAGCTCGCCGAGATGGTCGGCCTGCATCAGAACACCCTCCGGAACTTCCGTGGCTACCGCGCTCGGGAGAAGCCCGACGACTGTCGCTGGACCCCATCGGTCGAGACCATCGCCCGACTGGAGCCCGTCCTGCTGCCACGCCGGGCACGCGACTCCGCGAAACCTCAGGTTTTCACATAACCCGGTGTTCGCGTCCTCTGTCAAGCGAAAGCGCCCCGCCTCACCGGAGCACAAGCTCCAGGCGTCGCTGGTGGCCTGGCATGAACAGTGCGTGGCGCGGAACAGCTGCGAGCTCATCGCCATCCCGAATGGCGGCTTCCGCCGCAAGTCCGTGGCCGGGAAGATGAAGGCCGAGGGTCAGCGCAAGGGCGCCACCGACCTCGTCCTCGCCCTGCCGGAAGGCCGCAGCCTGTGGATCGAGGTGAAGCTCGACGACACCCCCACCACCAAGCGCACGGACCTCTCGGCCGAGCAGCGCGCGTTCCGGACGAAGATCCTATCCCTGGGGCATTCTCACCGGGTGGTGCGCTCGATCGAGCAGTACCGCGCCGTGATCGAGGAGTTCGGCGTCCCGCACCTCGAGCGCGCGCCGCTCAGGCGAGCGGGCGAGCCTCGGCGGTCAGCTCCCGAATGACGCGGCTGGCCTGGCGGAAGCTCTTCGCCGGCAGCTGACGCAGCTTCTCGACGAGCTCCCGGATCGCCTGGTCGCGCTCATGGGCCGGCGCCGCTGGCTCCGCGCCCGTCAGCCCCAGCGCCTCGTCGGCCGCCAGCCCCATCGCCTGGCACGCCCGCGCGAGCTGCTCGGCCGTGATGCGGTCCTCGTCGCGCTCGAACTTCGACCACTGCACGCCGCTCACGCCGATGACGGCGCCCGCCGCCGTCTGCGTCCACCCCAGCTCGACGCGCCGCCGGCGCAGCGCCGCCGCTATGCGCTCCCGCATGATCCCCCGTCCCACCGATCCGCCATCATCACACGAAGCTGTGCTTCATGCCACTGCCTCGGCCAGCCGCGCCTCGATCTGCGCCACCCGCAGCCGCGCGGCCCCGGCCGCCGGCCCGCCGCTCGCCGCCAGCTTGCGGTAGTACTCGAGCAGCGCGCCGTCGCTGAGGTGGCCGGACGGTCGCGCCACCTTCGGCCCGGCCGCCTCCCGCTGGCGGGCCGGCGCGATGACCTCCTCCGCGTAGCGCGCCCGGAAGGCGGCCGCGATCGCGGCGCGCGCCTCCGGCGCCAGGGCATCGACGGGGTCGCGCGGCGGCGCCAGCAGGGGCGCGCCGCCGGCGTTCGCGATGGCGCGGCTGTGCGCCTGCGCGCGCCAGTCCTCGGCCACCAGGGCGCTGATTTCCTCGACCGAGGGCCAGAAGGCGAAGCGGCGGCAGGCCTCGCGCTGGAGCCGCTCGCTCAGCGCGGCCGTGGGGACGCTGAGCGCGAAGGCCAGCGCCCCGGCCCGGGCCTTGGCGTCGGCGGCGGTCGGCGGGTTCCGCACGGCGGCGGCGAGCGGGCGCAGGAAGCGCAGCCAGTCCTCGATGGCGGCGGGGGTCATGAGATCCTCCTCGTTGCGAAGGTGACGTCTATCGGCTCGCCCGGGCCCTCGGCCTCGCGGCGCATGTCGTCCATCAGCCAGTCGAGCTTGCCCGGCCGGTCGCGGTAGACCTCGCCGCCGTGGCGGGTCGTCTCGGTCTTGTCGGGGAACAGCCCGGTCCAGCCGTTGGCGATGGATTGCTCGATGACGAGGCGCGGGTCCTGGCCCTTGGCGCGAAGGCGGTCGAGGGCCTTGAGCGACAACTCGGCCGCCCGCTGCGTCCAGCGCGCCTTGGCGACCTCGGCGCGGTAGCGCGACCAGTCGTCCCAGGCGTCGGCCGGCAGCCAGTCAGGCAGCGCTACGGCGATTTCCGGACGCGGCTTCGTGCGCCCCGCTCCCCCCCTGGGGGGGGACCCGTCCGAAGGACGGGGGGGGGATTCTTTCTTCTTCTCTACTACCTTCTCCTTCTCTATGGCATTTTCCGGCATGGCATCAGCATGGTTCGCGGAGTCCGAGGTTTTCTGCGGCTTTGCGGGAAAATGTAACGCGGCACTGGAAGTTACCGGCGGCGTTACAGGCGTTACTGCGGGCGTTACGGTAACGCTGGTAACGGCGTTACGCGTTACACCCTCCGACGGCGTTACAGCCCCCGCCGCCGCACGACGGCGCGCCCGCAGCGCCGCCACCCGCTGGCGGGTCTTCTCGCGCCTCTCGTCCTCCTCGCTGACCCGCCCCCACCGCGCCGCCGCACCCGCATGCGCGCTCCGCCGCCGCGCCGATCGCCGCTCCCACGCATGCAGGACCGCCTCTGCCACGACCGGGTGGTACAGCCGCCCATCCGAGCATCGGACCCAATGTCGCAGCGCGACCCCCCGCACCTCCGGCCACAGCGCGCCCGCGCCCGAGAGGTGCTGCAGCACCCTGTCATCGTCCGGCAGGCTGCCCGCCGGCACCTGGTTCCACGACTTCGCCCACAGCGTCACGCCAGCCTTGAACTCAGCCCCGTTCGCCAGCGCGTAGAAGTCGCTGTCCAGCAGGCGCATCACGTCGAGAGGCATGAAGCGCAGCCCGCGCAGGTCGGCCTCCGCCGGCACCAGGGGGTCCGGAAGGCCCTCCTCCCCATCCCGCAGGCGGACCACTCTTGCCATACGCCCCTCCGCACTTCCTGTGATCCTGAGCGATGCCGCAGCGCGCCCATTCGGCACGCGTGCGCATCAACCACACGGCAGGCTAATCCGCGATATGGTTCGGACGCAAGGCGAGTCTTTTCTCCTATCGTTCTGTGGTTGTCGGATTGATTTCCTTCCGTAGCATCCCCATATCCACCACATCACCCGTCGCTCGCGCCGGACGCACCGCGGATCCGCCGCGGCGCCGCCGCCGCCAGCCGAGGCACCATCATGCCGAAAGCGACCATCACGATCGGCGGCCCCATGAATTCCGAGGGGTTCGCCATGCTTGCCGCCGCCATGGCCGACGACGGCCTGCCGACGCGCGATCCCGACGACGACGCGGGCCCGGGCCAGCAGCCCACCCTCACCGCCGCCGGCACCGCCGACCCGGCCTTCTACCGCCAGGCGCTCATCGACGCCCAGGCCGCCAACGAGCCCATCTCGCTCGGCACCTGGGACAACGACGACGACGTCACCGACGCCGGCAAGTACACCCTGCGCTGCGCCGACCAGCTCGCCCTGGTCGTGCGCACCTACCAGCCCGGCGGCTTCGATCCCGACTATGGCGAAGACCGCGACGCCTACATCGCCATCTCAGGACGCCTCGCCCCCGTGCGCGGCTCCGCCTGGATCGGCAGCGACGGCGAGCCGATGCTCCCCATCGCGCGCGCCGACATCGCGTCCTCGGACGCATTCAGGGCCCGCTACGACGACGCCAGGAAAGCCTGGGCCGTCATCGACGCCAAGGTCCCGCCGATCGACATCCTCTGACCGCAAGCACGGCGCCCCTCCCGGGGCGCCGGCGCTTGCCGCGGCACTCCCGCCGCGGCCCGTTGAGCAAGAGGAACCACCCCATGCCCGACTGCTTCGTGTGCCCGCTTGGCGGGAACGCGAAAGCCATGTCCTTCGCCGAGTTCTTCCGGCGCTTCCCCCACCGCCTCGTCCCCGAGGCATGGGAGGCGCTCGCAATCGCCGCCATGACCGACCAGATCATCGAGTTCCGCGACGATCGGCACGACCCCATGAAGGCCGTGTCGACCAACTTCGTCACCACGAACCCGACGGTGCCCGACGGCGCGCCGTACTGGTCGATATCCGCCAGGACGCTGAAGCTCGCCACCGCGCGCACGCTGCTTCACCAGCCGCAAGCGCGCGTCGTGACGCCGACGAAGCTCCTCACCGACGATCGTGGTCCGAAGACCACCTATCGCCTCGGCCTGCGTGCCTCGGTGACCGTGGACTCAGACGTCCTCGTCGACGCGCATTCGCCCGACGACGCGATCGCGCTCTTCGAAGCGTCCCCCGATCGCTACCACGGCGAAGCCATGGACGTGCTCGAGAACTCCTGGGACTGGCACGAGCTGACGCCCATGCAATGGATCGTCGTCTCCGCCATCCCCACGGACGACTGACATGCCGCATGCCGCCGGCGCCCCGTGCGCCGGCGTGCAAGCCGGCCCGCCCGCTGCCGGGCCTGCCCGTCGTGGCACTAGCAGCGCAGGAGACAGCCATGAGCTTCCCCTTGCCGAGCGTGCGCTCCGTCTCCGGAGTGGCGCTCAAGGCGGCACTCGATGTGATCGCGACCGTGGCCCGCTGGCGGGACGCCCTGCCGAACGACCCCGACACGATCCGCGACGCCGCCATCAAGGCTCTGGCCGCGCTCGAGCTCATCCGCGAAGCCCCCACCGCCACCGCGGCGCGGGGCTTCAAGACCGACGCCCTTTCCGAAGACGAGATCCTCGCCCTCTACGCCGCCCGCAACGCCTGGTTTCGAGCCGGCTGGCGCGCAATCGACCGGGCGATGGCCGTCTACGGCCCCGACTGGGGGAAGGTGCCCGGCAACCGTGTCTATGCCACGGTGCCGCGCAACCTGCGCTTCCGCTACAACCGGCACACCCGCAAGGTGACCCTCGATGCCGCCCAGCAGATCATCGCCGCCCCGGTCTTCTGGGTCGACGGCGACCTGCCGGCCGAGGTGACGATCGGCGGAGTGGTGCCGTCCCCCTGGCAACCCGACCTCGCCAGGCTCTCCCGCGAGGGCGAGATCTGGTCGAGCGGGAAGTGGGCGAAGACCTTCGAGATGAGGGTCGACTACGAGCTCTGGCGCGCGAAGTACCCGGACCAGTACCGGAACACTTCGGCCACCAGGTCATAGCCGATGGGCCATGCCACCCCTCGCGGGAGGCATGCGCCAACGGACCGCCGCGCCCCCCCGGCACCGTCCTCCGAGGCGGGGGGCCATGGAGACCACCATGACCGACTTCACCCTCGCCGGCTCCGATGTCGGCGTGCGGCGCGTCGACTTCGCCGGGCTCGTCGCTGAGCTCGGCGACGACGCCGCGCTGGACGCCATCGCCGCCACCGAAAATGGCGGCGTGCATCGCGCGCCCGGCACGCCGGTTCGCCTGGTCCGCCGCTTCAAGAGCGGCGACGAGGCGCTCGGCTTCGACTACTTCGCCCGCAAGGCCGGCGTCTCCCCCGAGGAGCGCGCCACGCCGGAGGGCGAGCCCGCCGACGACGACAAAAACGACGAGACCAACCGCAACGCTCCCCTCGAAGGGGAGGCGCTCGCACCCTCGTATCAGCACCTCTACACGACGTTCCAGCAGGACCCTGAGTCGGTCCAGCTGAAGCGCGTGACCGTGCGCTTCTCCCTAACGGTGCCCGTCAGCCTGGCTGTGCGGGCGCCCGACGAGAAGGCCGCGCGCGAGGTGGTTCGCCGCTACATCACCGGCGAGGAATTCGACACCGACACGGCCATCCTGATGAGCCCGGTGGACATCCTCGCCGCCGCGGCGCGCCGCCTGGAGAATGCCGAGAACCTGGCCGAGGCCGAATGGTCGGCCTCCACCTTGCGCGTCGAAGACGTGACCAAGGAGGAGGTCGAGAAGCTGCTGCGGCGCCTGCTCGCGGAGGAACTCCGCGCCTACCAGGAGACCGTCGTCAGCAACGTCGACGCACTCGCCGCCATCTTCGAGCGCGGTGGTTGATCGCATGCCCGCCCGGCCCCGCGTCGGGCGGGACATGCGATGCCTCGCCCCCGGGCATCGCCCGTCGCGAATGGGGGCCGGAGACACCATATGTCCTCCATCCAGATGCCGCCCCCCAATCGCGGGGACCGGCGCCGCCTCGAGCGCAAGCAGCGCAAGAGGAACCGGAAGTATCCCATCTTCGGAATGATGGCCCACGGGACCTCCCGTGACCACGAAGAGCTCGCCCGCACCCCCGAACAGTCCGCCGATCACCACATGAAGATGATGAAGGACCTGTTCGAGAAGGCTGGCGCCAACTCGACGCCGCACCTGATCACATTCGGCCCGTCGGGCTCGATGTTCATCCTCGGCGACCCCGAGGAACACGACAACGCGACCTCGGTCGCGCCTTCGCAAGCGAAGGTGGTCGCCTGGACGGCGGCCTGGGCCAAGCGCCGCAACGCCGACAGGTACGTCCTCGGCGTCGGTGCCTGGGTCATGCCGAACGCCCTGGCGAACGACCGGCAGCCGCGCCGTTGCATCCTCGTCGTCGTGGACGATCGCGAAGCCGGCCTAACCATCAAGGCCAGCGAGGTGGTGCACGATCCGAAGACGGACTCCATCGTCGGGTTCAACGACCACGCCCCGATCGACCTGGGGATCCAGAAGGTCCTCTTCCGCAACCTGCTGCCGGCCAAGTCGGTCGGCGCAGAACTCGCCGCATGAGAGTCCGGCGCCCCTTCCCGGGGCGCCGGCGCTAGCGGCGTCTCCCCCCGGGCGCCGCCCTTCGATCACGGGGGATCATGGAGAACCACTACCATGACGACCAACGCTGCGCGCCGCGACCCGGCGCGCATCGAGCAGGCCATCGAGTGCCTGCGCCACGCCCGCCGCCTCCTCCGCAAGGCGGGCTGCAAGCGCGCCGCCCAGCGCGTCCGCGGCGCCCTCAAGAGCGCCGAGGGCGCGCACCGGCACGCCGAGAACCTGGTGGTCCGGCACGGCGACTACGGCCCGCCGGCGCCCGCCATCACCACCGACCTACTGCAGCCGCCGCCCGACCTCGCCCAGAAGTGGGAGGCCGAGGCGCGCCGGCTGACCGCGGCGGCGGGAGCCTCGTGATGAACACGCCGCTCCCGCCGCCGGTCGGCTTCGTCGTCTACCGCAGCGCCGCGAAAGCGGCGGTGCAGTGGAGCCGCACCGTGAAGCTCGCCGAGACCAAGACCTTCGTCGAGGCCTGCATCAAGGCCGTCGCGCACTCCAAGAAGATCAACGGGGAGACCCGCGTCTTCCCGGTCGGTGCCGACCCCCGCAATGGCGCAAATGCCTGGGCGGTGGCCTGGTACGGCGAGACCATCCACCTGCGGCACGGCCCGTCGATGCGCGACATCATCGCGCGCGCCGCGGCCGCGACCTGATCGTCTGCCACCGCCGGCTTCGGCCGGCGGTGCGCAAGCGATGCCACGCCCCCGGGCATTGCCCGTCGCGAACAGGGGGCCATGGAGACCACCATGACCATCTCACTCGAATTCCAGCGCGTCGTGATGCTCAGCACCGGGCACATCACGAAGGACGACAACGAGCGCCTGCACGAAATGGCGCTCGCCGACCTTGAGGACGGCGCGCAGCCGTTCCTGGTCGCGTCCTATTATGGGGGCTTCCTCATCCGAGTGCTCGGGGAGCCCATCTTCCCCGAAACGCTTCATCAGCGCGAGAATGCCGGCCTGTCCGATGCCTTCCTTGCCCTGATGAAGTTGGCGGCCGAGCACAAGGCGGACTGGCTTCGCCTCGACACGGACGGCCTCACCTCCGATGAGTTGCCCACTTTCGAGTGGTGACCAAGCCGCATGCCGCCACCGGCCCGTCCGGTGGTGCGCATGCCTTCCGTCCCGCCCGCGCGGGAGGCCCGTCGTGGCCATAGCGGGCGAGGAGACCTCCCCCCATGGGGAAGAACCCTTTTCCTCCGGCGACGCCAGACGACCTGGCGCGCGTCGCGCCCATGCTCAGCTTCATGTCGAGCATGGAAGGCAGCTCGCGCTTCGCATCGGCGCTCCTCGAGGCCTTCAACCTCGTGAAGCTCGATGCGGAGACGCGCGCCTGGCTCGAAGGCCCCGTGGTGGTGCATTCCACCTCGACCTGGCCGATCGAGCACGGCGATACCCCCCGCTGGATGCTGGACCGGATCCCGGCCGAGAGGCTGGAGATCGTCATGGGCCAGCATCCGGGGATGATCGTCGGCCCGTGCGAGATCGCAGCGGTGATGCAAAGCGCCATCCATACGGCGCCCCTCACCATGCAAGGCAATGGCCTGTATCTCTGGGCCACGGCCCGCGCGCTGCAGCATCGCACGCACGAAGACGGCACCCCGAATCCGCTGTCGGTGGAGGAAGCCGAGCGCATGCTCGGATCCCGGCTCCCACAGGACGCCGAGATCCTCAGCGCGGCCGGCATGTACCACCAGGACTACCGCTCCCTCTGCGCCGAGATCCGGCGCAAGGTGGCGGCAGGCGGGGGCAAGCGCATCGCGCCTGGTCTCAGGCCGCGGCCTGCTCCCCTGACGGCGCCCATCGCGGCGCCGCCCAAGACCGTCCCGGTCCCTTCCGAGGTCGCGGCCGTCCTGGCCACGTCGACCTGCGAGGGGAACGTCCTCAAGCTCCCGCAGCAGCTCGATCGCCCGACCTACGAGGCGACCGATGCGGTGCTGAAGGCGCTGGGAGGGAAGTGGAATCGCCACAAGGGCGGGCACGTCTTCGCCGAAGACCCCGCCCCGCTGATCGCCAATGCCCTTGGCGACGGCGCGGTCATCGACCGCAAGAAGACCTTCGAGATCTTCGAGACGCCGCCCGAGGTGGCCGCGCGCATGGTGGGGATGCTCCCCGCCAGCGAGCGGCTCCTCGAGCCATCGGCCGGTACGGGCCGACTGGTGAAGGCAGCACTCCTCGCGGGCACGGCGCAGTCCATCCACGCCATCGAGGTTGACCCGCGCAACGTGGGCGAGCTGCGAGCGATCGCAGATCCCCGCGTCGCGGTGATCCATGGCGACTTCCTTTCCATCGCCGGAGACACCACATATGACGCCTGCGCGATGAACCCGCCGTTCCGAAACGGCGCCGACATTGCGCATGTGCGTCGTGCCTACGAGCTGCTTCGGCCAGGCGGCACCCTCGTCGCCATCATGAGCGAGGGCGCGTTCCACCAGCAGCAGCGCCGGGCCAAGGAGTTCCGCTCCTGGCTCCGCGACCTCAAGACCGAGACGGAGAAACTGCCCGCCGGGACCTTCCGCCAGGAAGGCACCGACGTGGTTACGCGGCTCATCCAGATCCGGAAGCCGTGATCGCATGCCGCCGCCTGGGCAACCGGGCGGCGCGCAAGCGTCTCAGCCGCCCCCCATGGGACGCCCGTCGTGAACGGGGGGAAGGAGATACCCATGATCGCTCAGCTGCTCGAACTCGTCGGGAAATTCATGCTGGCGATGGCGAACACGGTCGCCGCCTTGATGGTGGTGGTCGATATGATTCGCCGTCGCAGCGCCCCGGCGCAGGTCGGGAGCTACTGACCGCGTGCCGCCGGCCTCCGCTCAGGGGGCCGGCGTGCAAGCCGGTCCGCGCCCCAGGGACCGGCCCTTCGAGGAAATGGGGCGAAGGAAGAGAGAGCATGACCGGAACATTCGCGTTGGACCTCAGGACCATCGCGCACGCCCTCCTGCCGGAGGGGCTGCGCCGCTGGCTGGCCCACCTCCTCGAGCGCTTCGGGGAGGTGGCCGCCTTCGGCACGGCGATCATCGCTCTGGTGGTCGGCATTCTGCGCTGACCACCGCACTGGCCCATCTGGGCGACGCCGCTTCGGGAGACCGGGGCGGCGTTTTTTCTGTTGCGCCGCGAATCGCAGTATGCTGTGAACCACATCGAGCCGCCTCCCCGGCGGCTCGACATTCTTGGACGTTTCCTCCCTAGACTCGGCCGCTGGCGGACCACCCGCCGGCGGCCTTTCTTTTTTCCGCTTGACGCAAACCACAGGATCGTGTTGTTTTCCTCTCGTCGTTATGACGGAGGCGAGAGTGAGCGACGCGATAGATGTGGCCGAGGCCCCGGCGGTTCCGGCGAGGCCCACACCCCGGGAGCCGGGGCTCCATTTCAATGTGCCGGAGGCCGAGTACCACTCGGGGCCGGAAGTCTCCGTCTCGAAGCTCAAGCGCCTGGCCGTCGCGCCCGCGAAGGTCCTGGTGCCGCAGAAGGAGACCGAGGCCCTCGCCGCCGGGACCCTGCGCCACATGGCGCTGCTCCAGCCCCATCTGCTCGAGGCGACCTACTTCGTGACCGACCTCGAGCGGATCTCCGCCCGCGAGAAGGCCACCCAGGCCGAGATCGAGCGCGCCGGCGGCCGCGAGCTGGTGAAGCGCGCGGAGTGGGAGGCCGCCCTGCGCCTGCGCGACGCCGTCCACACCCACCCCACGCTGCGCGACATGCTCGCCCCCGAGGGCCTCGCCTGCGAGGCCAGCTTCTACTGGATCGACGCCGTGACGGGCCTGCGCTGCCGCGGCCGCGCCGACGCGCTGCGGCTCGACTGGGGGGTGGCGATCGACCTCAAGACCACCGAGGACGCCAGCCCCGCCGGCTTCGCGCGGGCCGTCGCGAACTACAAGTGGCACTGGCAGAACGCCTTCTATGCCCAGGGCCTGACCGCGACGTGGCAGGACCCGCAGGCGTTCTTCTTCGTCGCGGTCGAGAAGGAGCCGCCCTTCCTGCCGGCGATCTACGAGCTCGACCAGCGCGCCGTGGATCTCGGCCGGCGCGATGTCGCCGCCCAGCTCGAAATCTGGGCCCGCTGCGAGCGGGCCGGGATCTGGCCCGGATACGACGAGCGGCCCGTGCGCCTCGATCTGCCCGGTTGGGCCTACGCGCAGGCCGGGGAGTACGCCTGATGTCCAGCGCCGCCACCATTCCCGCCGGCCTGGTCGCGCTCGGCCTGACCGACGGCCAGCGCCCCTTCGTGCTGGCCCAGGCCGAGATCGCCCAGTGCATGCATGACCTCGGGCTGGTCATGCTGGCCCCGCCCTCCGAGGCGGCCGTCGCCCGCCTCGCCGGCGTCGCCGCCGGCCTGGACCGGGCCGCGAACAGGCTGCGCCGGGAGATCCTGCGCCAGGCGCCCGAGGCGGCGCCCGAACCCGCCGTCGTGACCCAGGAGATGTGCGAGGCCGCACATGCGGCCCTCGAGCAGCAGGCCAAGGGCGAGCTCTGGGACGACGCCGATGAGGTCCTCGAGGGCATCGAATGGCCGCCCATCCTGAGCGCCGCGCTCGCCGCCCCCACCCAGCAGAAGGCATGACGCCATGAGCCAGAACAGCAAGCCCCCCACGGGCGCCCCCACCCGCGATCTCGCCACCATCCGCGCCGCCGGCAAGCAGGTGGCCAAGGACGCCGGCGGCGACCTCGTGAAGAGCTTCTTCGAGGCCCACAAGGACACCATCGCCGCCGTGCTGCCCCGGCACATGACGCCGGAGCGCATGCTCAACCTCGGGCTGCGCGCCCTGCGAGTCACGCCCCGCCTCATGGAGGCGAACCTCGCCAGCCTGTTCGGCGCGACCGTGACGGTCGCGCAGATGGGCCTCGAGCCGAACACCCCGCTGCGCCACGTCCACCTCATCCCCTACCGGAACACCAAGGCGAACCGGACGGACGTGCAGGTCATCATCGGCTACCAGGGCTACATCGAGCTCGCCCGCCGCTCGGGCCAGATCGAGACGCTGGCCGCGCGCGCCGTCTTCGCCCGCGACAAGTTCCGGATCAGCTACGGCATCGAGGACACCATCGAGCACGAGCCGGCGCTGAACGGCGAGCGCGGCGAGTTCATCGGCGCCTACGCCGTCGCGAAGATGAAGGGCGGCGGCTACCAATTCGAGTGGATGGCGAAGGGCGAGATCGACCGCATCCGGGACGGCTCCTCGAACGTGAAGGAGGCGCTCCGGGCGGCCGAGAAGTACAAGCGGGCGCCCCAGGGCCCCTGGTTCGAGCACTACGACGAGATGGCCCGCAAGACCGTCATCCGGCGGCTGGCCAAGTACCTGCCGCTCTCGGTCGAGCTCGCCTCGGCCATCGAGCTGGACGAGAAGGCCGAGCGCGGCGCCCCCGTGAACTTCGGCAAGGTCCTCGACAACGTCGACTACGCCGAGGTCGTGGCGGCGGAGGAGGAGGACGGCGAGCCGGAGGCCACGGAGCAGGCGGAACGGGCGGAGCCGGCCGCGGCCGTGCTCCCCCTGCGCGGGGCGCGCCAGGTGGATGGCGAGGCGGGCCGGCCCCCTGTCGCCCAGGAGGGCGTGGTGGAGCTCGCGGCAGCCTACCGCTCGACCGTCGAGGCCATCCTGGGCGACGAGCCGCGCTTCACGGTCAGGGTCCTGGTCATGCCGAACGGCGCCAAGCCGGCCTGCTTCCTCGACCACAAGGGGCACGTCCATGCCTACCTCGAGGAGGCCCAGGCCCGGGCGGCGGCGGCGCGCATGGTCGACGCCGATGACTTTCCCGGGGCGGGCGCCTGACCAAACGCCCGCTCCATTCACCCCAGCACAAGGTAGATCCCAATGAGCCAGTCCCATCTGCTGCCCGACGAGGCCGAGATCGCCCGCGCCCAGGCGCAGGTGACCGAGGAGGCGCGTGAGGGCGAGCAGACCTTCGCCACCCTCGTCGCCTCCGCCTCCGGCGCCGTGGTGTCGGTCGAGGTGTTCCAGACGAAGCGCGGCCCGCAGCTGCACGTCGTCGCGACCGGCAACGGCCGCCGCATGCAGCCCCTCATCTTCGACCGCTTCCAGATGGCCGCCCTGCTCGGCGCCATGGAGGGCGCTCGCCAGACGGCGATCAACGGGGCGGCGGATCCCTTCTGATGATCCCCCTCAACGGCATGCGGGTCCGTCACGATGGCCCCTGGCTGTGCCACGACGCACGGCTGAAGACGCTCTACCCGGCGGACCACCCGGCCCGCCGGCCGACCAAGCTGACGCACTTCGCCGATGCCGTGAGCGCCACCAATGCTCTCAGCATCGACCACGGCCACCTGCTCGACCTGGTGTGGAAGATCCGCTCGGCCGAGTCGTTGGCGATGCATGTGCGCGAGCACACCGGCTGCGAGAGGACCCGGGCGATCGCCATCGAGCTGTCGACCGGCTTCTTCGCGGACGTGCTGTCCGACATCGACGCCCTCCTCGCCCGCAAGGCCGAGGCGGAGCTCTGGGCCGAGGGGGACTGAGCCATGACCGACCTGCTGCCGCTCTTCCTGCGGCTGGTGCGCCAGGAGGAGCGCGAGCGCGACTTCACCGTGCGCCAGCTCTCGGTGCTGCTGCTGATCAACGCCCGCGGCGCCATGACCGTGCGGGCCATGGCGGCCGAGATGGGCATCCCGAAGCCTTCGGTGGTGCGCGCGATCGACGCGCTCCAGCGCATCGAGTTCGTCCGCCGGCGGGAGGATCCGAACGACCGGCGTAGCGTCCTGGTCTCGCTGCGCGCCGCCGGCCAGCGGTTCGTGGACGGCATCCGGCAAGAACCGGAGGGCAGGACCGTTCGCGTCGCCGAGCCCGTGGGGCTCAAGCTCGCGCGCCCGACAGCCGCCCAGGCATAAGCCGGTAATCACATTTTCCTGTTGTTATGCGCGGGAAAATGTGCTGACTTCTGGGAGGGAGAAGCGGATGAGCCAATTGCTGAAAGCGGTCGACGTCTATGGGCTGCTGCGCGAGCGGATCGCCGCCGCAGGCAGCCAGCGGGCCTACGCCACGCGCGTCGGCATCAGCCCTCAGTTCCTCTCCGACGTCCTCATGGCGCGCTCCGAGCCCTCGGCCGCCATCCTGGCCGACCTCGGCCTGCAGCGGGTGGTCCGCTACATCAGGAAGGATACGGTGAATGCCGGATAACAAGGCGACCAAGCAGACATCCGACGAGGCCGAGGTCGGCGGCATCGCCGCCGAGCGGCTTCGTTCGATCATTGAGCGCATCGAACGCCTCGAGGAGGAGAAGAAGGCGCTCTCGTCCGACATCAAGGACATCATGGCCGAGGCCAAGTCCGCCGCCTTCGACGTGAAGGTCCTGCGCCAGATCCTCAAGATCCGGAAGGCCGAGCCCGCCGAGGTGGAGGAGCAAGAAACCTTGCTCGACCTCTACCGCCGCGCGCTCGGGATGTGAGCGCCATGGCCTTCAGGGATCCTCCCCAGGATTGGCCGCCCGAGGACATCGCGCGGCTGCGCGAGCTCTGGGCGACCGGCATGTCCACGGCGAAGATCGGCCAGGCGATGGGCCGCACGAAAAGCGCGGTCGTGGGCAAGGCGCACCGCCTCGATCTGCCCGGGCGGAAGTCGCCGATCAAGAAGGCCGCCGCGCCGGCGCCGAAGCCGGCAACCAGGCCGGCCGCCGCGGCCCCCAAGATCCAGCCCGAGAAGGCTCCTCTTCAACGCATCCCCCTTCTGCGGGGCGGGGCCGCGGCGTTCCAGCACATCATGGCGCGCAACGCGCAGGCCCGCGCCGCTGACCAGGCCCCGACGCCGGAGCCGCAACGCGAGCTCCGCGAGGCTCCTCCGCCCGCCGTCTCCGCCGCGGTGCGGGAGTCGGGGCGCGCGTGCCGCTACTGCCTGCCCTCGGGCCAGGACTTCCCGCGCTGGCGCTACTGCGACGCCCCGATCCAGGCCGACGGGCGCCGCTACCCCTACTGCGACGAGCACTATTACCGCTGCATCCAGCAGCGGGCCGAGAAGCAGGATGCGGCGTGATGGGCGACCTGTTCGGCGGCTCTCTCCCCATCCCGCTCGAAGCGCAGATCAAGGAGGTCGAGCGGGAGATCGCGCAGCGCGAGCGCGTCTACCCCCGGTGGGTCGAGGCTGGAAAGCTCCCGCGCGCCACGGCCGACCGGCAGATCGCAGTCATGCGCGCCGTCCTCCACACACTGAAAGGGCTTTGCTGATGCGCCCCGCCCCCTGGCTGCACCTCGAGCCGCATCGCCTGGGCGGGCTGTATGCCTCGCCCTACGGCTCGCCCTACGGCGCCTTCGAGGTCCTGCACAAGCCGACCGCGACGACGCTCCGCATCATCGCCTCCTCCGATGTCTTTGAGCACGTCTCGGTCAGCACGGCCCGCCGCACGCCAAACTGGGCGGAAATGGAGTTCGCCTGCCGCCTGTTCTGGGACGAGGAGGAGGCGGTGATGCAGCTGCACCCGCCGCGCAGCCAGTGGGTGAGCAACCACCCCTACGTGCTGCACCTCTGGAAGCCGGCCGACCCGGCGACGCCGATCCCGCTGCCGCCGCAGCTGATGGTTGGCATCCCTGGGGTGGAATTCGACCCGAACAACCCGAGGGACCGCGACGCGGCAGCGGCCGTGCATGCCGCCCTCTCCCAGAAGCTCGATGCGCACCTGCGCTCGGGAGGCCGCTGATGCCGCTGTTCATCTCGGTCGCGATGCTCCGCGACCCCGTGCGGAATCGCGTCTTCAACCACACCCTGGTGACCATCGCCCCCAACGAGGCGAAGGCCATCGAGGCCGCCAAGGCGGACCTGGCGCGCATCCATCCCACGATGGAGCTGCGGGACGGTTCCATTCTCATGGTCGAGCCGGCCGCGATCCGCGCCGCCTATGCCGAGCTTGCCGGCACCAAGCCCGCCGCGTCCGGCGAAGGCCGGATGCAATGAGCGCGCCCGGGGCCGACCGCAAACCGATGGTCGTGCATTGCGGCGACTGCAAGCACGTCTGGACGGCCTGTTGGCTGCCGATGGACGCGCTCAAGGTCGCGCGTCTGGTGAAAGGGCTCTGCTGCCCGTCCTGCGGCGCGACGCCGAAGCGGATCTTCATGGGAGACGGCACATGACCCGCGCCCCCAAGCGCGTGCGCGAGATCCTCGGCGCCCTGGGCGATGCGTGGGTGTGGGACGGCTTCACCGGCGGCCACCACCTCCGGTTCCGCCACAGGGCCAGCGGTGCAGCCCTGTTCGCCGCCAGCACATGCAGCGGTCATCCCCGCCGCGATCTGCAGAACACCCTGGCCATGGCCCGGCGCCTCGAGCGCCAGACGACGCCAGACGGAGTGCGCGCATGCAAACGTTGAGCCTCGCGATCATCGTGCTCGCCGGCGCGGTCATCCCTTCGTTCTTCCTGTACGCCGTCGTCTATGAGCTGCGGACCGGGAAGAGCTTTGCCCTGGGCGGCCCATCCACGCCGCTCTCCGAGAAGGGCCCGTTCGCGGCGGCGATGGTCGTCCTCATGGTGCTGAGCAATCTCATCCTGGTGATCGCCGGCATCGCCCTCTTCGCGGAGAAGAACCTGTGACCAAGCAACCCAGTCTCGACATGCCGGCGGCCGTACCGGCGGACGGGCGCGTCGTTCCCATCGCCGACCCGAAGTTGCGCGTCCTCGTGCTCGCGATGCTGGGCCTCCGGGCGGCGAGGAGCGTGCTCGAGCAGGAAGGCAAGTTCGCCCACGGCCTCGCGGGCATGCAGGTCGCCAGGACGCTCATCGAGCGCGAGTACTTCCAGACGGAGGCGGAGGTGCACCGCCGCCTGCCCAAGGTGATGGCGGCCGCCGGCGTCGACCTGAGCGCGTGGCAGGCCTGGGCGTTCAAGGATGGCGGCGAGGCCGTTGTGTGCCGCCCGTTCGCGGACGCGATCGAGGAGGTGAAGGGATGACCGACGCCCCCGACATGCAAGCTGCCGTGCCGGGTCCGGCTGCCGAAGCATGGATCCCCACCGACTATTCGGACGAGATCATCTACCACACCACCGACCACCCCTCGGAATGGCTCATCCCCCGCGGCTCCGGGCATGTCCTCGGCGATGAGCACGGAGAGGAGCCGCATGACGACGTGCCGCTACTCAAGGACGGCGACATCATCAGCTTCGATCGGCGGACGCAGCACGGCACCGGCACCCTCACCGTGCATCACCTCCCCGACGAGGACGAGGATGATAGCGGCTGGAGCCGCTGGACGATCGACCCGCCGATGCCGGCGGCCCCGTCAGGGGCGGACATGCATCTCTGCCTGGCCGACGACCCGGAAATCTACGGCGTCGAGCCCGGCGAGGTGGCTGACGAGCTGGACCCCGGCACCTACACGGTGCGCTTCTACGCCTGGGTCTCCGTGCCGTTCCGCTACGACGCCAAGGCCGGCGAACTGGTGCGCCTGGTCGCGGGCAAAAGGGCGCCGGCATGACCGACCGCCCCATAATCTTTTCAGGCAGCATGGTCAGGGCGCTGCTCGACGGACGCAAGACCCAGACGCGGCGGATCCTGAAGCCGCAGCCGAAGACCTTCCGCATCACTGAGGACGGGGTCGAGCAGGACGCCCCGGTGATCCTGCATCATACCGAGAGCGAGCCCTGGCCCAAGGTAGCGATCGGGCGCGTCATCACCCGCCAGGAGGTGCGTTACCGCCCCGGCATGCGCCTGTGGGTGCGGGAGGCGCACGCGACCAGCGCGAATCCAGATCTCAAGCCGTGGTATCGCCTCGATCATCCTGAGGCCACGGCCGCAGGCCCCCGGGTGGACGTCAAATGGCGCCCCTCCATCCACATGCCGCGCTGGGCCAGCCGCTTCACCCTGAACGTGACCGCGGTGCGCGTGGAGCGGCTGCAGCAGATCAGCGAGGCGGATGCGATGGCGGAGGGGATGATCAATCTCGGCGGCCGCGGTGTGCCTGACTGCTGGTGGCACAGCCACGACGGCCTCTCTCGCGCAGGCGCCACGGCGCGAGCTGCGTTCGGGATGCTCTGGGATGATCTCCACGGCGCCGGCGCCTGGGACGCGAACCCCTGGGTGGTCGCCATCACCTTCGGCGTGGCCAAGAGGAACATCGACGAGGCTGCGCCATGACCGGGCACTACGAGCGGCACGCCGCCTATCAGATCCTCGCTGGCTGGATCCGCCTCGAGCACGCCGGCGCGCGGCGCCGCGAGGCGGTCAGCTTCCGCGCCGCCGACGACATGCAGGACCTCTGGACCTGGATCCTGCGGGAGGGGCTGGCATGACCGCCCGCGCCCTCCGCATGCTCTACCGCGAGGTCCCCGAGGTGAAAGGCTGCCTGACCGGCTGCGGCAAGTGCTGCGGCCCGGTGCCCTGGTCGCCGGCGGAGCTCGAGCGGGTGGCATCGCGCATCCCGCCGGGAACGCTGTCGAGGCCGGCGCCATCCGGCCCCACCGAGATGGTGATGCTCATCAACCCCGTGACGGGCGGCTGCGCCATGCTCGACGCCGAGAAGCGCTGCACGGTCTACGAGGCGCGCCCGCTGATGTGCCGCATGTTCGGCGCCGTGGCCGGTCCTGGGCTCGAATGTCCCTTCGGCGCCCGTGCCGGCCGCCCGCTGTCCGATCGGAAGGCCGGCGCCCTGGCGCAGCGCTACAAGCGCGAGGCGCCATGACGCAGCTCGGGCTGTTCGACACGGCCGACGGCTCCGACCGGCACGGCGGCATGGCCATGCCGGACTGGCTGCACGACGAGCTATGGGGCGAACGGAAGGTCGCTGCCACCGTGTCGCGCGGCAAGGGCGCCCAATGGGTGATCGAGGTGGTGCAGGCGCCCGACCGCTCCTGCTGGTTCGCCGCCTACGCCTACGACTTCTGGGACGCGCCGGACGGCACGGCCTGCGGCGGCGGCACGCCCCTGTGCCACCGCGGGGAGACGCGCGAGGCGGCGATCGCCGCGGCGGCGCGCGCGCTCATGGCCCGGTTGCCCGACCCCGACAAGCTCAAGGGCAAGGCCCGGGCGCACGTCCGCGCCTTCCTCGAGGGCCTGGAGCGCGTCGCATGACGGCGCTCCGCCTGCCCGACTGGCCGCTCCTGATGGACCAGCCGACGCTGCAGCGCTACCTGAGCCTGACGCGTCGCCAGCTGAAGGCCTATCTGGCCGCCGGCCTGGTTCCCCCGGCGCGCGAGCACCTGCCCGGCCAGCTGCGCTGGCACCGCGGCGAGGTGGATGCTTCGATCGCCCGCGCATGGGGGATGCGCCAGGCGGAGGAGCCAGGGGATGCGATCAGGGAAGCGAAGCAGCGCCTTGAGGGGCTCGCCGGCCCGGCCCGCCTACGTCCAGGCCGTGCAGGCGGCCAGCGGCGCGACCTACCTCTACTACCGCCGCAACGGCCGGCGAATCCCCCTTCCCGGCCCTGAGGGGTCGGAAGCCTTCCGGATCGCCTACCAGCAGGCTGAGAGGTTCTTCGAGGGCGCCTTCGCTCCCCCTGGCTCTGGGCGCCACACCGTCGAGGACGTCATCACCGCCTACCTCGACAGCGCCGACTATCGCCAGCTCGCGCCCAAGACCCGCGCCGACTACCGCCGTGTGCTGGACGGCTTCCGGACCCACTTCGGCGACCTCCCGGCGGCTGCGCTCACCGAGCCCTGGATCGAGGAACTGCGGGCCAGGTACGCTCCCGACCACAGCCGCGGCGATGCCGGCCACGCGATCGAGTGGAACGCGCTGCGCGCGCGCATGATCAGCGCCATGCGCCACTACCGGCGGGTTCACCCCGAGGCCGGTCTGGCGAACCCATGGGAGGCGTCCCGCCGCCTCAAGCCGCCGGTCAGCACCGCGCACCGGCCCTGGCCGCCGGAGGTGCTCCTGGCCGCGCTGCGCGCGGCGACGCCGGAGTTCCGCGCGCTGCTGGTCGGCTACCTCCTCACGGCGCAGCGCGGCGGCGACGTGACCCGCTTCGGGCCGGAGCAGTACGACGCCGCCAGCCGGACGCTCACGCTGAGCCAGGGCAAGACCGAGGTGCCGCTGCGGATCCATGTGCCGGCGCCACTGGCGACCGCGATCGAGGCGATGCGCGGCCGCGGCGCGACCAGGCTATTCGTCACCCCGCGCGGCCGACCATGGACGACAGCCAACGCGCAGGAGACGCTGGCGCGGCTGCTCGAGCAACTCGGCCTGGCGCGCTACACGCTGCACGGGCTCCGGGCGACAGGCCCGGTGGCGCTGAAGATGCTCGGCTTCGAGAACCGCGCCATCCGGGCGCTGACCGGGCACACCTCCGACCGCAACCTCGAGGTCTACCTGCGCGGCGTGGAGCACTACCCGCTCGCGCGCGAGGCGCAGGAAGCGCTCGCCGGCGTCTTCGGGCCAGTGATCGAGGACGCGCTCGCCGGATCCAACGAGCGCCGATTCAGCGGTGTGACCGGGCGCGCGGCCCGCGCAGGTGGCAAATCAGTGGCAAATGACAAATCTGGGCGGCGGGAGAAGGCTCTAAGTGATTGATTTTACTCTGGCATCCCGTACGGGATTCGAACCCGTGTTACCAACGTGGACACCACGATTTGCGCTAGATCAATGCCTTGAACCGGCAAATTTTCCAGGGCGCCGCCTGGTGCACCACATCGCCAGCACATCACTTCACATCGGCTTCATACGATCGGTAGGTTTTTTTCCTATTCTCCTGTGATACGGTGGAGCGATGACAACCACCTCGGCGGCGCTGGTCCGCCTGCCCTCCTGCATTGCCGTCGAGACCGCATGAGCGAATCGCCGGCGAGCGACACGCCCATCCTGTCGCCGGACGCGGTCTTCCGGATCTGGAACGCCTGCTTCTTCGTCGACGCGATGGACCGCCCCGAGGACCTGGTGCGCGTCGACGGCATCATCACCAGCGTGCCCTTCAGCCGCACGCGCGTGGGCAACCATGCCGCCGAGATCAAGGTCCTTCTGCTGGAATTACCGGAGCAGTTTCGACGCAGCGCCGGTGGCGGGTGGACCTTCCTCAACGCCTGCACGGACCGCCGCGGCCGGTTCTGGACGGGCGAGCACACGGCCATGGAGCAGCTGGTGCTCCTGGGCGTGGCGGCGGGGCTGGTGAGCTGGACGCTGCCGCGGGACCTCTGGTCGATCCTGCCCGGCGGGATGCCCTACCTGCGGGTGGAGGACCAATGACCGACGCCGAGCTGCTGAGCGCGATGAATGCGATCTGCCACCACCAGGTGGCGCGAAGCGTCCATCCGCTCACCTGCGGGAACGACAGCAACCACCCTCCCCTGTTCCCGCTCGTGCATGCGCAGCGCATCGTGCTGCGCTGCGCGCATTGCGACTACCGCCAGACCTACCTGCCCGACATCGTCAGACCTACCTGCCCGACATCGTGAAGAGCGCTGCCGCCTGCACCCGGGCATGAGCCAAGAGGACGTCGGCCACAGGTTTGACGTGAAGGGCGGCCGGGTGTCGGAGGTCTTGCACGGCCACTACGACCCGGGCGGATCGAAGTGGGACAAGATGATGACCAGGGTGAGGCGGGATATCGGGAGACGGTCCGCGCCGCGGGCGTCTACACCGGCATCGAGTTCATCTGATCCACGAACGACGAAAGGCCCGCCGGGCCCCAGGGAGTGATCCCCAGGGCCCGGCGGGCCTTCGTGCGTCACAATTCGACGGCCGGGGGACCACCCCCCGGCCGCCCTCGCCTGTCCAGACGGCGCTGGATCCTCTCGATTGGGGATGAGTGGTTCCGCCAGGCGCGCCGCCCGGCGAGCTCAGACGTAGCGGATGAGCAGGATCGCCGCCGCCTGGGCGTGCGCTACCAGCGCCGGCCAGCCAGCTTGGCGGATGAGCCGCTGGCGCTCCTCGACGGAGGCGCGCAGCCGCCAGGTCTTCCAGCCCCAGTGCGGCTCGATCTGCGCGATCTCGCGTGCCAGGAACCACACCGAGGCGATGCCGGCGCCGTAGAAGGCGCCGATCGCGCCGTCGCGCAGCAGGTAGCCGGAGGCCAGCGCGCCGAGCCCGGTCACCAGCATCGCGCCGGCCACATGCAGCAGGGAGGGGCCGAGGCCCCGCTTGGTCGCCATGTCCATGGATATCTCCCTTTCGTTCAACGCAGCGCGGCGCGCAGCTTCGTGATGATGTCCTCGAGCGCGGCAACGCGCGCCGCGAGAGCGGGATCTGCGCCGCCGGGAACGACGGCAGGGGCGACCGGCGCCGTCGGGCGCGGCACGGCCGGCACGGCCGGCTGGCCCGCCACGGCCGCGCAGGCGGCGGCCCAGTAGCCGCCCCAGGTCTGGCGGTGCGGCTTCCCGGGCCGCCAGTTGCGCAGATAGTACTGCCAGGCCTCCTCCTCGTTCACGGCCTCCGGAGCCGGCAACGGCCGCGGGTCGGTCAGCAGCAGCAGCCGCGCGAAGGCGGCGGCGAGCTCGTCGCCCTCGATGGTGGCGAAGTGCCGCCAGATGGCGTCCGCGTCGAACGGGACGCCGCCGGCGGCGGCGAGGTCCTGCGCGGCGGACCGGGACGCGGGGTGCCGCATGACCCCGGCCACGCCACCACCCCGCTCGAACTGCCAGAAACCCGTGGCCGGGCCGATCGCGCCCGGCACCAGGCGGCCGTTCTGCACCTCGAGCTGGTCGCGCGCCTCGAAGCCGCTCTCCTGCAGGCCGATCGCGGCCATCATGGCCATCGCCGGCGCGCCCCCGGAGGCGCCGTAGGTCGTGGCGATGTGGTCCACCGCCGGGCGGATGAGGGTGTTGAGCGGGATCGCCGCCATGGTCAGTGCCCCCTGCCGAAAATGGAGGAGCGCGGCGATCGCTCCCCCGCGGCCATCGCGCTGCTCGCGGCCACGGAGCGCTGCACCGCCGCCGTCGCAGCCAGCCCGCCGGCACGGCTGCCACCGACCCAGTACTGGCAGACCCCCCTGAATTCCACGACGAGAGCACCCACCAGCGCCATCAGGATGTCGCGAAAGCCGTCCTGCAGCCGCGCGACCCCGCCGATGTTCAGCAGGAGCACCGCGAGCGTCATCGTGAAGAGCGATGTGACGGCCACCGTCTGGAATGCCGGCATCCAGGCGAGGTTCGATCCGATCTTTGCCAACTCCACGGTCTGCCCCCGCGCGTTCGCGACGTCGGCCAGTGCGACGCGCAGCTCCTCGAGGTCGGCCTGGCGCTTCCGATCCTCGGCCGCGGCGACGATCTCGGCCAGCCGCACCCGCGCCTCGAGGGCCTTCTGCGGGTCGGCGCCGAACACCGCGGCCGCCTGGACGGGGTCATCGGTGCCGGCGACCGCCTGCACGACCGTCGCCGCCTGCTGAGCCGCCTGCCCGGCGGTCTCGCCGGCCAGGGTGCGGACCAGCTCTGGCACGAGCGTGGTGGCGACACCGACGAGCGCGCCAAGCGGCCCGGCGGTGACGAACCCCGTGGCCCCGGCCGCGATGGTGCGACCGGCCACGTCTCCGATATCGGTCATGGGGGATCTCCGTGCGCGAGCCTCTCGAAGGCGGGCAGCTCGCGGGCCCGCACATGCATCCTGGAGCCGTCCGGCAGCACCAGCTGGACCCACTGACCGTCCTCGACCCGGCGCACCCCGGGGTGCAGCAGGTAGGGCGTCACGCGCTTTGCGCGGACCCGCAGCCAGGCCTCGTCGTCGGCGCTCAGGCCGAGACCAGGGCCGCCTGGCGGAACATCTCGTCCAGGTTCGCGTCCGTCAGGCCGAACTGGGCCGCCATCTGCTGCACCAGCACCCCGTTCCGGGTGATCGTGTTCGCGTATTCCCACGCCTGCCATGCCGTCCCGCCCATCGCCCGCAGCGTGTCGTCGACGTCCTCGAAGAGCGTCCTGCCCTCGGCGCTGCCGGGCATGCCCATCAGCACCGCTCGAGCCTGGAAGTTCGTGATCTCCGGCGGCACGGTGCTGCCCGGCGGCAGCGGCGGCGTCGACGGCGTCCAGGCGCTCCAGGCGTCGATCGCGCTCTGAAAGCGCCCGATGTCGGTGAACCGCTCGTTCGGCGGGCGGGAGATCGGGCCGTCGCCATCATGGTCGACGAATTCGATCTCGCCCTTGGCCCCATACCACTGCACTGCATGGATGTTGGCCGCGACGTCGAGCAGCAGCGGCCCGCGCGCCTGGCCATCGATGATGACGATGCGCTGCGCGGGCAGGATGGTCATCCGCATGGGTCAGTTCTCCTGGGGGGGAAGCCGCCGCGGTGCGCCGACCAGCGGGCCCAGCAGGGAGGCGAGCGGCAGCATGGGTGCGTGGGCGGCGGCCTCGTTGGCGCGGACCATCTCGTTGCGGAAGCTCTCGATCGCGGCGCCGGTCTGGCGCGACTGCTGCGCGTTCTCGATCAGCAGCATCGGCAGCCAGGCCACCGCGCAGCCCCACTCGTCCACCTCCGCGCCCGTGTTCGGATTGGTGCCGCGGATCTGGGTGAACCAGGCGCAGTCGAGCTTGCGGCACGGCTCGAAGCCCGCCAGCGGGCAATTCGCCTTCGGCTCGATCTTCATGCGGCATCCTTCGTCGAAAGGGCCTCGCTGCGAAGTTGCGACATTTCACTAATCCCGGGCGGCGATGATCGCGTCGACGTACTTCACGGCCATGTCGAGGTTGTCCATCGCAAGAATGTGGTTGTGGGGCTGACTGCCACCGGTGGCGCCCGTAGTCGACGACCCAGCCGGGTATGGCGCCGCGCCACCGGGGCCGAACGAACCATCGCCCGCGATCCCGACGACGGAGTGCCAATGGGTAGGCATCTGGCTCTCGGTCAGCGTCGTATTTTCCACCGTGCCGCTCAGCCCCCGGGCCGCAGCGAAGGCGGCGCTGAAGTCGAGCGTCCCGCCCGAGCTCACCGACCCGCTCACCACGCGCAGGGCCTTGTCGTTGTGCGCCGTGCTCTTGGTCCAGCCGGTCGGCGCCGCGCTCTGCACGAACAGCATCGTCGTGCCAGAGGGGTAGTAGGTGCCGACCTTCGCGTCGACGTAGGCCTTCCGCGCGAAGGCGTCGTCCGTCGCCGGGTCGGACGACGGACCGACCGGCGTCTGGGTGAAGGTGCCGCCCCGCACATAGAGGTCCCACACCCCGGTCGTCGGATTGATCTCGCCGAGCTTCAGGTCGCCCAGCGCGACCGAGATGAAGATCATCAGGTCCCAGCGCGTGCCGGACACCTCCTGGATCCACATCATGCCCGGCTGCACATAGGTCGGCCTGGTGGCGCCGCGGTGCAGCGTGTGCAGCGCGTCGCGCTGGTCCATGAGGTCGTCGGCCAGCGACGGGCCCGACTTCGTGTCGGGGTCGATCGTGCCGAAGTCGAACTGCGTCATGGTGCGCTCCTCAATTCGGCGGCGTGCGGCTGTTGCTGCCCTGCTGCACCGCCAAGCGCCCTTCTAGCACCCGCACCGCGCCGCGCAGGTCGGCCACCGTCTCGCGCAGCGCCTTCACGGCGCCGTCGAGCTCGGTCATCACACGCACCTGGGCGATCTCGCGCGCCGCCTGGTCGCGCATGTCGGCCCGGTCGCGATCTTCGAGCGTCTTCACCCGGTCGGCAATCTCGCCGAGGCGGTAGTAGGCGATGGCCCCCCCGGAGATCAGCACGAGGGCCTGGATGGTGAGGGTGGCGATCAGGGCCAGCGGGATCCTCTTGTCGAACGACCAGTGGTTGTTCGGGTCTTCGGGCAGCGGCCGGGCGGGAATGAGCGACATGGAGGTTCTCACGCCGGCGGTGGGACGGTGCGCGCGACGACCTGGAAGGCTCCCTCGCGGGCCGCCTTGGTGCCGCTGGGGACCTCCCACCGCCAGCGCCAGACACCCGCGGTGGAGGGCGAGACCTCCGCGTAGAGCAGGTTGGCGTCGTCGGGATCGGGATTGGTCGAGATGATCTGGCCGACGTTGTCGGCCGGACCGAACAGCAACAGCCGCATGCCGGTCGGCTCGATCACGGCGTCGTCCTCGTCACGCAGCGAGGCGTCGAGCCGGATCGTCTGGCCGAGCGTGTAAATCTTCATGGCTCAGATCTCCCGCACCACGATGTTCTGCCGAGGCTGGTCTTCGGCCGCAGGCACCGAAACGACGCGCTCGCGCGCAGCGATCGTGGGGGAGCGCAGCCACACTACCGTCCCCGGCACCGGATAAGTCCCGGCCCGGATATTTTTCACGAGGAATTCACGCGCGAGCACCCGCGCGAAGCGCAGGTTGAAGATGACCTCGAGGCCCGCCTCGCCGGCCAGCAGGGCCTCGGCGAAGGCGGTCCGGTAGGCCTCGGCGAGCAGATCACCCTGGCCCAGCAGCAGCGCCTCGGCGCCGAGCAGGATGCGCGGCTCCGGCGCGACCAGGCCGCCCTGGCCGGCCAGTGCCGCAAGGGCGGCCAGATCCAGCCGGGCCAGCCCCGAGAGCCCGCCCTGCCCCGCCAGCGCCGCCGCGGCGAGCCGCTGCGCCTGGGGCGTCGCCGCAAGAGTGCCAGCGCCGGTGAGGGAGGCCAGCGCGCGCGCCCAGAGGCCCGCCTCAGCAGCCAGGGTGCCAGCGCCGGACAGCGCCACCGCGATCGAGGCGCCGCCCGTCGTGCTGGCGGCGAGGTTGCCTATACCGGAGAGGGCCGCCGCGATAGACAAACGAGCTTGTGGCTCGGCCGTGAGAGACAACGCCCCGGCCAGCGCCGCCTCGGCCAGCGCGATCCGCCGCGCGTCGGTGGCGAGGGTGCCGGCGCCGGCAAGCGCCTGGGTGGCGAACGAGGTCCGGCGAGCGTCTGCCGCGGCGGTGCCGGCGCCGGAGAAGGCGACGGCCAGGCGCAGGAGCGCGCGGGCGTCGGCTGCGAGCGTCCCGGTGCCGGTGAGGCTCGCGGTGCCGAGCTGCGTGCCTTCGGCGACGATGTAGAGGCTGCCGGCGCCCGAGAGGGAGGCGGCGAGCCGCAGCAGCGCCTTGGCGTCGGCCGAGACCGCGCCTGCGCCGCTCAGCAGCTCCGCGACGAGCGCGATGCGGCGGCTGTCGGCGGTGGCGGTGCCGCTGCCGGCCAGCGTGGCGGCGGCGCGTACCAGGGCGACCGGGTCGGCGTAGAGCCCACCGGCGCCCGCCAGGGCAGCCAGCGCGGCGGCCCGCATCCCCGCATCGACGGCGAGGGTGCCCTGCCCCGACAGGGCGGCCGAGGCGAACTGGGTGCCTTCGGCGGTGACAGAGATGGAGCCCGCGCCGGCCAGGCTGGCGGCGAGGCGCAGATGGGCCCGGGCATCGGCCGAGAGGCCGGCGACGGCGGCCAGGGCTGCGGCGTCGCGCAGCAGAACGCCGGCGTCGGCGGCGAGCGTCCCGACCCCCGAGAGGCTCGCGGCGGCGAAGGCGGCCCTGGTGCCGTCCACCGACACCGCGCCGGAGCCGGACAGCGCGGCGGTGACCCGGATCTGTGCGGCGGGATCCGCGGCGACCGCGCCGACACCCGTGAGGGCGGCCGAGGCGCTGACGGTCGAGCCCCCGATGTCCGGCAGGATGAGGGCGGCGAAGGCGAGGCGGACCCGGCTGCCGGCGCCGCTCTGCACCGTGGCGTCGGCGGCCAGGCTGCCGGCGCCTGCGAGCGCGGCCGTGAAGCGGATCGTGGCGGCGGCATCGGTGGCGAGGGCGCCGGCGCCGGCGAGCGCCGCCGCGGCGAGAGCCTGGTTCTGCCCGGTGGCGGCCAGGGTGCCCGCCCCGGTCAGGGCGGCGGTCCCGGTAGTGATGACCCCGGCGCTCGCGACAAGGGTGCCGGCGCCCGTCAGCGCAGCGGCGGCGAGAAGCTGGTTCTGGCCCGCGCCGACGAGGCTACCCGCCCCCGTGAGCGCCGCGGTGCCGGACTGAATGCGGCGCGCCTCGCCCGCCAGCAAACCGGCGCCGGTGAGGGATGCCTCCCCCTGGTAGGTCGTACCGCCGCCCTGGACGGTGGCGTCGGCGGCCAGGCTGCCGGCGCCCGAGAGCGCCACCGCCAGGCTCAGGGACGCCTTGGCGTCGGAGGACGCGGTGCCGGCGCCGGTGAGCGAAGCCGTCGCCTGCAGCGGGATCGGCGGGCTGATCGCCAGCGTCCACGACACCCACTGCTCGGAGGCGCTGGTGAAGGTGCCGGGGTCGAGCGACGAGGCGTTGGCCTGGTACTCGGCCGTGTTGGTCGAGGCGCCGCCCGTGCCCGCCGCCGCCTGGGTCTGGAGGTCGGTGAAGGTGCCCGGCGTGGTCGGCGCGACGGTGGCGACCGTCGTGCTGTCGCCCGAGCGGGTGACGATCCAGAGGTAGTCCTGCGCGCCGCTCGGGCCCGTGTGCTGAGGCGGGTTCGAGTTGGTCGACGAGTTGTTCGCGCTCGTGCCGGTGACCGGGTTGGTGCTGGCGTGCCCGGTGATGCGAAGCGAGGTGTGCGACGACTGCTCGGAGGCGCTGGTCGTCAGCGTGAGGGCGTCGGAGCCCTCAGCGATCTTCCAGATGATCGCGCCCGTGACGATGGTGCCGTTCGAGGCTTGCCCGAGGATGCTCCAGTTGTCGCCCGAGACGCCCGTGTTGATTGAGACGGTCGGGTTGCCGTCCACCGAGAAGACCACCACCAGCAGGTCGCCGGCCGAGATGCTGGCGGGCAGCGTGATGGCGTGCGACGTGGTGTTCGTTGCGGTGGTGCGGTTGTTCGCCCGGGTCTGGACGCTCGGAAAGGCCATGGCTTACGGCACCGGCACAAAGCGAAGCCTGAGGTCGGTGTAGTCCGTGATCGCGGCGCGCTCGCCCGCGCTGATCTCCTGCGTGTAGAGGGTCTCGGTGTCCGCCAGCGCCGGGTGCGACCACTCGGCGATGACGGTGGTGCCCTGCCGCAGCTGCACCGTCGCGCCAATCGTGCTGCCGTCGCGCCGCAGGGCGTAGTGCGCCTTGATCACCCCCGCCCCCGGCGCGCCGGGCAGCCCCAGTAGCATCTCGAAGGGATCCGACCCGCCGGGCGCCGACTGCGCATAGTCGGCCCAATCGGGCGGCGGGGTCTCATCGACGCGGGACCACAGGTCCGTCGTGCCCCCGAGCTGATCCGTCCAGCCGGTCGAGGCGGTGTCGGAGGTGGGGAACATCCACGTCTCCTTCACGTTCGCGCTGTCGACCGTCCCGACGCCGGCGAGCGCGGCGCGCGCGGCGGCGATGAGCCCCGCTTCGGTCAGCGCCGTCCCCTGCCCCGCCAGCGCGGCCAGGGCATTCGCTACCATCCCCCCTTCGGCGGCGACCGCGCCAGCGCCGGACATCGCGATGGCGGCGAGCGCCGTGCGCTGCGCGGCCGCGGCGGCGGTGCCCGCGCCGGCCAGGGCCGTGGCGAGGCGGATCTCCGCGCGCGGCTCGATGATAGCGGCGCCTGCCCCGGCGAGGGCGGCATTGGCCAGGCTGGTGCGGGTTGCCGCGGCGGCCGCGCTGCCCGCGCCCGTCAGCGAGACATTCTGTCGGACCTCGGCGCGCGGCTCGGCCGCCAGGGTGCCGGCGCCCGCCAGTGCGGCGGCGGCGAACTGTGTCGAGATGCTCGAGACGGCCAGCGCGCCTTCACCGGCCAGGGCGACACTCGCCTGCAGCAGGGCGGACGGTTCCGCCGCCAGGGCGCCCGCGCCGGCCAGGGCAGCGCTGTCGCGCAGCACAACCCCGGCCTGGGCCGCGAGGGTACCGGCACCCGTCAGCGCCGCCGTGGCGGTGTAGGTCGCCGCGGTCGAGGCCTCGGCGGCAAGGGTGCCGACGCCCGAAAACGCGGCGGTGGCGAGCAGATGGTTCTGCGCAGCCGCCGCCTGGGTGCCGACCCCGGCCAGGGCAACGGTCGGACGAACATCAGCCCTCGGCTCGACCGTCAGAGTGCCTGCGCCGGAGAGCGCCGCCGCGGTGAGCAGCTGGTTCTGCCCGGCCGCAGCGAGCGAGCCCGCGCCGGCCAGGGCGATGTCGCCCGAGACGGACCGGCTGGCCGCGGCGGCTACGGTGCCGACGCCGACGAAGGCGACGGCGATGGACAGCGCGGCGCGCGGCTCGGCGGCGACCGTGCCGGCGCCCGTAAGGGCCGCCTCGGCGAACTGGACGCGCCTGGCGTCGGCGGCGAGCGCGCCCGCGCCGGAGAGAACCGCCGGGAGGCTAAGCTGCGCGGACGAACCGGCCGTCGCGACGCCAGCGCCGGTGAGCGACGCGGTGCCTTGGTAAGTCGTGCCGCCCGTCGCGTGTAGTTCGGCGCCACCTGGGACGAGAACGCCGAACGGCATCATGGCGTTACTCCGGCGTCAGTCCGAGATGTTGTTCCATGGTCAAGTCGAGCCGGTCGCTCATCGTCACCACCAACCAGTTGACGCCGCTGAAACGCTTGATCGTGATGCCAGTAGGCTCTTGAGGCAGATTGTGACTGTGCAGAATGATTGACTGCAACAGCGCCAGCCCGTCCGTCACCACGGGCGCGATCACGTTCCAGCCGGCTTTCCAATTGGGCACCTGCATGACGCGATAATCCGTCGCGGGCATGTCAGCTAATCCGCCGGATCGACCACGGGAAGGATCGCACCGTCCCCGTCGTCTGGCGCGCGCTCAGAGACCAGTTGTGCAGCAGGATCAGCGACGGGGAGACGATCATCGCCTCCGCCTGCGCGTTCGCCGCGGACGCCACCCAGCACACGCGATCCGTCCCGCCCGACAGCGCGCGCTCCTCGAGGCGCAGCTCGACCACGTCGCCGGCCGCCAGCGCGCCGATGTCGAAGAACACCTGGTAGATGCCGTCGTCGGCGTTGTCGGCGTCCAAGTCCGTCCATGTGGTGGACGTAGCACCCGGCGAGAACGTGCCGCTGTTGTGTTCCGTGATCGCCATGCCTCACCCCGCCACGCTGTAGATTGCCCAATACGTCTCGACCGCCGTGCCGCTGCACTTGCCGCGCACCTGAAGCTGCGTGCCCTCCGGCACGTCCGCGAAGATCGGGACGCTGGTATGGAACCCCAGAAGCTCGTTCGTCGTGGTATTGACGTTGGCGTGCGCCGCATCTGTGTCGCCAAGCGTCAAGGGATTATTGCCCGCTCCGATCTGGCCGTAATAGGCGAGAGAGGTCCATGAGCCGGAATTTGGACCGGTAAACAAAAGGTTGTGGCAGAACAGGTTGGTTGGCGTCGTGCTGCCGACGGCCGTCCACGATCCCGCCCATGCGCCGGAGTTGCCCGCCGTGTGCGCCGTGCCGGAGTAGTTCGCCTCGTCCACCCCGGTCGAGACCACGCGCGACCCGCAGCGCCACGTCCCAGGCCCCTTGTAGCCGCCATAGACCGAGATCACGCCGCGATGCGTCCGGCCCGTCGTCAGGCTGCGCGCCTGAAGCCCGAGATTAGCGCCGGAAGGGATGCGAACGGGCAGCCATAGGTCTCTGGTGGCCGGATAACTGCCGCCGTGGCCAACGATAATGCCGCTAACCAAGGGGGCCGCTGCCCATGATGTCCCGCCAGCCGGGTCAATCAAGATGTCGGCAAGGCTCCGCGTGTCTGTGTTTGCCACATTTCCGCCGTAGATGCGGGCAACCAAAAGCTGCCCCTCGAACCCCAGCGCGCCGCCCCCCCAGGCGACCGGCGTGCCGTTTGTGCTGTTGCCGCCCGTGAAGCTGGTTCCGACCGTCGTGACGCCAGTGGTCGGCGTCGCCGCAAGGTTGTCGGTCAGGTAGGCGAAGGCGTGCGCGAAGGGCTTCAGCACGAGCGCACCTCTTCATCGGCCACGATGGCGAATGACGGCAGACGAATGGAGGCCGACCTTCTTCGCCGGCCTCCATCCTGTGCCGCCGGAGCGATGATCGCGCGCGGCATGGCCCGCCCCCGTCGTCGCGCTCAGGCCATCGACAGATCGAGCGCGCCGGCGGCGATGGTGAGCTGGTCGTTGATGTTGATGGTGCGCGCGGTGGCGAACGTCCCCTGAAAGAGGCAGTTGCCGGCCGTCGTGGCATCCCACACCGAGACGCCGGAAACGACACCCCAGTTCGAGGTCGTCGCCGGGCCGAAGGTGATGTCGGCCGTGTTGTCGGACGTGCCCGTGCCGGCCACCGCCGAGGCGAAGGTCGCCGTCTTGCGGACATAGCCCGAGGTGGTCCCGAGCTCGCCGGTGCCGGTCTCGCCCGGGTTGGCGGTGTGGATTGCGACGAACCACGCCGTCGGTCGCGTGACCGCCTGCGCGTTCATCAGCCAGTTCAGGGTGGCGGCCTCGGCGTAGTCGCTGAGGTTGGACATGCGGAGATCTCCTGTGTCGTGGTCAGAACCGACCGCAACAGCGTCTCGGGGGAGATCGACGCGATGCAGCTAGCAGCGCCGGTGTCCTTCTGGACCCGGCAGGTCGCCGGCTCCTTGTGGAGCCGGTGGCATGGCCAGCACGGCACTTCCTGCGGATCAGCGTGCAGGGTTGCCGTGTTGCGCCAGTGCTTCGTGATGTTGGTCGGGCTCGCATGGCTGAGCAGCAGCACCTTGCGGATGCGCTCTTCCATCGAGGCCGCCCACATGAGCCCGGTATCCGGGCCGATCAGCACGTCGAGCTGCTGCACCATCGTGAGCGCCTGACGGATGGACCAGCCCGAGGTGTGCTTGATGCGCGAGGTCCCGTCCGGGACGGTGTCGTGCGCCAGCTTCAGCACCTCCTCCACGATCTCGCGATCGCGCGGGAAGGTGCCAGCGAAAAAGACCAGCCGGGACCGCGGGAACGTCATCAGCAGACGCGCCACCGCATGCGGCATCTTCGGATAGACCTTGTCGAGGTTGCTGCCGGCGCAGACCACGCCGATCAGCGGCTTCGCATCCCACCCCTCGACCATGTCGGCCGCCCAGGCCTTCTCTTCGTCGGCGGGGAAGAAGCCCGGGGCGAAGTCGTGCGGCACGCCGGCCAGGTCGTGCAAGCGCTCCAGGTAGTTCACGTCCGCCAGCGCGCGCCGCGCCGTGTCGTCCCACCAGAACTGCATCTGGTCGGGAAAGAAGACGCAGGTGCGCTCAATGCTCTCGCTGAGGTGGATGACCCTGTCATACGCCGGCGCCACCCGCTTGAAGAACTCCACGAAATCGTCGTGCTTCGGCCCGAAGGCGCCCTGGTCGAGCTCGCGCAGCACGTCGATGTGCGGGTTGTTCCGGTGGATCTCGGAGTAGGGCCGGTAGGCCATGAATGTGACGTGGTAACCCTGGGCCTTGAGCCCCGGGAGGATCGAGGAGGCGATGAGCTGATCGCCGATCACGCCCAGGCGGGCGACAAGGCAGGTCTTCAACGCGCTCCTCCGGAATAGGTGTGGCCGTGGCCCTCCTGCAGGAGCGTCGCCACGACGTCCTGGCCCGCCTCGGTCCAGACCTCGGTCAGGTAGCGGCCGTACTTCTCCTGGCGGTCGCGATGGGTGCGGAGCAGCACCCGCGTCCCGGCGCCCGCCAGCTCGATCAGCCGGTTGCGCGCATGGAGCGCCCGCTGCCGTTCGTCCGGATCGCGGCTGTTGAGCTCGGGGGTGTCGATCCCCTGCAGGCGGAAGCGGTCGCGCCGGTAGACCCCGAAGCCGAGGTCCACCTCGGCGTCGATGGTGTCGCCGTCCACCACGCGCAGGATGGTGGCGCGGTAGACCCACAGATCCGTGGGCGGCGGGCAGACGAAGATGGCGGATGCGCTGCTCACGCTGCCCTCCACACCGACCAGACCGACCCCGCGGCGTAGAGCGGCGGGCCGAGCTGCTCCTCCTCCTCGAGCTTGAACCCCGCCGCCCGCAGCGCCGTGGGCACGTCCTTGCCGTCCGGCATCCAGCCGCCCACCACCGGGATCACCCGCTCCACCCGGTTGAGCAGGAAGAGCGGCGCCCGGGGCTTCAGGGTTCGCCGGATCGCCGCGATCGCCCGCTCGAGCTTCGGGATGTGCTGGAGCGACCAGGTCGCCACCGCCGCGTCGAAGCAGGCGTAGGTGCTGCTGCCCGCCCCCTCCTCGTAGACGGCCGGCGCCACAACCCGGAAGCGCTCCTCGTCCCCGACGTAGTACCGCGCCAGGCGCCGCATGTCGGGCGAGATGTCCACCCCGACCACATGGACGCCCCACTCGCACAGCGGCTTGGCCAGGCGGCCGATCCCGCACCCCCAGTCGAGGATGACGCTCGGGGCGTCAGTCGGCGGCTCGAGGAACCCGACCATCCGCTGGAAGACGTCGGGGGTCTCCTTCTCCCACCGCTCGTCCGGGGTCATCCCGGCCTCCGGGGTCAGGATGATGTCCTTGGCCTGCCGCTCGGAGGCCACATTGAAGACCGTCGGGTCATAGGTTGGGGAAGCCATGCCCCGCGGTTTATCACAGCCCTCTGTGCTTCGCCACAATCAGCCGGGCAGCTTGTCGATGACCCCGCCGACCCCGTAGCCCATGGTGTAGAACCCGACCCGGCGCATCCAGCCATTGATCTGGCGGTGGTCGGAACCGCCGGTGCCGGTGCCGGTCGTAAAGCCGCCCGCCACGATGACCGTCCCTTCCAGGGCCGGCAGGCCGCCGCCCTGGGCCGCGTCGTACTCGGTCGAGACGTTGCGCAGCGAGCGGCGCACCCGCGACGACGACCAGCTGGCCGCGCCGCGCAGGGTCGGCGAGACACCATGAGCCGTCTGCACCGAGGACAGCGGGACATTGTAGAAAACGCCCCCGCTGATCTTCACCGGGTTGAAGGGGTTCGCGGTACCATTGTCGGACAGGGTCAACCCGAAGCCGTCGTTGTTGTTGTGGGTCCCGAAGGCCAGCACGTCCGAATTGCCGCTCTGGCGGCGCGTGCCCCGCATCAGCTCCCACTCGGCCGAAAGCGTGATCCCGTTCGTGCTGTCGTAGGGCACGTTGCTGATCGCGGTGGACACGATGTCGCGCTCGACGGTGGAGACGTCCGGCGAGGCCGCCGTCGGCAGGGAGATCGGGCCCGGATAGTTGGTCTTGGTGACCTGGGGCACGCCGACCAGCAGGGAGAAGTCCAGCGCCGTGGTCGCGCTCCCGTTCGCCACCTCGAGGCCGACCACGAAGGTCGTGGTCCCGCTCTGGGCGAGAGTGAAGACCTCCCACAGCCGCAGGCGCCCAAAACCGTCCTCGGCATTGGCCGAACGCACCCGCGAGAGGGTCTGCCAGGCGCCTACCGCGGTCGAGCCGAGCTTGTTCCCGGCGCCGTCGTACTCGTCGACGACAAACCGCGCCTTCACCGCCGGCAGGGCGTCAAGGATCCCGATGAAGGCCGAGACGCAGACCTGCTCGCCGGTCGTGCCGGTGTGGCGGCCATAGGTGCCGGTGGTCGCATCGCCCCAGGCATAGACGGTGCCGATCTGGGTGCCGTCGCCGCCGCTGGCGGTGCCGTAGAGCCGGACCCGGCTGCGCGGGATGCCGTCCAGGTTCGCGGTGGCGAAGGTCTCCTTGGACAGCCCGCCAGCGGCGCTGATGATCCAGCCGGTCGGGTCGGTGCCCGGCGTGCCGGCCGAGGCGCCCTCGGCACGGGGGTTCTTGTTGAGCACGTCCGTCTTGCGGCGGATCATCAGGCCCTTGAGGCCGTGCAGCGGCACGCTGGAGCCGTTGCGGGCGGCATAGGCCGCCGCCGTCGCGGCCGTCATCAGCGCCGCCGAGTTCCGGCTCAGGTGCGGGAAATAGACCCGGAGCGTGATGTCGCACGCCGTGCTGGTCGTCGTCGCCACATGCAGATGCGGGGAGACCCGGGTGGTATCGGGGTCCGACAGCGTGCGCGTGTAGCTCGCCCAATAGATCGAACTGCCGCTGAGCGACCCCATGAAGCTCGAGGTGCCACCCTGCGTCTGCAGGGTCCCGGCGTCATTGTACTCCGCCATCCACAGGCGGATGTAGTTAAGGCCGGTCGTGCTACCCGCGACGATCCTGAGACCGACCTCGAAGGTCCAGGCTTCATTCTGGGCCGCCACGCAGTAGGTCGTGCTCGGCAGGGGATTGATGGCGTAGTTATTGCCGGCCGGGCTGGTGGCGTAGATGCGGATTTCGAGATACGGAATGCCGTTCTCGACGCCATTGCCGATGATCTCGCGGCTGACGCCGGACACCCCCGTCACGGTCCAGTTCGTGGGCAAGGTGCCGGGCGTGCCGGCGACGGCCCCATCGGCCCACGGGTTCGGATTGCTCGGGTACTTCGCCGCCGGATCCCAATCCCAGGTGGCGACGTCGATCGCCGCCTCGGTCAGCGCCGGCCGCCCGCCACCCGCCGGCGCCGCGAAGTACCAGCCCTTCGTGGACCGGGCATGCGTCAGCACGGGGTCGCCCGGCATGGTCGCCTGCATGAAGTCCCAGGTGACCGTCTCGCCCGCCGCGTAGGCAATCGCGCTGCCTGCCCCGGTAATCGCCGCCGGGGTGGGCCTCACCACCGACTTCGGCGTCGAGGCCAGCGTGCCGGCACCCGCCAGCGCCCGGCTCATCTTCACCACCGCACGCGGCGACGCCGCCACGCCGCCGGCGCCCGCAATAGCGCCGCTCACCTTCACGATCGACTTCGCCTGCGCGGCGACACTCCCGGACCCGGTCAGAGACGCATTGCCCATCCTCGCGTTGGCCCACGCGGAAAGACCGCCCGCGCCAGCGACCATCGCCGAGGCGGCGGCCTTGACGCGCGGCGTCGCGGCGTTGACGCCACCAGCGCCGGTCAGCGACGCCGTCATGGCGTGCGTCTGCCGCGGCATGGCCGCCACACTGCCGCCGCCGCCGGCCAGAGACGCCTGCGCGCCATAGGCCTGGATCGGCTGCCCGGCCGCCATGGCGCCAGCGCCGGTAAGCGTCGCCCGACCGTGCTTGCGCGACGTGAAGGCCCGCTCGCGGCCATACCCCTTGGCAATCCAGTCCGCGGTGCGCTCCACCCCGGTCCCGGCCGCGTTGAAAAACCGCACCGTGAACCCGGTCCGGCTGATGCTGGTGATGGACCAGTAGTCGCCCGTGGCGAGATCCTGCCCCGTCACCGCCAGCGCCGGCGTCTCGTGGAACCGCTCGGTGAAGGTGATGGCAGTCCCGGCCGCAGCGATGGTGACGTCGTTCGCCGCCTCCACCCGGTCCGGCACATCGATGGCGATGGACAGGTCGGACACCTCGACCCCCGTCACGCCGCCGTCGAGGCTCGCGATGGTCAGGCGGAACTGCAGGGCGCGCGCCTCGATCTCGGCGGTGGTGAAGGGCTTCCACAGCCCCCAGCCTTCCTCCGCCGGGTCATCGATGGTGGCGCGGTACTCGAGCGAAGCCGACCAGTCCTCCCCGCCGCCGGAGGCCATCTGCGTGACGTCCGACAGCGTCGTCCACGAGCCGATGATGTCGCTGTCGACGACCCCGTAGGCCACGATGGACGGCATGACCCGGACGCGGGAGGGCTCGCCGATGTCGGCGGTCTGGAAGGTGTAGGTGCCGGAGGTCTGCCCCTCTGCCAAGGTCAGACCGTCGCCGGTGACCGTGGTGGAGACCTTCGTGCCGGTCCAGTCCGGGTGCTCGTCCTGGGTGGCGATGACGTTGAGGGTCGCCAGCTCAAAGGCGGTCGAAATCACAACGATCGCGGTCTCGCTCTCCACCCCGGCCAGGCTGACCGCCTTGAGCAGGTAGGTCCCGTCGCGCGGCGGCCCGTCGAACAGCAGCGCATCCACCCGGTCGACCAGCACCACCGAGGCCGGCCAGGACGCGGAGGACAGGCTCGGGCTGTACTTGATCCGGTAGAAGACCGACTTGTGCTGCCGCACCGCGCCCCAGGTCAGCCGCAGCCGGCCATCGACCATCTCGGCGTTGAAGTCCGTCACGTTGTCGGGGACCCAGGCCAGCCCCTTCACCGTGAGGCCGGTGCGCTCCAGCCAGATCGAGCTGCGGCCGAGCGCGTCCACGGCGCGCACCCGGATCGAGATGGCGCCCTCGGTGATGTCGCCGACGTCGATCGAGTTGCCGAAGGCGTCCCCGATGCGGGTGTAGGCCGGGTCCACCGAGCGCTTCACCTCGACCGTGTAGGAGCGCACGCGGGCGTCGGTGCTGTGCTTCCAGGACACCGTCGCCATGGCGCGCACGGCGCCGCTGGCGAAGCTCTGGAACTCCTCGAGGCTGATCTCGCTCGGCGGCTGGATCGCCCCGGTCGGGAACATCGAGAAGGACGGCGGGTCGCGGTTGATGCCCTGCTCAACCCGGTCGTACTTCGTCTCGTCGTGGAAGAGCGCGGAGATCTCGTAGATGTGCTTGTCCACCTCGGCGATGGAGATGACCCGATGCGGCCGCGGCGCGGCGGCAGAGGTCGTCATCATCCACACGCTCTCGGTGCCCGGCACCTGGCTGAAAGGCGCTGCCAGGGTGAGGACGGTATGGCTCCCGAGCCCGTTGGTGACCGCGCGCTCTTCCAGCGCACCGTCGGGCAGCGTGACCCGCAGATAGGCGGTCGAGCCATCGATGGTGACCGGGCTGTCCACCGTCACGGACCAGAGCGAGGCCGAGACCACCCGCCCGCCGAACCGCGCGCCGGCCCACCAGCGATCCGAGATGAGCACGATGTCGCCAGGGCGAACGTCGATCTGATCGAAGCCGCCGCGGTAGGTGCAGAGCTGCGTCTCGTTCTCCTCGGCGTCGAGTGCCCACCGGCCGATCCGGCGTGCCTGGGTGCGGCTCGACACGCCCATGCCGGCGATCTCGATGGGAACGCTGCCGCGCGTGCCGAGGCCCTTTCCCTGGATGAGTTCGATGTCCGGCCGGTAGCCATTGAGCGGGTCGGAGAACATGACCGCGGCGACGGTATGCCGGGCGCGCAAACCAGAGCCCTCGTAGTTGAAGGTTCCTTCGAGGACATTGGCATTGGTGACCAGCTTCACAGGCGAGGCCGGGCGGTCCTGCGTCGCGGTGATAGTGCCGGCGCCCCAGTAGACCATGCCGCGGAAGGTGGCGGCGATGGACTGCAGGACGGAATAGGCTTCGGACCTGGTGTTGATGACGCCGTTGAAGGCGAAGCGCGGCTCCATGCCGCCCTGGCCGTCCGGTACCAGCTGGTCGCAGTACTGGGCAATCTCGTAGATCGCCCACTTGTCGACCATGGCCGGCTTGATCTGCGCGCCGAGCCCGTAGCGGGTGTTCGTCAGCAGGTCGTAGAAGACCCAGGCCGGATTGTCGGTCCAGGCGATCTTCGACAGCGAGCCGTTCCAGACGCCGCCCGTCGTGCCCGGGCCTGAGGTGGCATAGGCGCGCGTCACCGGGTCATAGTTCTCCGGGACCGCGATCTTGAGGCCCTTGATCTCGTAGGTGCGCTGCGGAACCGAGGAGCCGAAGGTCTCGGCATCGAGCGCGAGCCCGATGTAGGCCGTGTTCGGGTAGGACAGCTTCCAGTCGAGGATCTCGGTGAAGCTGCCCCAGTAGATCTTGTCCTGGATGGTGGTGTCGTCGTCGTTGTCGGCCGGGTCGAGGCGCTTCACGCGGATCTGCCACGGCCCCGTGCCATGGACTGGGAAGGTCCAGGACTTCTCGTAGGGCGAGGTACACTTCCCGCTGATGACGTCGTTGACCATCAGCGCCCAGTCGCCGGTCGAGGCCTTGAGCTCGATGCCGATGCGAACGGCGACCGCGGTGACGTCGCCGGTCGTGCGGTCCTGGATGAACAGGGCCGGGAAGCGCAGCGTCACCCGCAGGTGGGTGAGCGGCCCGAGCGCGGTGCTCTTGGTGACACCGCCCATCTTCATCGAGACGAGCTGGCCGACCGGCACCTCGCGCGCCGCGGTCTCGGACACCGCGGCGGCCATCGCGTCCTGGTCGGGCAGGCCGGCCATGAGCGCGAGGTTCACGCCCTGGAAGTTGTAGGACCCGTCGGCGTTCTGCAGCGGCGTGTCGTCGAAGAAGACGCTCTTGAGCCCGTCCGCGAAGCCCTCGATCGGCCCTTCGGACAGGATATCCATGACGTAGGCTGTCGATTTCGAGCGCAGGGTATTGGGCGCCTCGTAGGGCGCGCGCTGCCGGCCGCCGCCACCGCCCTTGCCGCCGCCGGCGCCGCGCACGCTCATCGCCGAGGCCTCGGCGGTCATCAGGTGCGCCCCACCACGGCCGCGGTGATCTTGCCCGTCTGGCCGGCGGTCGTGATCACGGAGTTGGCGACGTAGTCCTCGGCCTTGAGCGAGGCCGCGCCAACCACCGTTCCCGCGCGCACCTTGCCGTAGACCAGCGGCACCGGGCCGCCCTGGACGTAGGTATTCACCGGCCCGGTGAAGAGGAACGAGGGGTTCTGGTCGACGGTCAGCGGTCCCTGCGTCTTCGGCTGCGGAGCGAGCATCATGGTCACCCCGGTGAAGACCAGGCCCAGGCCCATCATGCCGACGGTGCTCGCCGACAAGACGCCGCTCACGCCGATAACCGAAGTGCCCCAGGCCGCCGCCGAGGCCGCCGAAGCGCCGCCCGCCGCGCCCGCCGCCGTCACAGATGCCGAAGCCGCGCCGAACCAACCGATTGCCGCGCCATAGGTGACCACCGCGGCGACGATCATCACCACTCCGGCGATGATCTTGCCCGCCCCGCTGTTCTTCGCGCCCGCGGCCGCGGGGACGATGTGCAACTCGGTCTCGGCCCCGAAGCGCAGCCCGAGCCCCTCCGGCGTCAGCCCCATGCGGCCGCGCACTACCCGGTAGGCCCCGTCGGCCACCGCCTGCCGGAAGCCGCGCAGCATGCTGCACAGGGCCCGGATCGCCTCGGCGGGGGTGTCCACCGCCAAGTCGAAGCGGGGCCCGAAGCGCCGCCCCAGGCCGCCATGCAGATGGATGGATCGGATCATGCCTGGCTCTCGTGCCGCAGCGCATGTGTCACGAAGGACAGCCAGCGCGACAGGGGTTCTTCCCGGCTGAGCCGGTTCGACAGGTGATGCAGGATCAACCCGTTCCCGAGCACGATGGCGGCGTGGTTCGCCACCTGGCTCTGGATCTGCATCAGCAGGACGTCGCCGCGCCGCGCGCCCTCGATAGAGACCACCCGGAAGCCCGCCGCGGCGAAGTTCTCGCGATAGAGGTCGCCACCGGCACGCCACCACTCATGGCTGCGCGGCCCCTCGACCAACTCCACGCCGAGCTCCACCGCGTACCAGTCCTTGATCAGCGCGTAGCAGTCGCCCTTGCCGTCCGATCCGCTCGGGCCATGGCGGAAATCCCGCCCGACCAGCGGCGGCGTCTCGATGCCCGGCCCCCACCAAAGAATGCCGGTCGCGTCCGTCCCGTCGGTCGAGACCAGGCCCCAGAGCAGGCCCGTCGCCATCTGCTGGCGCATATCGTCGGCCGAGGGCCATGGCGCCTGGTCGGGGTGGCTGTGGACGATGGCCTGGATGCCCTCGCGCAGCATCTCCACGGGAGCGATCTCGAATTCGTCGCGCGGGTTCGCGGCGATGTTCTCCAGCGGCACGTAGGACCCGTTCACCACCAGGCCGCATGCCTCGTTCGGATAGGCGGCCAAGGCGTGCTCCCGGATCGCCGCGTCGACAGCGAAGCCGAATGGCCTGAGCGGCATCTTGTTCTCCCTCAGCGCGCTCTGCCGAGCCCTGGGAACCCCCAGGTCGGCAGCGCGCTCCACCCGGAGGCGTCGGCGCGGAGCTTGCAGCTTGTCAGGCGCTTGCCGCACCGGTCGCGGGTCGCGTCCGTCGGCAGGTCGTCCTCGCTCCAGTAGGACGTGCCCACATAGGGGCAAGTCACCCCCTCGTAGCTGAAGGCACCCGTAGCGTTGTTCCACTCTCGATAGACCTGGGTGCAGACATCGCGAAGCAGCTGCCTCGAAGGCAGGTAGCGCCCCTGCTGATCGAGGATCGAGGAGAGCTCCCACTCAATGATCGTGGGGTTGTGCTGCACCTTTCGCTCGACATACCAGATATCGGGCTCGATGTAGGCGTTTGGGTCGGCAGAGGGCATGCCGTCGAGGAACTTCGCGTAGGTGCGGGTGCGGGTGATTTTCGCTCCGACGAGATCGCCAGACACGACGACCAGGCTGCCGGCGATGTTCTCGATGTTGCTCACGCGGATCCGTGGCCGCGGCGCCGGCCCCTTGCCGCGCCACTCGAAGCCCTCGGCCTCGATCGGGTAGGGCGTGTATTCCTGCCCGCCGAAGGCGATGCGCACGGGCGCGGCCGGGTTCGACGCATCCACCGAGGGCGTCCAGAAGAGTTCCAGCGTGCCACCGATCACCGTGGTGTCGAGGTGATAGAGGTGGATCAGCGCGTCGGGAGAGGATAGCTTCTGGGTTTCGACCGCGACGGCGGCGGGGAGGGTCCCGCTCATCTCAGACCGCCAGGCCGAAGTCTTCGACGAAGGTCGCGCTGACCCCCGAGGCGTTCCACTGCGGCTCCGTCCTCTCCCACTCGGGGCAGGTGTACTTCCGCGGCGAGCCGTCGCGCGGCGAGGTCCACCAGAACGGCGTTACGCCGCCGTGCGTCTCGAAGAAGCCGATGATGTAGTCGGCCTCGGCCGGGGTGCAGGGCGCCCACTCCAGCCGGTAGGAGCGCGGCATGGTGTTGAGCCCGTCCGCCGTGCGCTGGACATACCCGTCGCCGAAGGCCGCCGACAGCACGCGCGGGCGCTGCTGGTAGGCCATGCCAAGGTTCGGGTTGCGGCCGGGGGAGAAGGTCTGCAGCGCCATGCGTCACCTCATCGTCGGCTGGCCGGCGTCGTTGAGCACACCGCCGGGGGCGAGCTGGCGGACCATCACCGAGGTCACCATGCCTTCCAGGGCGCGGGCGATGTCGTTGCCCATGCGCTGGCCACCTCCCTGGCCGCCGCCGCCGCCGCCGCCGCCGTTCACGGTGACGTTGAAGTTGTTGCTGATCGCCGGCCCGCCGCCGCCGCCGGTGCGGACGCCGAGGTTGCCAGATGGCATGCGCACCAGAGGGACAGCGGCCTCGGGGCCGGCCTCGGCGACCAGCGCGGTGCCGCCGTTCGCCATGGGGACGTACTGGGCGTGGCTGAAGATCCCGCCGCCGCCCTGGGCAAGGGGGGTGTAGAAGGACCGGCTGTCGAGGACGCCACCAAGGGCCATTGGGCCCAGCACGCTCCCTTCCAGAACGCCTCCAGACGCCCAGGCAGCCTCAGTCGCGCCCTTTGCAACCGTGCCGGCGCTTCCAGTACCGAAAAGCCAGTTGAAGCCGCCCTGAAGCAGATCACCGCCCTGCTGCATCAGGATCCGGCTGCCGAGACGGGTGTAGTAGGCCGCCATCTCGGCCATCATCGCCCGCAGCACGTCAGTCGCCTTGCCGCCCTGCAGGATGATGCGCTCGAGCGCCTGTCCGGCCGAGTTGCCAAGCTGGTACCAGCCGTCGCGCATCATCCCCACCAGGCGGTCCTGCTCGCGGAGCTGGGCGAGCTGCCCGGCGCGCTGGACGCGCTCATCCACCTCGTTCGACGACAGGTCGCCGCGATTCCGCTCAAGCGACCGCCGAAGCTGCCGCTCGGCCAGGTCGCGCTGCGCGAGCCGCGACGAGAAAAAGTAGCCCGAGGTGAACTGAAGATCCCCGATCTCGTCTTCCTGGCGCTGGCGCTCCTCCGGATCGCGGGCGCGCAGCTGCGCGATGTAGGAATCGCGCTGCTGGTCCTCGAGCGTCTGTGCCTGGCCAAGCAGGGCCAGGCGCTGCTCGGGCGTCGTCTCCGGCCGGGCGGCCAGGCGGCGCAGGTTCTCGGTCAGCGGACGCACCTGGTCGATGGCCTGGGCCAGCCCCTGCTGGAACGGCGTCAGGCCCGAGCGGGACAGCGTCTCCATCTGGACGGTGTTGCGGTCCACTTCGGTGCGGAACCGCTCCATGCTTTCTTCGACGCGCTGCTGCACGTCGGCGGTCGTGAAGCCCCGGACGTCCACACCGGGGTTGTCCTGGGCGTAGGCCCGCGCCGCGCCGGCGATCGCGGCGTCCGGCCCGTAGAGCCGCCCGCGCGCCGCGCCGACATCCGCCCCGTCCGGCGCGGTGAGGAATCGCGAGCCGCCGAGGTCCACTCCGGCGCGTGGCGAGCCGTCCGGGTTGACCGCCCAGCGGTGGTTCTGGAGCGTGCCGCGGCGCGCCATCTCGTCGCGGCCATAGAAGAACGTCGCCCCGCCCGTCGGGTCGCCGACCATGCCCTGCACCAGGTCCATGAGCATCTGGCGCGCTTGCTGGAGCGCGGGATCGTTCGGACGGACCGCCTGCGCCTGGCCGCGCTGCCAGACCTCGAACTGCCCCGGCGCCCGGACCACGTCGGACACCGTCGAGCCGCCATAGTTGCCGGCGAGGACCCGGTTGAGGATGGTCGCGGCAACGCCCAGCCGGGCGTCAGGGTTGTTCTCCTCCGTCACGATGGTCCGGGCGCCGTCGTCGAGGTCGGCCGGGGTCATCCGAATGCCGCCGTAGCGCGCCCCGGCGCGCGCGGCCGCGACCTCCGTCCGGCGCCGTGCCGACACGATCGGGGCATTGGCGCGGTCGGCGTCCTCGCTCGCCCACTGGGCGCGCCGGATCTGTTCCTCGAGCGCCCGGCCGGGGTCATCCCCCATCCGATTCCGGAGCTCCTCAAGCTCGAGGTCGCGCGCCCTCTGGCGCTGCACCACCGGATCGCCCGACCCGCCGACCCGGGTGGCGCGCAGCCGCTCCTCGCGCGCCAGGCGCTCGCGCTCGGCCTGCTCGCGCTGGCGCTGGCGGTAGGCGTCCTCGACGCGGGTGGCGAGCTCGCTGTCGCTCTGAAGCTGCCGATCGGCCCACTCGTTCGGGTCTTCGCCATCCGGGGCCGGGCGCTCGCGCAGCGCCAGGGTGCGCCGCGCGTCGCGCTCGGAGCGCTGGGCGTAGGTGCGGTCGCGCTGGAGGATGGACTCCTCGAGGCCGGAACGCTGCGTGGCGAGAATGGTGTTCTGGGCGCCGATCTCGCGGGTGCGCTCCCGCTCGGCGATCAGCTGCGCCCGGATCGAGGTCTCGATCTCCTTGATCTTGTCGAGCATGCGGCCGTACTCGGCCGTGCCCTCCTGGCCTGCCCGGGCCATGGCAGCGGCAGCCTCGCGCAGCGGCGCGAGCTGCTGGTTGACCTGCATGCTGTCGCGGGTGGCGACGGGGTCGTCGCCGCGGCGCAGCGCCCCGAGCAGGTACTCCTGCTGCTCGCCCTGGCGCCGGGCGGCGAAGAGCGTCTGCTGGGCGCGCTGGACCTCCTGCGCGAAGTCGCCTTGCAGGATCTGCGCCTGGCCGGCCGCGCCCGGCTGCTGGCTCGCCCGCAGCGCCCGCCGCGCGCGCAGGGCGGCGCCGGTGCCTTCCGTGGCCCCGCCGCGCCCCAGGATGTCGCCCTCCTCCTCGGCGTCGGCGATCCGGCGCGCTAGGTCGTCGGAAGCGCGGGCCCGGCGCTCGTCGATCTGGCGGTCGAGCTCGGCAACCTCCTGGCGGATGCGGATGCCGCGACGGCGGGCGTCGCCGATGGTGGTCTCGGCCCGGACGATGATCTCGGCGATGCGCTGCGCGCGGTCCGCCTCGGCCTCGGTGCCCCCGGCATTGCCAGCGAAGGCCTCGAGGCCGTAGTCATCCCCGACCTGGCCGGAGCCACCCCGCCCGATCGCCGCCATCCGCTGCCGCCGCTCGCCGCCCCGGATGAGGTCGGACATATCGTTGGCGAATAGCGTCTCCTCGCGCCGCTCGATGGCGTAGCGCTGGTTCGGGCTCAGCCGCGCCATGATGTCCTGCGGCATGAGCTGGTCGAAGCCCGCCGTCTCGACGCCGAACTGGTTGGCAGCCTCGATCATCATGCGCTGACGCTGCCGGTTGAACGGCAGCAGCGAGCCCTGGAACGACATCGCGTCCGTGGCCGAGTTGAAGCCCCCCACGCGCTCGTTCACCGGGCGGGTGTCCTGGCGCGGCGTCACCTCGCCGGTGCCGAACGCGTTCAGCGCGTGGCGATAGAGCGCCCGGCCGCCGACAGCGAAGGTCCCCCAGAAGCCCGTCTGCTGCGCCTCATTGAGCGCGTCCTCTTCGATCGTCTGCGCACGGAGGCTGAATTCGTCGGATCCCAGCCAACGCAGCGCGCGCTCGGAGGCGCGGTAGTTGGTAACGGCGCCGCCCATGATCATGCCGGGCAAGGTGCCGGTGGCATAGCCACGGGCCATCGGATCGGCGATGTAGCCGGGGCTCCGCTCGTAGGTGCTGCGGCTTTGCGCCCCGGTGTCGCGCAAGCGCTCCAGTTCCCGGCGCCGCGAAGCGTCGCTCTGGAACCATCCCTGCCCCCGGTCGTGCCAGCCGTATTCCCGCTCGAGGTCGGCATCCTCGGTGTTCCGGAGCTCGCGCTCCCGGCGGGACGCCACCAGGCCGTTGCGCAGCTCGGCGATGCGCCGGGCCTCGGCGTCGGCCGTCATGTCGCGCTGGCGCTGGCCGATGGTGCGGTACTCGGGATCCAGCAGCGCCGCGATGCCGGCCGTCGTCATCGGGCCCAGGAGCGCCTGGATGTCGGACCCGGTCCTCGCATCCATCCGCTGGGCGCGCAGGCGCTCGGTGAACTCGCGCAGGACCGCCGCGGGGTCGCCTCCCCGGCCCTCGGTCGACACCCCGTAGTCACGCAGGATGCGGCGCGCCCGCTCGCCCTCCTCGGAGACGTCGCGCAGCGCGCTCGAGATGCGGGCGAGGCCCTGGGACGTCTCGGCCGACGAGATGCCGATGTTCCGGCTCGTCCGGACGAACATCTCCATCCCGACGGCGGTCGTGTTGAAGGCCGTCGCCGCGGCCTCGATCTGCCCCACCATCTGGCGGAGCTCGCGCATGTTGCCCGAGCCCGCGGCGAGCGACTGGGTCAGCTCGTTGAGGCGGCCGACGAGGCCCTCGATGCTGCGCTGCGCGTTGGTCGTGTCGCGCTGGAACAGCTCCAGCTCGGCGCGCAGCGCGCGCATGGGGTCGCGCCCCTCGGCGATGGCGCGGTTGACCTTGACCTGCGCCTCCGCGACCTCGGATGCCGACAGCTTCAGGGCGTCGAGGTCGGTCTTGGCGCGGCGCGAATCCGAGCTGTCGATCGCGAACGAGAGGGCGGCGACATCAACCATCCTCGGGTGCTCCCTTCGTCCGCATCACGTGCAGCCAGGTCTGGTCGAGCAGGTCGAGCATGAAGAGCTCGACCTGGTTGAGCGGCTCACCCCGAAGCTGCGACCAGGCGAGGATCTCGCTGTCGCGCAGCGGCGCCGGAACGCCGCCGTCGAGGTAGGAGCGTGTGCCGCACAGCCGGTAGAACACCGGGAGAATCCGATGCAGTTCCGGCGGCGGGGGCGGCGGCTCGGATGGCAGCCCGAAGGATGCCATCTGCTCCGCCGTCATGCCCTGGCGCTTCGCGCTGGCGAGGTGGTCGCGCAGCGATGACCCGTCAGGCTGCGGTACGTCGAGGCGAAACGCGGCCTTGGCCCAGGCCTCGATGCGCCGCCTCAGCCGGCCAAAAAATTGCCGGTCTCGTTGATGAAGCCGTAGGCCCGCGGGCGCAGCCAGAGGAACCGCTTGTCGGCCCAGAACTTCTGGGCGTTCGCCGCGTTGAAGTCGAAGGGGCCGCCGTCGAGCTGGTCGAAGTTCCAGCCGCGCGTCGCCTCCACCAGGAAGCGGACGTCCCAGGCCTCCATCTGCTCCGGCGTCGGGGTCCGGCCGTCCGCCTCGAGGGCGTTGCGCTCGTCGGTGATGCTGCGCTGGCAGGCGCGCAGCACGGCGCTCGCCTGGCCGAGGAGGACGATGTGCACGGCCTCCTTGTCGGCCCGCAGGAAGGGCTGGCCGGTGGTCGGGTGGTACAGCTTCATGGGCCTGCCCTGCTCGGCGGCGGTCAGGGCGTCGAGGCGGCCGATATCGAACTGCATGGATCCTCCGGGGGAATGGGGGAGTGGGGGTGGGGGGAAGCCAGGATCAGGCGAGGCTGTCCTGCATGATGATCGTCGAGGCGTCGTACTTGGTGCCGGAGCCGGCGCCCGTGACGTGCTCGAAGGCCTGGAACGAGAGCATCTGCATCAGGCTGCGGTCGCCGTCGTTCCGCTGGTTCGACATCATCTTCACGCGGTTCATGACGATGGTGGCGAAGTCGGCGTTCGCGGTGCTGCCCGTGGTCAGCCACAGGTGCAGGTCCACCTCGGTCTCCTGGTCGAACAGCGTCAGGAGGGAGTTGTCCTTGAGCAGGGCGTTGAGCTGGCCCTGGGCGGTGATGACGCCCGCGAAGACCTCCGGGACGATGTTCGAGCCGACGACCGGCGGGGCATCGACGGGCGCGGCGATGGTGATCTGCGCGCCCGTGATGTAGGCGACGTCGGCGCCGTTGAAGCGCACGCGCCCGTTCACCGCGGCGAGGCTGTTGGCGCTGTTCGGCGCCGTCGCCGCCGGATAGGCCTGGGTGGCCGTGAAGGCCATGTCCTGGCCGACCATCTGGAAGTCGACGGTGGCGAAGCCGGTGGCGGGCAGGTTCAGGCGCGCCGCCTGCATGGTCATGCCGAGCCCGCGGTTGGAGGTGGCCGTTGCACCGTCCGGCATCCACTCCTCGATCGAGTGCGACATGAATTCGTGGCCGCTGACCGGCACGAAGCTCTTCTTGCCGACGACCGAGCAGGTGATCGAGGTCTGCTGCGCGACCGTCGTCACGTTCTCGGGCGCCACGTTGTAGACGGTCATCACCGTCGCATCGAGGTCCTTGATGCGGAAGTTCCGGGCGTTGTTGTCCACGCCTCCGGAGATGAAGCCGGAGAAGCGCACCACGTCGCCGACCTTGAACCCGTCGGTCAGCCAGGAGCCGGAGGCGCGGGTGAAGGTGCCGGCGGTGCCGTTCGGCGTGATCGAGAGCGAGCTGACGCTGACGCCGGCCGCGAAGGGCTTGCGCAGCATGTTCTCGAAGAACGCCACGTAGGAGCCGGGGCTCCACTGGCCGTTCATGTTCGCGGTGACGCGGCGCACGCCATGGCGGCCGTCACGGACCTGCTGGCTCGGCAGGATCTCCTGGGACTGGTAGGCGTCCTTGTTCAGGTTCATCACGAAGTTGACGCGGCGGAGCTGCTGCGCCGTGGCCGCGGAGAGCGTCCCGAAGGTCGTCTCCTTGGCGATCGCGATGACCTTGTTCACGCCCTTCTTGTAGGAACCGGACATGCGGGGTGGCCCTCAACGAAAAAGGGCGCCCGAAGGCGCCCTTGTGGGTGGATGGATGGGCCTGCCCGCTGGCGGCCCGGCTCGGTGGATCAGCCCTCGTCGGGCTCGGGGGCGGGGGAAAGCTCGTCCTCGGCGGCCGGCGCCTGATCCTGCGCCAGCAGGCTGCGCCGCAGCGCCCAGTCGCGATGCTCTGGCGTGGCGCCGCGCGCGGCGAGCTCCTCGTCGGTGAAGGTCTCGCCGGGCCGGTAGGTCCAGCCCGCCATGTCGAACTGGTGGACGACGCGATAGGTCATGCGGGGATCTCCTCGGCGAACCATCCGATGAGGACCGGATAGTTGTTCCAGTCGATCGCGGCGTAGGCCGGCTGGATCGAGCGGGTCTCGATGATCACGCGCGCCGCGCCCTGCACCAGCGTCAGGCCGCGCGGGAAATGGTCGCGGACTGCCTCGGCGCGGATCCGGGCGGGCTTGGGGCCCTCGTTCATCGGGTGCGCCACCAGCAGCTGCAGCGTGCCCTGCCAGAGCTCCGGTGAGGACGCACCGACGCCCATGGGCGAGGCTGCGCGCGCGGCGATCTGGGCGGTGATGTAGGCCTGCCCCTTGGTGGGGCTGAAGGGCCGCCCCCACCAGGCGATGGTCTCGCCCGACAGGGTGAGCAGCCGCGCCTCGAGGGCGGCCTCGATGTCGGTGATCATGCGCCGGCCCTCCTCTTTTCCCACATGCGCCGGCTGGCATCGCCAATCCCTCGGCGGTGTTCGGGGGAGAGGGTCTTGCCCAGCTTCGCCGCCCGCATCTTCGCTTTGGCCTCAGCGCTGTGGGTCTTCGGTGCGACCGATCGGAGCTGCGCCGCTTTGGCCGCCCGCGCCTCGTCCGTCATGGTCTCCTTGCGCGTTTCCGCACCCCGTCGATTGCCTTCGATCATCGCCGGGGACATGCCGTTCGGCCACATGGCCTTTCGGCGGACCCAAGCGGCGCGGAGCTTCTCCTTCTGCGCCTCGCTCATCGGCTTCCCGGCGTTGGCCGGCCCGCCATTCGTGGCCCGCCACTCCGCCAGGGTCTTCACTGCCTGTTCGCGCCGCTCTGGCGGCAGGCAGCGGCCACGATGGCCTGCCCCGATCTTCGCGCAGACGTCTGCCGGGCGCCGCTTGCCTCGGTGGAATGCGCCGATCCGCGCCTTGGCCTCGTCCGACATGACGTTGCCGAAGGCGCCGTCACCGCCCTTGGTCAGGTTGTAGCCGGAGGCGGAGCGATAGGTGCCGCACTGATCGATGAGGATGCGCTCCAAGGCGCACAGGTCATCCCAGGTTCGCGCGCTGGCGATCTGCTCGACCGTGAACGCCTCCGGCCCGTGCTTGCGGATCGCCGCGTAGAGCGCGCCCTTCCGCCCCGCCTGGGCGTTGCGCAGATGCATCTTCCAGCGCTCCTCGACGGAGCCCTTGGTGATGCCGATGTAGCTGCGCCCGGTGCGGTCGTGCCGCACCACGTAGGCCGGCATCAGCCCTGCCCGATGACGCGGCGAACCGCCTTCTGCGCAATGGACGGGATCTCGGCCACGGTCTGCTGGACCATGCCTCGCCCGTGCACGTGAGTTATCGATCCGTCAGCCCTCTGAACCTGCCTTCCGGCTTCGATGCTTCTAGCATACCGCACCGGATTGACGATGCGGATCTTCTCGCCGAGCTGCGCCTGCGTGAATGGAACGAGGGTCGGATCCTCCAGGCTGCGCACGAAGCCCTCGGCGGCCTCCTGGGCTGCCATGCCGCCGGCGATGCTGCCCGCGATGCCGCCGACCGGGCCGCCCAGCGCGGTCCCCGCCGCGGCGCCAGCCGCGCCGCCCGCGAAGCCGGCGGCGATGCCGGCGGCGATCTCGGCGGTGCTCTTGATGCCCTCGCGGCGCTCCACCGGGAGGTCGGAACTGTCGGTGACCGCCTGCCAGTTCGACCGGAGCCAGCCGGTGCGGACCGGGGTGAGCTCCTTCACGCGGGTCAGCGCATCCCAGGCGATGGCGATGAAGGCTTCGCGCGCCCGCCCCTCGGCCTTGTCGCACCACCGCCCGACCTGAGTGGCGAAGTCGTCCATCAGCGCACCTGCACGCGCCAGGTGACGGCGATGCCCTCCTCCATGATCGGCTGCGCCACCACGACCGACCGGATGTCGCCGCCGGGCAGCGCCACCTCGTCGCCGGATGCCGGCGGCCAGGGAAGGTTGCCGGCGGCGATGGTGAGGAAGAGGTCACGCATCTCAACCAGCGTACCGTCCGGGATGCGCTCGCCCAGGCCCTGGATCTCGGCCGGGACGTCCGCACGCACGTTGAGCCATTCGACCGCCACCGCGGCGCCGTCGGCCAAGCCGACCGGCAGGCCGGCGGTGATGGTCACCGTGGCGGCGTTGTTGTCCGCGACGGCGTCGGCGGCGACGGCCAGGATGGCATCCCCGATGCGCAGCAGGTCGCCGGCGATGAAGCGGCCGACCATGGCGGTGCCGCGCAGGCCGAAGGTGGTCGCGCCGGCGAGCGGGTTGCCATTCACCACCAGGCCGGCGATGCGCGCGGGGTTCGGCGCGGGATCGGGGCCGGCGAGGCGGGTGATGTGGCGGTAGGTCACGCGGCCGCCCTGGCGCCGCTGGTCGCGGCGCGCGACGCGGGCGAGGAGGCGGTCGGTGCGGCGGCTCACTGGTGCATCCAGGAGCGCCGGTAGGGCGCGAGGATGGTCTGGGCGGCGCGCGGCAGCGAACCGGGACCGCCGGGCTGGTAGGAGCCGCCGAAGTTGCCGCCCTCGGCGAGCAGGTTGGCGTCGAGGTCGCCGGCGTCGAAGACGGCCTGGGCGGTGATCATGATGGCGGTCTTCACGTCGGCCGGCGCGGCGGCGAGGCCACCGGTGTAGGTCAGGGTAATGACCTGGCTCCGCGCGAAGTAGGCGCCGTTCGACCGCCGCACCCAGATGTCCGAATGCGTGACGTCCACGCTGGTGCCGTCGACCAGGCAGGAGGCGACGGCGGTGATCGGCGTGCGGCGCGGGTAGATGGTCGGCGCGTCGGTCGGGCGCACCGATTCCGTCACCTGCTGGGAGAGGAGGCTGCGGCCCATGAAGGCGTCGGCCATGGCCTCGGCGGCCGCGATGGCGGCGCGCAGCTGGTTGTCATGGTCGCCCGTCGTCACCCCGAGGAAGTCCTTGAGCTCATCGAGCGTGACGTAGGGCATGGCGGATCAGCCTTCGGTCTTCTTGCTGCGACCGGCCTTGGGCGCCGGCGGCTGCTCGGGCGGCTGCTCGGGCGGCTGCTCGGGCTCGGACGGGGGCTCGGGCGGGGGCTCGGGGACCATCTCGAGCTTCACGCCGTGATTCTGGAACGCGGCGAGATACAGGGCATTGAGATCGATCTCGAACACGCCGTTCTCGTCGGCCGTGAACGCAGTGCCGTCCGGCATGGTGAGCCCGGTGATCGGCGGGCTGCTCTGGAAGCGGGGCATCGGGGGGGTTTCCTGTGCCAGGAGTTGCGGAGCGAAACGGGGAGGGTCACCCCTCCCCGCCCGCAGGCTCGCCGCGGCCTCAGCCGGCGGCGATGTTGCTGATGACCGCCTGGCCCGGCAGGAAGTAGCACTGCAGGACCTGGTCGGTGTAGACGCCGTACTCGTAGCTGCGAGTCCGGAGCGGCCACTCCATCTGGTAGTAGTCCTGACGGCACAGGACCCGGTTCACCTCGCCGACGCCCGACAGCGGATACGGGATCTCGTGCGTCAGGAAGAGGATGGTCCCCGGCGGCACGTTCGGGTGCAGCTTGATCGGGATCTCCTGCGCCCCATCCATCGAGTACTGGTTGATGTACCCGCGGATCATGCCGCCCGCACGGATGCCATCCTGCGCCGCCATGTAGGTGAAGCGCTGCATGGAGGTGGAGGCGCCCGTGGTGGCCTTGGCGCGCATCGAGCCGAGCTCGCGCGCGTTCACCCAGATCTCGGACGGCGAGATCTTCAGGTTGTCCCAGTACCAGCGCAGCACGTAGTCGATCTCGACGATGCCGCCGGCATTGTCCGAGGTCAGCGGCGTGCCCGTGCCGGCCGTGCCGGTGGCGAGGTTGTGCCACAGCGCGCCCGAGCCCGACTTGGCCACCATCGACATGAAGCCATCGTGCACCAGCGCGTTCTGGCTCCGGTCGTTCGACACCAGGTCCGCCGGAAGCGCCTGGTTGCCGCCGGCCGGAAGCGCGGTGATGACCGTGGAGTTGATCGTGGTGATCGCGTGGAGCTTCAGGTTCGCCGCGGTGCCGTCCGTCGAGCCCGCGTACCAGGCGTAGGCGACCGCGCCCTTCACCGGAGCGACGGAAGCGCTGACCACGTGCACCGAGCCGCCGGAGCCCGCCGTCGCCTGCGAGGCGGCGTCGGACGCCTGGCTGGAGCCGCCGCCGAAGGCCTGCGAGGTGCCGTCCGCGTTGGTGCGGGACACCTCGGCACGGATGCCGGTCGCGAGCGACTGCGCCGCGCCGTGCATGTAGCCCTCGAGGGTCAGCGCCACGACGCGGACATAGACCGTCGTCGCCTGCGCGATGGTGCCGCCGGATGCCGCGGTGGCGAGCGTCGGCGTCGGCGCCTTGCCGAGGCCGAAGGTGCCCAGGCCGCCGAGGATGACCTTCTCCTCGCCGATCATGAGCGCGCGCAGGTTGGACTGCACCGCGCGGGCCTTCGCATCGTCGAAGCCCTGCGCCGCCAGCTGCGCCTCGAAGGTCACGTCGCCCTCGATGCCCAGCGTGCGGAACTGCGCGAAGTAGTCCGCGGTGGTGACGGCCTGCACGCCGCCACGACGGCCCTCGCCGACACCGACACCGATGTTCGAGGTGTCGATTCCGGTGATCGCACGCCAGTTCGCCTGGATGCCGGCGCCGCCCGTCGCGCGGGACAACTTGTTCCGCAGCGGCGTGATGACGGGCATGAGGAGCTTGGCGGGCGCCTCGAGCGAATACGCCGTCAGCCCGGAGGTGGCCGAGCCGGACTGCGCGAAGGTGGCCTTGGCGAGCTGGCCAGGGTCCATCGCCTTGGCGAGCGCTTCCTTCACGACCGACAGCGACCGCGCGCTGTCGACCGGGTTTCCGTACTGGTCGAAGTTCATGGGTGTGGGTTCCCGGCTCCCTCGGGGAGCCGCGCGTCGCCGCGCCCCAGCGGCGTCGTGCACGGGGCTGGACAGCGCTCAGCCGCGCCCGCACCCGCGCGCTGCGCGCCGGGCGTGGCCGTGTCGTCGTGCTGTCAGAGGTGCCGGTTGCTCAGGCCGGCGATTTGCGAGCGGCGCCGCGCGAGGCGACGCGAGGCGGAACCGGCACGAGGCCGGACCGCGAACCTGGAATCAGAAAGGGCCCGCGGCGGTTGCCAGCGGGCCCTTCTGTCGTTGCGCCGAACGCCTCAGCGGATCGGCGGCAGCGCGCTGATCGGCTTGCTCAGCGCCATCTTGGTGAGCACCAGCGCGGCCTTCTCGGGGTCGTGCTCGTACTGCTTCGCGAGGTCGTTGACGTTGATCTCGCCGGGGTCGCCGCCGGTCTCCGCCGCCTTCGACAGGGCCGGCGCCAGCATCGCCTTGGGCGGGGCCGCGGCCTTGCCCAGGGCGGTCATCTGGCTCGTCACCTCGGCCAGCTGCTTCTTGAGGGCGTCGATCTCGGCCACCGTGGCAGGGTCGGGGCCGGCCGCCTTGGCGAGGTCCGTCGTCTTGCGGCTCTTCTCGAACTCGTCGGCGCCCACCGGCTCGGGCTCGCCGCCCTCGACCGGCGGGCCCTCACCCACCTGCGGCTCGGCATAGCCCTCGTCGCCCTCGCCGTTCGCCGCGTCGAGCAGCGCATCGGCGGTGGCCGTCAGGAGCGCGGCGTGCTGGCCCATGGCATCGAGCATCGAGAGCTCGCCGCCGCCCTGGTCGCCGCCCTGCAGCGCTTCCGGCGGCAGGCCGGCGCGGATGTTCTCGATCTCGACCAGCATCATCGAGCCGAGGCGCGAGAGGTTGTCGAGCGGGTTGTCGGAGGCCTCGGCGCCCTCGCCCTCCTCGAACTCCCCGCCTTCCTCGTCGCCGAACTCCCCGCCTTCCTCGCCCTCGTCGAGCTCCTCGTCTTCCTCGCCCTCGGCGCCCTCGGCATCGAGCTCCTCGTCGTCTTCCTCGTCGTCTTCCTCGGCCCGCGCCTGGGGCGGGAAGGGCGCCTTCTTCGCCAGGCGCTTCGCCAGGTTCACGCGCGCGGACTTGCCGAGCGCGTCGAAGCCCGTCTCCACCAGGGCGCGCGGCGCCACCCCAGCCATGCTCAGCAGGTCGAAGCCGAGCAGCGCCAGCGCCTCGGCCGTGTCCGCCGGATCGGCGAGCAGCTGCGCGGACGCCTCCGGCAGCACCGTCTTCACCAGGATCTCGCCCCCGGCGGCATTGGACGCCACCTTGACCAGGGACAGCCCATCCTCGACCCCCTCGCCCTGCTCGACCGGCGCGGCGAAGTCCGTCGCCGCGGTGCGGACGACGATCTCGCCCATGTCGCACCAGGCCTTGGCCAGCGTCAGGGCCTCGTCGCTCACGGCGCCGGCGGGCAGATCGAGGCACGCGCCGTTCTCGATCATGTCCACCGCGCGCTCGATGCCGGCGAGGCTGTCCGCGAGGACGGAGACCGGGTCGGCCTCCCCGGGGCCGAGCGGCAGCTCGGCATCGAGCTTCTTCGCCAGGTGGTCGCTGAAGGCGTCGAACGACTTCTTCAGCATCTCCTCCCGGTTGTCGGGGTTCGCATTGATGATCTCGGACACGCTGGTGCGCAGCGCGTCGACCATCTCCAGAAAGGCCTTCGCCATGGTGGTCTCCTGCTGATCGTCCCGGAACCGCCGCCGCCGGCGGTGGCTGCGCACCACGCCGGGTCGGACGGAACCCCGGGCGGCGTTGCGGATGGCGCGGTCGGAACCGACCAAGCCGTAGGGAGCCAGGCCGGTCGTCGGACCGGTCGGCTGGGTGAAGGTCGCGCTCATTGGTAGGTCGGCGTCGGCATCGCGCCGCGCGCCACGCGCGCCGCGACCTCGGGGCCGTAGCGCTTCTCGGCGGCGGCATAGGCACGCGCCGCCACTTCCTCGACGCCCAGGCTGGCGATCGCGCCGTAGATCGTGCCGCGCATCGCGGTCTTGGCCGCGGCGCTCACCACCGCCTGGGTGCCGATGCCGGCCCCGGCGCGGGTCAGCTCCTCGCCCGCTTCGCGCTCCGGCGGATCCCAGCCGGGCGGGGCCTCCTTGCCGCGCATGCGGTAGGTCGCCGCGCCCACCTCCTCGCCGCCCATCTGCCCCCCGAGGCCGCCAGCGATGGCGCCAGCGAGCACGGCGGGCCCGCGGATGCCGATGGCAGCCGTCTTGCCGGCCGCACGGGCGGCGAAGCGCGCGGTGCGCGGCCCGATCGCGCCACCGAGGCGCGAAGCCAGGCGGGCGACGGTGCCGGCGGTGCGCAGCGGCTTCGGCAAATAGCGGCTCGCCACCTCGAAGGCTGCCGCGCCACCCAGCGCGCCGCCGAGCATGCCGCCCATCCGGACGGGCTCGAAGAAGCTGCGCTCGGGCGGCGCGGGCGGCGCTTGGCGCTCAGCGCGCGGGCGCGCCGGACCGCTGCCGCCGGCCTTCGGGGCGAACTCGCCGCCGCGGTCGTCGCCACGCGGGTTGCGCCGGATCTTCTGCTCGTCGAACTCACGCCGACGGCCGGGGATGCCCTCCTCCGCTGCCTTGCGCAGCAGGGCATGCGAGGCCTTGCGGAGATCGCCGGCCGACCAGGAGGCCTCCTTCCTCTTGGCGGGGCGGATCCTGCCCATGGTGCGCCGCTCGGCCTCGGCCTGGACCTCCGCCCACCAATCCTCGGCCGAACGCTCGGGCGTCCGCTTGCTCGCGAGATCCTGCTCCACCGCGCGAACCGCGGCATCGAACATCTGCTCCACCCGCGCGCGCCCGGCCATGCTGAGCACCTTGACGCCGTAGCCGCCATCCGAGACCGGGCGGGTGAGTTTGCCCACGCCGTCGACGATGGCGCCCTTCCGGGCTTCCTCGTCGTCGAAGGACTCCACCGTCGTCGCCCCTTGTGGCGAGGTGCGCACGGTCGCCGCCGGCGGCGGGCCTGCGACGGGCGCGGGCTTGGGCGCCGGGGCCGGGGAGGCGGCACGCTTGCTCTCGATCTCGCCGATCAGCCGCGTCGCCTCGTCCGAGGTCAGCCGCATGCCCTGCGCCGGCACGATGTGCTGGTAGAAGCCGACGATCCGGCGCACGGCCTGCATCTGCGCGTCGTCGCGCGGCGGGGCGAGGCCGGTGAGCGAGTTCCTCAGCGCGCCCGCGAACTTCGCCTTCTCGGTGCCGGTGCCATAGGATTCGCGGACACCCGGCAGCAGCAGGCCGGCCTGCTTGTCGGTGCCGGCGAGCACCTGGTGGATGAAGTTCGGGTTGAGCAGGTTGGTCTCATCCGCCTCGAACACCCGCGCCGCCGTCTCATACCAGGCCCCGGTGTTGAACTTGCCGCCCGCCCGGACCTTGTCGGAGACTTCCTTGAGCAGCGCATCGCGGACCTGCAGGCCGGGCTGCTGCACCTCGGCATCGCCGCTGGAATCCTGCTTGCGGTACGAGAAGGCGTCGTCGCCGAGCTCGTCGGCGCGAACGACGTAGCCCTTGGCGTTTGCCACCCCGAGCGCCTTGGCCCAGGCCTCGTGCTGCTCCTGGCTGCCCTCGACGCGCGGCTTGGCGCCGCCCTGGCCGGGCTTCTGCTGCTGCGCCTGGCGGCGGTTGCGGGCCATCTCGTTCGTGTCGGCGACAACGTCCTTCACCCGCGAGCCCGCGGGGATGTCCTGCACGACCTGCTTGCCGTCCTTGTCCTTCACGATGCGGACGCCACTCACCACGATGCGCTCGCCGGAAAGGTTCGGGGCGGCGATCAGGCTGAGGCGCACCTCGCTGTCGAGGCCCGGGTTGCGGATGAAGTTCACCGGCCGCGGGCGGGTCTCCGCGGCGACGAGGTGCGCCGGGATGTCTTTCACGCGGTCGAAGCGGAAGTTCACCTCCCCGTCGTCGGCCTGGTCGGCGAGGCCGAGGGTGGTGGCGATCGCCGTGCCGGTCGCCCCGGCGACGAGCAGCTCCTTCGCGTTCCGGTTGGCCCAGCGCGCGCCGCTCATGACACCTGTGCCGGCGTCTTGCGCCTTCGTCTTCAGCGTCTCGATCGACGGCAGGCGCGCCGCCACCGCGTCCTTCACCTCGCGGCCGAGCCGTGCCGCGTCCTGCCCGAAGGAGCGCAGCGGCGGGCCGAGGCGGTTCATCAGGTCGCGCGCCCGCTGGAAGCCCACGGGCACGTTGTCGCTCTCCCGCACGCCGCGCAGGGCGCGCTGGTAGACCGCCTGGGCCGCGTTGGCGGCGCGGTCGAGGTCGGCCACCGAGCGGGACGCCGCCTGGGCGATCTCGTCGGTAAGGCCCTTGAGCTCGTTGGTCGAGACGGCCGAGATGAGGGCGTTCAACTCCTTGTCGTCGACCGGGCGCGAGGTGAGGAAGGTGGTGCGCGCCCACGGGTTCTCGATCGGCGGCGCCTTCGCGGGCTTCAGCGCGTCAGCCGCCTCAGCCACCCGCTTCATGGCGGCCTCGGCGCTGGTGTTGAGGTCGGCGACCTCGGCCTCGAGCTTGGCGATGTCGTCGCGGTACTTCGGGAGGTTCTTGATCGGCGACTCGCCGCCGTCCTTCACGATCTGCTCGACCTCCTCGAGGCGCTGCTGGCGCCGCGTGAGGTCGCTCTGCTTGAGGGCATGGGCGGTCTTCAGATCGACGGCTTCCTTGCGGATGGCCTGGTTCGCCTGCGCCAACGCATCGATCCGCGCCTTGTAGGCGGCCTTGGCGTCGGACGCCTCGCTCCGGATCTTGTCGATGATGGTCTTCTGGCGATCGGTGAGCGGGAAGCCGTCGTAGTTCCCGTTCATCAGGTCGCTGAGCGCGTCGGGCTTCGCGACCTTGCCGTCCTTGCCGACCAGCACCTTGCTGGTCAGGGCGGACTTGAGGCGCTTCCAGTCCTCGGGCTTCTGGCCCTTCTCGTAGAAGCCGGCCTTCGCCCCGGCGAGGCCGCGCAGGCGATCGCGCAGCTGGAGGTCCACCTGCAGGTTCGCCCAGTCGGTGGGGTCGGAGGAGTTCCAGGCCGCCTTGAGGGCGTCCGTGGTCGCCTTGCTGCGCCGCGTGGCGGCTTCCAGCGCCGGGCCCTTCGCGCGCTCGAGGTTGACCATGGCGCGCTCGCGCGCGCGGTCGCGCAGCAGCTTCAGGCGCTCGTCGGCGGGGAGCGCCTGGTAGTCGGGAGTGCCGGGCTTCGGCGGGTAGGCGGTGAAGGGCGAGCGGGTGGTGGTGGCCTTGCTGCCGTCGGTCAGGGTCTGCTCGGCCGAAATGGTGGGCTCAGCGCCGGAGCGGCGCGCGGTGGCCTGGGTGCCGAGCTTGAGGTCCGGGCGCTTGGTGTCCGGGCCGCGCGACGCCATGAACGATGCCGGGACGCTGACCGAGACTTCGCCGGTCGTGTCGGGGCGGATGACGCGCGTGCCCGGGACGCCTTCGAGGATGCGGCGCGCCACGGCGGCGTTGCGGCCGCGGATGAACTGGGCGCCGGCGATGGCGCCGCCGACGACGCCGGCACCGGCCAGGCCGGCGATCACGCCGCGCTCGTGCGCGCTGAGCCCTTCCGCCTTCGGACCGCGATCGCCGACGTCGCGCTCCTTCGACGTGAAGCGGCCGTTCTCGTCGCGGTAGTAGCGCCGGTTGGCCATGACGCCGCCGTAACCCGCAGCCGCGCCCGCGCCGCCACCCAGCGCAGCGCCGCCCAGGGCGGTAAGGCCGAGGCCGCCGAGGCCATAGGCGCCGGCCTGGCGCATGCGGGTGCGCGCGGCCAGACGGCCGATGCGCTCGTACTTGGCCGAGCG